GTTGTTAGAACAATAGTACCAGTTGCACGAGTTTCAAATGCGCCACCAATTGTAGATGCAAATGTAACTGGTTCTACACCAGTGTAACCAGAACCTTTTTCAGATACTGTAATTGTTTTAACACCGTAGTAGATGTCAAGAGTTGCATTAGCACCAGTAGCACCAACTGTAACATTAGTAACTGCTTGTGCGGCAGCGTCAACTGCTGTGTAATCACCTTGATAGTCTGCTACAAGGACTACTTCTTCAATACCATATGTGAATGTTGCTGTACCGCCAGCGCCGTTGTTGTCAACTGAACCGCCGCCAACTTTACCACGTAAGTCGCCTGTACCACGAGTGTTGTAGCTTGGGTTAGTTGGGTTAGGTGTCATATTACCACCAGTAATTGGCAATGCTGTTATAGGAGCATGACTACCATCAGTACCGTCCCATACACCACCTGTAAAAGACCCGTATGTACCAGCTAAGTCATAGTTAGGAGTACCAGTACTAGCCACGTTAGTAATGATTGTAGGTTCTGTCCAGTGATTGTTTACAAATTGATCCCATACTAGATTTTCACCACCGTCAAAGTTACCGCTTGCTGGCAAGCTGCCAAGCGTTACTGATAATACACGTAATTTTGTAACTTTAAATCTTGCTTTTGTTCCTGTGCCTGTAGTACCTTCAATGATATCGTCGATCTGATATCCTGTACCTTTATTATTAGGTACAGCGTGAACTGCTTTAACATGACTTACAGTAGCAACAGCTGATACGCCACCTGGAATAGTAGGTGGTGCTATTGAGATTGCTGGAATTCTTAACTTGTATGCACCGCTACCGTATGATGTATCAGCTACTGATGCACCAAATGTAACTCCTGCAAAACCTTCGCCGCCGATACGATCATCGCTTGCGTTTTGTGAGTTATGTAGTGGATTAACGGCTTGACCGCCAACACCTATGTTGCGGTTACCAAAAAATTTCTTATTTAAAGGACGTCCCATTTTATTTTCTCCTTGAAAAGTGGCGTTCTATGCCATACGCGGTGGGTTACCGCATAAAACTCGCGACATGCGAATCATACAAAGTATTTATCTAGTCCTTCAAGTTAAAGGCTAGGCTTATCCTGTTTTCTGCTGATTCATTGACAGCTACTCTATGATATAACTCAGCAGGAAATATTAATAAGAGTCCCGGATAAGGAACAATAAAAGACTCAGTCTTATCAACTCTAAACTCTATGTTACCACTGTTCTTGGGAGTTTGCAAGTAGAGTACCCCAACAGTTACGGCTGTTCCGTGGCAGTGCCATGAATGATATGCACCCGTAGGATTAACATTAAACCAAAATTTATGCACTTGTTTATCGGTATTCATTGCTTGTAGGCAAGCTGTTACTAGAGGTTCTGCCCAGTCTAGGTCTTTAAAGTGTCCATATTGTTTTGACTGCCAACCTGATACATTGCTTCTATTATCCGAAGGATATTTAGATTTCAGCAGATATATGTTGTCTATAACATTGGGGACAGTAACAGTATATTGATCTATCATCAGATATTTAAGTCAAGAAAAAGCCCACCGAAGTGGGCTTTGACTTTATTACTAAATCAGTGATTAACTGAACTTTAGTTCACCGCTAGTTACTTGAACAGTACCTAGATAGTCGGCAGCGTTACCTAGAGATGACGCTGTGTTTGTCAATTCAACGTAACCATAACGTGTCATGAATGATACGACTGGTTCGAATGTTGACGGATCTAAAACAACACCACTGCTCATCAATGGAATGTATGGGCAATAGAAAGCGGCTGCGTCAGATTCGCTAGAACCTTTGTAACCGATTAGAATGTCGTCTGTACCTGCATAGGTATTAACATAGATCTTCATAGCACTATTCAATGTACCAACCATCTTTGTGTTAGTTGGAGCTTCGAATGTACCTTCTGTTGTACGAGCAAATGCGCTAGTAGTTGCAGACTGTAGAACAGTCAACATTGTTGGGCTAACAACTGCCCAGTTACCAGCACCACGACGTGTACGCTGAGCGATACGGTTAGCAACACGGTTGATTTGAACTGCCAATGCGGCGTGTTCGTCACCAACGAATGTAGCTGTACCAGATACGTTGCTCTGATCATACGTTTCGTAGTTTTGTGTACCAGCTAATGATGCTAGAGATGCTAGGATCTCTTGATCGATTTCAGCTGTGATTTCTTGTGCTAGTGCAGCCATGATTTCTGCTTCGATGTCAATGCCTTGTTGGGCTTGTGCATCTTGAGCAGCCTCGAATGTCCAACGAGCAGACAACTTACGAGTTTTGGCTTCAACTGTTTGCTTCAAGATTTGAATGCTTAGTTTGTTACCTGCTACGCCTTCTAGAGCGGCTGTTGAGGCAGCACGTCCTGAAGTAGCACCAGAGTAGCTTTCAGCAATCTTGAATGGTGATAGAGCTTCTTCACCAGCTACTGCACCAGATGTTCCTGCATTGTATGTATCGCTGTAGCGAACACGTAATGTGTGGATTTGTCCAACTGGTCCAGTCATTGGTTGTACACCAACTAGTTCATTAGCAATGACTGTTGGCATTACACGTCTGATCACTGGAAGGATCACACGATTTAGGGTTGCAACGTTACCGGCAGAAGTGGCACCAGCTGTAGCAGATTCTGACAAGTACTTACGAGTATTCTCTAAAGTAGTAGCCATTACGCTCTTTTTGGTTCCTTGAAGGCCTTCTAATAGTGCCTCTTTAGTTTCTTGCCAGCGGCTTTCTAGTAGTTCTGACATAAATTTCTCCTTATTTTAATCCAGCTAGGCGACGAATGTCTATTACTTCGCCCTGGCTATTAGCACTACTAATGCTATGATTTTCTTTATTGCCTGTGATTTCTTTTGCCTCTACAAGAGCCTTCTTCTTCTCCGGTGTGCTACCGCTGAGTACAGCAGGTAGATATTTGTCAAAACTAGTTCTTAGCTTGGCAGTTTGCACACTTTCTAGTAACTCACTCATAATCTCTTTCTGATCCTTGTTCAAAGGACTTAGAAGCTCACCCATTACTTCTTTACGAGCCGCAGTAGCTTGAGCACGAGCAACTTGTTGCTGTGTACTTTCTACTAATGCTTGCTTTTCGGAAATAGCGGCCTTTGCTTCAGCGAGTTGTTTATCTTTTTCTGCAACTACTTGCAATAGCTTGCTTGTCTCAGATTTCTCATTTAACAAACTGTGCTGGAATTCAGTAGCATATGCTTCAAAAATCTTACGTCCAAAGTCGTTCTTACGTGCTTGATCAATGTCTTCTTTAAGTTGTCCGATCTCTTTTGAGAGACCTTTTGTGACAACTGATTCAACAAGCTCAGCACTTTGTTTAACAAACTTGGTCTTTAATAGACCAAATTGTTCTTTAGCTTCTTTAATGAGACGTACCTTAGTCTCAGCTAAATCTTTCTTATCTTCATAGAAATCAGCGATTTCTTTAGCTAGAGCTTCTACAATGAAACCTTCCAACTTGGCAAAATTTTCAGCCATAACTTTTTGGTCACTATGTAATTCAGTGATTTCTTTAGCTAGGCTGTTAAGAACAAATCCATTTAGTTTAGTAGAATGCTCACGGATTGCAACAGCATACTTGGCTTTCGCTTCGGCTAGCTGTGCGCGATCTTCTGTGAATTCTTGGATTTCAGCAGTTAAACGATCAGTAACCATCTTGTCGATAGCTTCGATCATTGTTTGCTTGTCATGTTCGTATTTTTGTGCGAATTCTTCGCGTAGTTGTTGAGTAGCTTGTTCACGGTTTTCTTGGATCTTACGGTCCCAAGCAGCCGTGATATCAGCTCTGATCTCTTCAGAAATCACATTGTTCTCGAATAATTGTTTAAGTGCGTCCAACATATGTGATTCTCCCTTGTTATTGGAGTCCGCCTATTATCTTCAATAGACTTTCTTTCAGGTATTTCTGTGCCTTTGCGTCGCCTGATACTTCTTGTGCTGTTAAAAATGCCTTATAGCCTCCACGAGTATTCATGATATGCTCATAAATGGGCGTTGGATACGCACCTGGGGCTGATGGTTGAGCTACCACATCCACTGTGATAATCTCGAAATCTGTAACTTCACCGGAACCGTCTTCCTTGACGTTCCCGGATCCGCGTGAGCTAACACCTAACTTAACACCGGATTCTAGCATAGTACGCACTAGGTTACCCATTGGTGTAGGAAGGATTTTCATTTTACCGTAACCGTTAGGGCCATCCATCCACATTTCTGTGATCATATGGCTTACACGGTCTAGGTTAATTTTTAAATCATCTGGATGGTCTACTTCGCCTAAAACTGAATATCCGCCAGTTACCTGGTCGTTTAGTGTCTTGACAGCCCTGCCAATTTCATTAACAGGATACACACGCTGATTTGCGTTTCGGATGCCGCCTTGGATGCAGATACCTTTCATATAAAGGTTCTTTCCATCTTGGCCATCCGACTCAACAACCATGCGAGCTTGGTCGAAAGTCAAGTTTTCACGTAAGTAAAGACTCATCTGATTAACGACCTAAAGTACTCTTTGTATTTTGGCCGTTGTCGCCACCTGCTGGCTTGCTAACACCTTTAAGATGTTTAACACCAGCTTTGCCACCTGGAACATTTACGTTACCAGAGTTCAAATCTTTTGTGCTTGGGTTTAGTAAACCACCTTTAGTACCGCCTGTTGTGCTTGTTCCACCTTTAGCGATATTAGCAGTTGTACCGCCCATATCATTCTTACCAGCTACTGTTGAACGAGTATTTTGACCGTTGTCACCCATCTTTGCAGGTGCAACTTTCTCAACGTATTCACGGACCATACCTTCGTCCATGTCTTCGTCTTCATCTTCGTCATCATCATTGGATGCTTCGAACTGGTGTTGTTCCATTTCTTCTTCATCACCTTCTTCGTCACCCATTTCTTCTTCGCCGTGCTCTTCGCCGTGCTCTTCACCGGCTTCGCCAGCTAGCATAGCTTCAAATTCTGCTTTTAGGTCTTCTAAAGCGTCTTTGATGTCCATTACGTCATCTTTAGTAGCGGCTTCAGATCCACCTTCTTCGTCACCCATTTCGTCGCCGCCTTCTTCGTCGCCGGCTTCTAGGTCGCCCATCATGTCGTCTGCTGGATCAGCACCGACTTCTTGCATACCCATGTCGAAGTTTTCTTCCATATCTTCGTCTTCGTCTTCGTCATCATCGTGTGATGCTTCTACTTGGATGTCATCATCTAGTAGATTTTCGTAAATTTCGCGAGATTTTGCTACCACTAGTTCGTGGAATAGTTCCTCGGCTTTTGATTTGTCTTCGTTAATAAGATATTCAAGCATCTGCTCGAACTTTGCGCGATCAGTCATGTTATGTCTCCTGTATAGTTATGAGGCAGTTACGCCCGCAAGGCTGTCGATGTATTTAATACTACTGTAAAAAAACCGGTCAATACCGGCTATTTTTTGTCAGTTTTGACAAAGTTACTTATTCTGCTGCCACTGGAGTGGCATACATCCTAGAAATAAACTCCATCTCTGCTTCGTGTTCTTTAATGTGTAGGTCGCTAGCTCTGCGTAGTTCATTGATTTGTTTTAAGGTCAATCTTGTTTTACGAGTGTCATCGTCTTTGATAACACCTGTGTCAGCTTTAGCCATGTACTGATCGTCTTGTTCAGACTTGGCAGTATCTCTGTTAAAGTAAAAAAGTTCTCTTAAAATCATAATAGTATTTATTAAGCGGGCATTGATCCGGCTTCTTGACCAGCCATTTCTGCGCCTTCATCTGGAACTTCCATGTCAGCAGGAGCTTCTTCACTACCGTCTAATGCGGCTGTATCTGCTTCCATTCCTGTTGGGCTTACACCTGCACCACGTAGTTGTCCAGCGGCATCTTGTCCAGGTGCCTTGCCTTCTCCGCTTTCTTCTTGCCACATTTTTTCGTTTTCTTTCAGGTCTTCGTCTGTCATACCTAAGAAGCGTTTTAGTGCAAAACGCTTGCTGACAAATGGTAGTGCAACCATCTGTGCAAATGTTGCAATACGCTGATTATCCAGCTCTGCTTGACGATAAGCGGCAAAGTTTTGTGGACTTTGGAACTTGATTTCAAACAAACTAAAGTCAATGTTAACACCTTTGTTATGTAAAAATAACTTAAACTCAGTGTCAAATGTAGTGACCATTAGATTTTGTAGGCGTTCACAATACTTGTTAAAGCGTAGTTCTTGAATATATGCTGTGCCAACGCGACCATCGTTATACTGTGCTTGGCTATCATCTGCACCTGTTGGCAGATAGCTACTTGGAATTCGTAATGCTCGCATTAACTTGTTGGTAAAGTAACGTAAATCGTCAATTTCGCCTAGATTAGTGCCGCCTGGAAGTGTTTCAACTTTTGATCCGCGACCTTCTGCTGTCTGTGGAAAGAAGTAGTCTTCGTTAATACTTAAAGGATTATATGTACTGTCAATTGCGCTTCCACCGCCTGTAGCACTTGGAATACGTCTTTGATGTATTTCATTTTTTACACGTTCAACAAAGCCCATGGCCAAATGACTAGGCATGTTACCTACGTCAATATAGAATACTCTGCGCTCTGGCGCACGTTGCACACGATAGATAATGATAGCATCTTCTAACAGTTCTTTTTGCTTGTAGACTTTAAAAACACTTTCTAAAAGACTATTTCCAAAAGGAAAGTTATTGTCAAGTCCTTCACTTAGACTTAGATGTACTACGTGTTTTGCTTCAATAGCGTGTTCGTTTTGTGCAAGACTAAATCTACTTCCAGGAATAGGAGTTGTAGTTCCAACCATGCCACGTCCACCACCACCACCTTGTGTATATGGTGCGGCTCCAGGTGCTTGATTCTGTGTATTAGGATTGATCTGTGTAACAACTAGGTGTTGAAAATTGATGTTAATATCACGGATAACATACTGCTCAGGCTGTTTACCTTCGCTTTCGTTGACAATAATTTTTGTAATCTTGCTTGGATCTACATAGAACCATTTTTGTGTTTCTGGATCACGTAGGAAAAATCCGTCACCATACTTGAACAAGTTACGTGCAATACGGAACATGCGTGTGTCTAACTTCTGCATCTTAGACCATTGCTGTAGGTATTCTTTTAAGATGCCTACTTCACTAGTTGTTGGGCTACCACGGAATTGTAGTGTAAATGGTGTGTTGTTTTCTTTGTTCTTTTGTGTGGTAAATTCTGCTAGAATGTCTAATGCGGCATTAACTTCACTGTCCCAATCCATTGTGTCATATTGCATATAACGTTCAATACGATTTGGACTTCCTGAATAGACATCCGGTAGATAACTAGAATAATTTGTGCGGGCTGGACCTGGCTTTCCACCACTGCCGTAGATTGGGCTAACTGTTCCCGACTGGTTACTAGCTACGGGTGAAAAATACTTTTTCCAACTCATTGTGTTATCCTATTAATAAATCTTGCCAGCTTTCTTAGTGACAATAGTATCCAAATATTTCTTGGAAGTGTCTTCAATTGCAATTAGAGAAGCTACATTACTATTTAACGTATCTAACTTGGTTCCTATGTCAGTCATGAGTCCTTCTTGTGTTTTACTCTTAAGTTCATCAAACTTTGGTAAGAATTTAGTAAGGAAACTTTCGTTAAAGTCTTTGAACGCTTTGCTTAGTCCTTCAACACCTTCTTTGATGTTTTTGAGTCCTTGTTCATCTAACTTTTGGAAACCATCTTTGCTGGCTCTTAGTTGTTCAGATAACTGTCTTAGCTTGGTAGTTCCGTCTGCTAGACTGGTTAGCTGTTCTTTAGAGAATGAAAAGTCTTTAAGGTTAAATCCTGTAGTTGCGGCTTTAAACGCATTAATTGCTTCTGCGGTAGCATTTATATTAGCGGCTTGTGTACCTAATGCTGTCATTGTTGTAGTAAACTCTGGCAGACGTTTGGTTAATGTTTCAAAACTACTAGTTTGATCACTAGTCATAGACAAATTGGCTAGTTTCATACCATCTATTGCTGTCTTAAACGCAGTAAACCCAGCGGCGGCATTCTGTAATTGTGGTCCTAAAACTGCCATTTGTTGCAGTGGGCCTATCTTGTCTTTGCCAAACAAACTACCAAGACCTTCGCTTAGACCGCCTAAGAATCCTGGACTAAATCCGTCTAATGCTTTCTTTATTGCATCAATACCTGCGGCGGCGGCCAACATATTTGTTGCAGGGATAGCGGCAAGTTCTTTAATTTGATCAGTGGTTGCTTTAACCATTGCAGTACGCATCTCAGTGATCTTACCAATAATGCCACTAATACCATTAAACACACGCTCAATAGTTTTACCTACACCTTCAAATGCCGTAGCCATCATAGTTGATAAACTATCTAATACATCTGCAGGGAACGCTCTTAATGCAAAGCCAAGCGCGGCGATTGCGGCGGTGCCAATAGCAAATGCGGCAATTTGAGGACCTTCCATAACTTGTCCTAATAACATTATTGCACCTGTTAGCACTCCTAATGTTACTCCTGCTTTGCCCATTGTTTCCCATTCAATCTCACTAAATGGTGCCATACCTTCAGCTAGTTTGCCAAGTCCATAACCAATGGCTACCATACTTGCACCAATGGCAACCCCCTTCATTAACCAACCAGCGGCTTGTGTAAATTGCTGTCCAAGACCTGCTAAGAATCCGCCCGACTCTGCGCCAGCTGCCACTGTTCCGCCAGTAGTAGCACCTCCAGCCATGCGACCACCAATACCACTTAGTAATCCACCGCCAACTTTAAATGCGGCCCATACTGCAAAAAGAGCTAGGATGCCTTTGATCCCTGCTTCTCTAATGTCTTTGTCTTCCCATAGAGTCTTAAAGCCTGATACAATAACTTCTTTAATTCCAGGCCACATAGCAGTAAATGCTTCGCCTATTGCTTTACCTATAATACCCATAGCAGCCTGTGTAACTGTTAATGCTTGACCATTTTTGTCAATTAAATCTTCAGGTTTTATGTTAAACAAATTTGTTATCATGTTTTCGTAGAGTTTCTTTATTGCTCCGCTCCAACCAAGTGTAGGATTCTGAACATCAGTTAAAAAATCGTCAAGTGCTGTTAGAAAAGTTTTAAACCCAGCTGTGATACGATTAAGGATATCACCTAAACTAGTACTACCACCTTTAGAAAAATCATCCATCATTTTTTTAATGTTTTTAAAGAAATCACTTTTTATAAATGTTGATTCTAGAGATCCTCTAAAATTATTAATAGTTTCTGAAAACTGTTGATAAAACCCTGTTAATGTGTCATTTTGTGCAGCCTTGTCAGCTTCTATTTGTATGTCTTTTGCACTCTTAACTGTTCTGCTAGCAATTTCTGCTATGGCCGCATAAGCTGTTTTAAATCCGGGAATAGTATCCATTTGTGCTTTTAGCATTGCGGCATTTTCAGGCTTTTGATAAAATGCTATTTTTTCTTGTGCGGCACGGATCATCTTATTCATTTTTTCATTAACATCGCCGCCGTTAGTAGCAAAGTCTTGCATAGTTGACATTAGCTCAGGAGCAAGAGCATTTAATGCAATACCATCTGACGAATTAATAAATCCTCGAGCACCTTCTAATAGTGCTTCGGATCCAACACCAAAAGAGCTGGTAATTTGAGCCATACCAGCTATAAATTTTTCTCGGTCCTTACCTTGGAATCTACTGGCCAAAGCGGCAATGTCTATTTGCTTGTTTAATGCATCTGCTTTTTTGGCAAGTTCTCCTCTGCTAAGTCCTGTTGCGGCTGCGGCTTTGTTTAATTCTATAGCAAATCTTCCAGATGCTTCACCTAGTTCTCTAGTGTCAAGTATACGATCACGTCCTGCACGACTATTAATATTGGAATATGCAATTAGACTGTCGTTGATTTCGTCTATGCTGAATCCCATTGCTAATAATTTTTTACCTGTATCGCCTTGGCGGAAATCTTTACTAAACTTACCAAATGCTATTGCTCCTTGCGATACCGTGCCGCCAAATAATGCCATTGTTTCTGCATTATTTTTTACTAATGCAGTATAACGATCAAAGCCCATGCCTGATTCGGCAGCTGCCTGTCTCATGCCGTCTATGCTATTTCCAAAATTAGCACCTACTTGAGAAAGTTGGCGGAATGTATCAATATTCTTGTCTATAAATTGAGAAAGAGAATGTACTAGTCCTCCAAGTACACCAAATATACTAGGTAAATTTTCTAAATGTTTAGTAAAGTCACTAACTCTTTCTCCACCTGTTAGTAATTCTTTACCCAAGTCTATCATAACTTTAGCAGTGCCGCCAATTATGTTTCCTGCAAATCCTAACAGTTTACCTGTGGCATCTGCAACTGCTCCTGCAAATTTACCAACTGCTTCTCCTGCTTTGTTAAGAGCAGTAGCAGTACCAGTGGCAGCTTTGCCAACTGTGCCGCCTGCGGCGCCACCTCCAGAGCTGCCGCCACTTCCTCCTCCAGAGCTGGTACCGTTCATTTTATTAAAGGCTTCAAGTAGTTTTTGAAGCGTAGCTTCGCTGGCCGCATTGATCAGCTGTACTTCTTGATCACCAATTTTACCGGTTACTGTGGTATCTGCCATTTATTTTTTTCACCTAAATCTGCGTATATAAATACAATATGATATCATATCCTTTATTTAGTTGGAGTTAAACCCTGTGGAAAATCAAACATTAAACCCGTTAAAGAAGTACTTTAGACAGCCCAAGATTTATATTAGGTTGCCCAGTAGTGGCAATTTTTATCCTCCAGGCACCCTAGAGAAATCTGAAAACGGAGAATATCCCGTTTACGCAATGACAGCAAAGGATGAGTTAGTAATGAAAACTCCTGATGCTTTAATGAACGGACAAGCAACTGTGGATGTTATTCATAGTTGTTTCCCTAGTATTAAGAACGCTTGGTCTATCCCAAGTGTAGATATGGATGCAATTTTAATTGCTATTCGTCTAGCTACTTATGGTGAAAAACTAGATATTACTGTAACTATTCCAGTTATTGAAGATTCAAGATCATTTGAATTAGACCTACGTCTAGTGCTTGACTCATTATTAAATGCCGCGTATGACAACGAAATTCAAATTGGTGATAATCTTAAAGCCTATGTAAGACCGTTGACCTATAAAGAGTTTACGCAAACTGCCATCAAAACTCTTGAAGAACAACGTATTTTTAGCATTGTCAACGATGACAAGATGGAAGATACTAAAAAGATGGAGTTGTTTAACGCCGCATTTAAAAAGTTAACCGACATCAATGTTGATATGGTTACTAACAGCGTGGTTAAGATTGTAACGCCTGACGGCGAAACTAGTGATCCTGAATTTATTAAAGAATTTATTGATAATGCTGACAAAGATTTCTTCAAAGCTATTATGGATCATTTAGAAATACAAAAAAATAAATTTGCAATCCCAGTACAAAAGATAGCAACTACCGAAGAAGATCAAGCCGCTGGCGCACCTAAGATAGTTGAGATTCCAATTACACTAGACGCCGCAAGTTTTTTCGCGTAAGGCTCTTTACTATACCACTTGAAGATGCTCTCCGGATGGTGGATCATATAGATAATGAAGCCAAAAATTTCAAATTAGAACTATTTAAGTTAGCGTGGTACATGAGAGGTGCGATCACTATGGAAGACGCATTTTATCTCACGTTTGAAGATAGAGAAATTATTGGAAAGATTGTTGAAGACAATCTTGAAACTACTAAGAAAAGCGGACTACCTTTCTTTTAAGCTAGTCCAACTTTCTTTTCAATTGCCGCAATACGCTGTTCTAATTCTGCAAGATCCGGACTTGTTTTAGCTTTACCAGCAAAACCTTTCTTAAGCCCAGCACCAAATCCACCACCTGATGAAGATTTAGCAGTATCTGTAGCATCAATATCACCGTCACCATCTGTATCAGTAGGAGCACCACCAGATAAATTAGCCGATTTAGTTTGCTGTGTAGACTGTTTGCCTTGTTTATTGTTTAAGATCTCTGCTTCTTGAGCAGCCTTGAGTATAGCTTTGTCAATAATATTTTGTGGTAAAACACCAGGACCTGCTTCTTTTAATGCGTTGCCACGATTGACTTTTCCAGCACTAACAGTCTTGCGACCTTGGAGTTTACTTTGTAGATATCCAGGTAGTTCTTCTTCAGGTTTTTTAGTTGTTGTAGGATTAGTAGTATTTGGAACTGTATCTACATCTTTGTTTGGCAGTTTCTTACTTAGATTTTGATAGTTATAATCTGCACCACCATTACCTACAGACTGGCTATAGGTACGAGTTCCGCCTAATTGATTATTATAACTGCCGCTTGTTTTGGCAGGTGCCGTAGTATCAGCAGAGGTAGTAGTTGTTGGGGTGTCAGGTTTCAATGTTGGCTCTTCACCATTATCTGGACCAATAGGGGTAGCTTTAAGTCCAGGTTTTAGTTTGTCTGCTATGTTGCCCGCTTGTTTGACCATTGCATCTTTAGCTTTACCAGCAAGTCCTCGAGCAGTGTTTTTCATATTAGCTAATGGGCCAGCAGGTGCATTTGCCGCACCTTTTAGTGCAGTATTAATAATAGTAGCGGCACCTTGTGTAGGATATCCCTTACTAGATAAGAAACCCATAACAGCATCTTTAGTAGCTTCACGCCCAGTTTTACCTAAATATGTTTGAAACTCTTTGTGAAGTTGATTAGCTAATGCACCTGTACTAAGTCTACCCGTAGCTCGAGCATTACCTAATTTAGACATAGCTTTATTACCTAGAGTATTCAGCATACCCATAGGTGCTTCTTGCACTTGTTTCTTATCTTCTAATAGAACTTCGTATAGTTTCATATTCGTATTCCTAAACAGTTATGTGTATTTATATCGGGATGCATGTAGATGAACTACGTTCATCTGTGTTTCGCTTTCGCTCACACTATTCTTCTTCTTTCTTATTGTGTACTTATGATTTAGTGCGAAGCACTTAAGATATTATCTAGATTGTTCAGTCACACTTTGCCCAGGCAGGGCAAAGATTCTAACGACATTATCTGAGTTGAACATGTCACACTAGCGTTACTGCGTTACAGTGGCGGTTGTCCGGTACCACGAGCAGAGTCTTTATCACAACGGCGGTTTAAGTATATACGCTAACATATGCTTAAACGTAGGGTATTTCTCCCTTCCTTCTTGCCTTTAATTTTTATAACAGCAAAACCGCGGCATTTGCGATCATCGTCCTGTTAAGGATAGTTGCTGAGTACTCCTGCGGCTAGAGATGTTTCCCTCCCTGCGATCCGAGATCCAGGTGTCCGGGCGTCTGATGTTAGCTGACGCTTGCTATTTCCGCTGATACTGCCTAAGATTTTTTGAAGATATGTGAGCCGTGTACACGAACAGCAATGTGTCCGTTATAATAATCTGCTGATTCTAGAACTTTATGTGTAAATTGTTCTCGGGCCTCGATGTATGAGCATTCTGCTTTTGATGTGCAATAGTATAGTATTTCTCTGGAGAAGTTTTCTTTGCCTAGTGTGTCTATGTCTTTGGTTAGTGCATCGCTTGATCCGTAATAGTCACGCCAGTCCGAATCGATCTTGCTTCTAATCTTTTTCTTTTTCTTGTTTCCGTTTTTGAGTTTAACCATTTTGTAGGTGGTTTTCGCAAACTTTGCAAGTTTCTTGCCTATGTATTTTCTTCCAGTGATGTTATTTGTTATCAGATACACAAAACCCACGCAGGTTTCGGGTAGTTCTTCAACTATAGTATTCTGATAAGTCCATTGCATCAACTAGTTATCGTCACTAGCCTCTTCTGGGTCGTCTTTTTGGATTCCGTGTATTAGATTTTTCTTTGCCTGTATTTCTGCTCGCCTAATCATTATTAGCCTTCTTATTTCGCCTAGAGCTACTCGTGCCTTAACAGCACTTTCTTTATATCCATGTATCTCAAATCGAGTACTCCACTTGGCGTACTCCATGAATTCTCTAATCAGTAGCTCGTGTGTATCAATATCACTCATAGATCTCAACGTCATTTGCATAAGACGTAAAGCCATTTTCTTTGATTACCTTGAGCACGTTGTTCACTCGACCCACTAATTCGTCCCTATGAGAGATTAGATAAATGTTCTTATTACGTTCCCGAGCCATCTTTTTAAGAATACCAATAGAGTTTTCAACTCCGTTAGCATCCATGCCGGAATCAATAAGTTCATCTATGAATAAGAGATTGATGTTCTGATATAACGACTCCCAAACATCACGGAACGCCCATGACAATCCTAAGATCAAGCGATTCCTTTCTCCTCGTGACAAGTTATCAAAGTCGAGATCTTGCCCGAGTTGGGTTATTTCTACCGTTAGGTCATTTTGGAATACAACGGTGTGAGGTAGACCCACCTTATCAAGGTAATAGGTTAGTCGATTATTCAAGTAAGCAAGATTCTGATCAATGATCTTCTTACGAATAAACGAGTCTTTACTTGTTAGAAGCTTCAATAGAAACTCCTGATGTTCTTTCATTAGATTTAAACTGTTGACTGTGTCCCAGTTGATCTCTTGTAGAGCTGTTTGTTCTAGCTCTGTAATTTGTTCTTGGTATGTGTCCACTTCTTCTTGTCTGTTTTTCAACTGGATACCAAGACTTTCTAAATTTGTTCTGTGATTAAATGCTTCACTTAGTGTGTCGTAGAATGTTTTTGGTCGACCATTAATGTCTCCAATTGCTTCTAATTCTGTAACTAACACTTCTAAGTCTTCTGCTACCTTGGACATGTATGTATCTGAATCAGCAAGGTTTTTCTCTGCTAGCTTTTTCATTTCATCATGTTTGTGATCATGTAGTTCTTGGTCACAACTTGGACATTTATTGGCTTCTAGCTGTGCAATTTCTTTTTGATACTTCTTAACAGCCTTGTCTGCTTGCATTAAAGCAGTTTCAAGGGTGGCACGTTCTTTATTAAGGCTTTTAATCAGTGCCGCTTGCTCATCATAGACTTTTAATTTTTCATGTTGAACAATTTCTGCGTCAATATCAACTTGTGCAAGCTCTGCAATAGCAGATTCAATTTTCTTGACATCGCTATCACGATTCTTTTGCCACATGCTTTGTTTAAGTTTAAGGCTGTTAATGCTTTCTTGGATACGCTCGTTAGAACGTTTGATAGCTTCAATGCGAGCACCTTCCTGAACTACTTCATCTTTACTAATACGGATCTGTTCTTTAAGTGCTTCTGCCTTTTCGCTAAGAATAGTAATACCCAACAACTGCTCAATAATAGCACGTTGGTCGTTGGCTTTCATAGATAAGAAAGGCTCTGTATAGGTGTTTAAGGCTACAATATGCTTGAACATATCGTGACTCATACCTAGTAGTGTATCAATGTCTTTTTGCGTTTCGCGACTATCGCCCTGCCCGTCATCTGCGGCTTCTTGTTCTTGATTGTCAATATAAAACTTAAGAATGTTGGGCTTACGACCGCGTTCAATCTTGTATAATATGCCGTCTTTTTCAAACTCAACAGTAACTAGCATGTTCTTGCTATTGATCTTGTTGATCAAGTTATCTTTCTTAATGTTAGTCAGCGCATTGCCAAATATAGCATAGCTAAGTGCGTTAACAATGGTAGTTTTACCTGTACCATTACGACTTCCGCTATCATCTCCACCTTGATCTAGGTTCTCACCTAAGACAAGCGTAAGATGTCCTTTCTGAAAGTTCACTGCCTGCGTAGCATTACCTACGCTCATAAAGTTTTTAACTGTTAGGTCTTTTATTTTTATCATAGGTTATTATAGATCGCTAGCAATACTTTGGGATCAAAGCTGTCGCTCTGAATAGTAGCCAGCTGACTGCTGACAATTTGATCAACTGATTCAAAATGCTCAACATCTAAATCGTTATTGATCTCAACATCTTTCTTTTCTGGAATAAGTGTAAGCTCTCTAATGTCATATTGAGCCAGGAATGTTTCTTTAATAAAACTTGCTTCCTCGTAACTGATAGGAATATCGATACCTACACGGAAATAACTCTTAGATTTGATTAGTGTTTCAGCATCATCAATAAGTTGACTTAGTTTAACTGTTTTAAACTTGGGAGCATCGGGCCATATACGATATTCTGGCTTATTACCGTGTTCAAGAATCATCATACCGCGATCGTCATCCCATGCATCTGCATAGTTGTGCGGAAATGCATTGCCAATATAGACAATATTTTCTTTAGCTTGTCGTTTGTGAAAGTGCCCCGAGAATACATATTCAGGATTTTTAAAATGTGTTCCCTGTAGTTCACCGTGATCAGGCATCTGTATCATGGCATTCATATAAAATAAAGGAAGTTCAAAGTGACCAAAGACATAACGACTCTTTAGTTTCTCCATCTTTTTCCATTCGTCACCTACTAGCCACGGCACTAGAGTAGTATCGCCTATTGTTGTAATCTCGTTGACTACAGTAATACCCGGAACATACTTGCCAAACTCAACAGAATGAATATCACGCTTGTCTTTATAGTACAAGTCGTGATTGCCTGGAAAGAAATAGAAGTTATCAAATGCTTTGCCCAGCTTTTCTAGACTACGCAGAGTATAATCCATAGTAGTGATGTTCAAACTATTACGATTATGATGCCAGTCACCTAGAAATATACCAGTTTCACAGCCAGCCGCTTTGGCTTCCGCAATAAACCAGTCTACAAAATCTTCGCAGTCTTGATTGTGAGTGGCGCTATTTGATTTTAATCCAAAGTGTATGTCAGTAAAACAAGCAACTTTTTTAAACATTCTAATCCTTTTTTCTATTATAACAGAAATTACTCTGCAGGGTCAACTTCAACGTCGCCAACCGGGATAACAGTATTAGCATCTGCATCACGTTTGGCCGCACTAGCGTACTCTGCATTGATCATTCTAGTATAACTTGGATTCATTCCGTTCATTTCTAAAATATCGTCTCGAATATTTTGCATTTTCTTTTCAATATTGATTACTCGAACAAAACTATTAGTCACTGCCGCAGTAAAATAGGCAAACGGGTTATCAGATTTTGACTCATCAAACTGTAGTCCAATCTGTGTTAGCTGTAGAATAGCCTGTCCCTTCATTTCGTCATTATAGGTATAACCACGAACGTTGCCACGAGTAGCATATCTTTCACATAACTTGATAAACATACGTGCTAGGGTATTTGTAATTTGACCGTGATCTTTTGAAAACTTACCAGTCTTCATTGGGCCTTTCCAGTGACTCTTGCCCACACAGATCAGCTCATCGTTTTCGTCAAATTTCCAATGCTGGAAAGCAGGAAAGTTAACTTTTTCTCTATGATCAGCTAGAGTTTTTGGTGTACGCTTACGTCCTGGTTCTAACGGAATATGATCATAAGTCATAATACGAAAAACTACATCTGGTTTTTCAATAGTTTTATAGTCAACTTCGAACTCAGCGGCTTTGCATTTAGGATTAATTGCTCTAGCGGCTTCAAATGCCTGTTGCCCTAGTCTTTTTGCTCGAACACGTTTGGCTTCTGCTATTGTTCGAATGTTAATCTTTTCTATACTAGGTAGAATAACATCATATTGATGATATTCGAGTTTAGTGTAACTGGAGTAACTGTTTTTACTTCTATGTATTTCTAATAACAAATCCTTGTTATTTAGGTAGTTTACTTTTTTCATTATTCTTATGACTCCTCATGTACATTATAATATCAGCAGTTAATAAAGTCAATAAATACTACTGATGGAGATTACCAAATATGGCCGATAATTTAAACAGTTTTGCAACAGCGGCAACCGGCATTGCAGGCATTGCCGCCGCAACAGGCAATAAAGGTCTAGCAACAGCAGCCGGGGCAGTTGCAGTTGGCGCCGCACTAGTTAACGCATTTAGAGGCCCGATGTTTGGAGCCAGTGAAGCTCCTTTAGGACATATTCCTGGAGAAGTATCTTTTGCCAGCAATGAAACAGATTGGCGAGTAAAATTAACTTTACCAACAAACAATCCGGCATACACTAGTAGTCCATTACTATTACCATTGATGAGAAGTGGATACAGTTTGGTTTTTCCTTTTACTCCGCAAATTAATGTGACCCATTCGGCAACATATAATTCTCTAGATACTACACATAATAATTATGCTTTTATGGCCTACGAACACAGCAGAGTTGAACAAATCACTATCACTGCTGATTTTTATTGTGAAAATAGTGTAGACGCCGCATACTGGATTGCTGCCACTCACTACCTACGATCGATTACTAAAATGTCATTCGGTGATTCAACAGATGCGGGCCAACCTCCTCCGGTCGTACAACTAAGCGGATACGGATCGTATGTGTTTAATAATGTGCCAGTAGTAGTTAAATCATTTACTATGGATTTGCCTAAAGATGTTGATTATATCAGTTGTGAAGTAGGCGGCACAAATGCTAGTTATGCCCCAGTAAAAAGTACAATGACGATACAATTAATGCCAATATATAGTAGAGAGCAACAGCGCAATTTTTCTCTTGATGCATTTGTTAATGGCACGTATCTTGGTTACGGAACAACAGGATTTATTTAATGGCCTATACTACTACTAGCCCCTGGCACGATACAACGGTATCACGCGGATATCTTGGACACTTTAATATAAGACCCGTCAGTGCAGAACCAGACGATATTCCTTATACTATTGACCCTCATTATAATTATAGACCAGATCTATTGTCATTTGATCTATATGGCACTCCTAAATTGTGGTGGGTGTTTGCACAACGCAACATGAATGTTATAAGAGATCCAGTTTTTGATTTTAAAGTAGGTACACTAATCTATATTCCTAAAAAGACCAGTTTGTTTAAAGTATTAGGAATATAACATGGCCGCAACGATTGCAGGACTAACTCCCGAAAATTACGAGAAGTATAGAGCTCAACGCCTGTACGATGAAAGCAGAGGTAATTATACTGTTGTAAATCAATACGGGTACGCTGGCGGATACCAGATGGGCGCACAGGCATTAGAAACTGTGGGACTATTAAAACCTGGTGCAAGTAAATTAGGCAATGCCGCGCTAAATGATCCTAACAATTGGGTTGGTGCAGGAGGACAACCTAAAAGCCTACAAGAATTTTTATATAACTCTGCCGCACAAGATAAAGCATATGAAAAATATACAGCGGTCAATGCTAGAACATTAGAAACTGTAAAAACTCCAGAAGGTACATACAGGCTTACAGCCGACACTCCCCAAGAACAACGTGCAGGTTGGCTTGCCGCTTCATCCCTATCAGGTGCCGGCGCTGTGGCTAAAAACGGATTAGATGCCGCACCTGATGCCTTTGGCACATCTCCTAAGACTCCTTTTATTGCCGCACAGAAGGCAGTAAGCGGAGCAACTGGCGTTCCGACAACAACAGCGGCCTCAGGAGGCAATGTTCCGGCAGATCAAAGTGCAGCCGAAACACAAAGATTAGCCAACGCAAATGCCGCCGCCGCAATTGATAGAGGAACAGATATCTCTGCCACTAGCGTAGCAAATTTGCCAACTACAGTTGATCTTACATCAAATAATGTTAACACTCAAGAAACAATTAAACTACCAATAACCAATCCTTTAGAAAAATTTGTTTCAAGTAATTACTTGTTTACCTTAAGTAGTTTAACTGCTGATGCTGTAAATTTTCCTGACGAGAGTTATAGAAAAGGATTAGTTGGTAGAATCATTTTAAGTAGTGGCGGACGTTTCTCAGAATCTAGAGTATCAACAGCATATCAAACACGCGACAATCCTGCAGGTAAATTTGACTATTTTATTGACAATGTAGACATGTACAGTCAAATTACTCCTTCGTCATCGACAAAAGGAACAAATGTGGTTACTTTAGACTTTGAAGTAACTGAACCTTACAGTATGGGTCAGTTTTTACAAAGTTGTCAAATAGCCGCAGTAGCAAATGGTCACACAGATTATACTCAAGCTCCTTATCTATTAAGTTTAGAATTTGTAGGGACAGACGGCACTAATCAGGCATCCACTGTAGCAGTTAGATATTTTCCAATTAGAATGTATAGTATTAATATGACTATTACTTCTTCTGGATGTAAGTATCAAGTAAAATCTCAAGCATGGAATGAACTAGCACTAAGCGATAACTATAACTTTTTAAAAGCTGATTTTGCAATATCTGGAGCCACAGTAGTTGAAATGCTACAAAGTGGCCCAAGTAGTCTAGAACGTCTATTGACCAGTAGACTATTAGAAACCGCAAACACAGATGAAAAGAAACCCTACCTGCCAGACGAAATTGCTATTGTCTTTCCCGATGTAGTATCTGAAGTTAAACCGCCAGAAATAAATGATCAAGGCGCAACAACTAATATAAAAGAAGGCACCGCCGGCGGTGGCAATGTATTATCTCGAGTTAAATTGACCCGAAGCGATAAAACTAAAATCTTAGTACAAGCAGAAAATGAAGTTAGTGTGTTAGGTAAAGCTAGCATGAATTTCTCGCTGGCTCAAGGTGGCCTTGATGCTAAAAAACCCGATGATCCTAATTCTACAGGAGATATAACAGTAGCCGCATTACCAAATAAAAAATTTCCACGCAACGCTTATCAAGTAGATACAAATAAAAAAGAATTTGTATTTAGAAAAGGCACAAGTATTGTTAATGCAATTACAGAAGTAATGTTAATGAGCGAGTACTGTACAGGTGCGGTAACTAAAACTCCCAAAAACGGATTTTATGATTGGTTTAGAATTGAAACGCAGGCCTATATAACAACTGCAACTAAACAAAATGAAAATGTTGGTGTTAATCCTAAACTATTGGTATTTAGAGTAGTACCATATAAAATTCATCAATCGTTGTTTGCGCCACCTAATCTTACAACCAAAGGATATCAACAGCTAGTTGACGAAGCAGTTAAAGAATATAATTACATTTACACTGGAAAAAACGTTGACATATTAGATTTTAAATTAACATTAAACAACAACTTTGGTGTTCCGTTATTGGCACAAGGTCTAGGAGCAGCCGCAGGCGAAGCACTAATGTCTCGATTGGGACAATCAGGAGCCGCACCTTCTGACAGTCTTTTGCCATACGTACCGTCAATTAATGGCAACGCTAAATCTGGCGGAGACATAGCAACTGGAACAGCGTTAGGATTGACCAAAGTTGACAGATGGAAAAGCAGTGATGGCGGCGGCGATGCTGATACATACAAGACACTTGTAGCAAAACAATTTCAGGCGCGAGTATTAAATTTAGGTACTGAAAAAGTTCAAGCAGATATGACTATTATAGGTGATCCCTATTATCTAGCAGATAGCGGAATAGGAAATTTCACCAATACCAATTCAACTAGTAGAGTAAACCTTACTGCTACTGGAGCAATGGATTATCAATCAAGTGAAGTAGATATATTAATTAACTTTTTTACACCTGTTGATTTAAACTCTAACGGCAGTTTAACTTTTCCAAAAGATATTAAAACTGAATTAGAAATACCATTTAGCGGATTATACAAGGTAATTACTGTAAAGAGTAAATTTGAAAAAGGCAAATTTACACAAGTATTAAATCTAGCACGTAGGGCAAATCAAAATCCGCCTGGGCTTGAATCATTAACGGCAGCAGATCAAGAAGATGCAGATCTAGGAGCGGCAATGCGAGCCAACGCCGCCCAAGCAGAACGTGATCGTGGCGCACAGACGAATCCTAATCAAGAGCAAAGAGCCGCAGTAGTTGACACTGTGCTAGCAGGTGATGGCCAAGATTTAGAGATCAATGATACTAGCGTAGACGGATATTCAACAAAGACGGCATAATATATGATAAACGATACACTCCCAGAAGATTCGCGATCAGAAGAACGGTACTTTGATTATCCGGGCCCTTACATGGCTCGTGTGATCAGCCACATGGATGCAAAATATATGGGGTCGTTACAGGTTGAATTGATTAATGACGTTGGTAGGGACGAGCCCGGAATTAGCGGCTCTGTGGTTACTGTTAGGTATCTAAGCCCTTTCGCTGGACAGACCAGTATTGCTTTTACAAATGATACACCTAACGATTACAATAACACACAAAAAGCCTATGGCATGTGGATGGTGCCCCCTGATGTAGGCACTATCGTAATGGTCATGTTTGCCTACGGAAATGCGGCAAAAGGCTATTGGATAGGCTGTGCTCCTGACGAATATGTAAACTTCATGGTTCCCGGAATGGCAGCAACTTCTACTACTACTGAAGCAGGCAGTGACGAAAGAAAAGTTGTAGCAGAATATAACAAAAAAGCCAACAAAGCATTAGCACAATCTGATATTACACAGTTACCAAAACCAGTACATCCGTTTCATAAAATACTAACAACACAGGGTCTAAACAAAGATGATACTAGGGGAATAACGTCAAGCAGTGCTAGACGAGAGTTACCAAGCACAGTATTTGGTATTAGCACTCCTGGACCAGTTGACAGGAAACCCAATGCTCCAACAGGATCAATAGGTAAGAAAGAAAGTAGAATTCAAAGTGCATTTGTTAGCCGTCTTGGCGGTACAACATTTGTTATGGACGACGGTGACGAAAGTTTTATACGTAAAACTCCTGCAAGCGAAGGGCCACCTGATTACGTTAGCGTAGAAAACGGAGAGTCAGGAGGCCAACCTGATATTCCACATAACGAACTTGTGCGTATTCGTACTCGTACAGGGCATCAAATCTTATTACACAACAGTGAAGATTTAATCTATATTGGCAATGCCGCAGGCACTACATGGATAGAATTAACCAGCATGGGCAAAATAGATATCTATGCACAAGACAGCGTTAGTATCCATACAGAAAAAGACATAAACATCAAAGCCGATCAAGATATTAATATGGATGCAGGCAGAAATGTTAACATTCGATCAGGCGCAAAACACAATGTTGAAGTTGGATCTGCACATAGTTTAATAGTTGGCACAGATCAAAAAATATCTGTAGTAGGCACAAAGCATGAAAGTATAGGAGCCAATAGAAATACCAGTGTTACTGGAATTAGCAGTGAAGGCATCGGCGGAGCATTTAATCTACAAACTGGATCAAATGTAAAAATTACTTCAGGTGCAGACATTGCATTGTTATCTGCAGGCGGAAATAAATTTACATCAGGGAAAACTACATCAATTAACGGCGGAGCAAATATTAACCTTACCAGCGGCGCCAAGATTAATTTAAACGGCCCATTAGCCGAAGCTGCCACAGCCGCTAGTATTACAGACGCAGTACAACCAGACGCATTGGCAATTGTGGTAGCAAGAACACCCATGCACGAACCGTGGGATGGACACGAGAATCTACACGGACAAGACCCAACAAAGTATACTACTTCAACAGATACATTTAGAAAAATTAGCAAATAAATACTATTATGAGCATAGAAAAATCACTTTATACTAGAACAGTTGTCCCGGAAGTTAGGAAAACTACTGCCCCTCCTTTGAGTAAAACCTACAGAGGAATCAGCACAGTAGGAAACCCAACAGGCAGTTTTGCTCTTTACGATCTAGCTCTAATCAAACAAGATATTGTCAATCACTTTCATATTCGATACGGCGAACGCCTTGAAAATCCAAACTTTGGAACTATTATATGGGATATGTTGTTTGAGCCGTTGACTACTGAAATTAAAAATCTTATAGTGCAAAATGTAACTACCATTATTAATTATGATCCTCGTGTTAGAGTGCAAAATGTCATTGTAAGCGAATACGAAAGCGGCATTCAAATAGAGTGTGAGCTAACTTATTTGATATACAATATATCAGAAAATCTAAGATTCCAGTTTGACAAAGACAATAGTCTACTCGGTTAATAAACTGCCCACTTTATCTATACGATAAATACAATATCGAGGGCTGAGTATGTCAAGTATAGATAGACAAAACAAATTAATTGCGGCAGAAGACTGGAAAAAGGTATATCAGAGCTTTAAAAACGCCGACTTCAAGAGCTATGATTTCGACAATCTACGTCGGACAATGATCACGTATCTCCGTGAAAATTACCCAGAAGATTTCAACGACTATATTGAATCTAGTGAATACCTAGCCCTAATTGATTTAATTGCCTTTCTTGGACAAAACCTTGCTTTCCGTTTCGACTTAAATGCTCGTGAAAATTTCTTAGAGCTTGCAGATCGTCGTGAAAGTGTACTGCGCCTAGCACGTTTACTCAGCTACAACCCAAAAAGAAATCAAGCCGCTAACGGTCTATTAAAATTTAGTTCAGTTCGTACCACTGAAACTATTATCGACAGCAATGGCCGCAGCCTGGCCAATCAAACTATTGTATGGAACGATAGTGCAAACACCAACTGGCATGAGCAGTTTATTAAAGTTTTAAATGCCGCGTTACCGTCAACCGGGCAGTTTGGTAAGCCACAAGATTCTGGAACAATAGCAGGCATTAGAACACAACAATATCGATTTAACGCAACCAATACTGATAATCCAATTTATGGATTTACCAAGAACATTGATGGTAGAAATATGGATTTTGAAATTGTATCTTGTGCAATTAAAAATGCCTTAAACATCTACGAAGAACCGCCGATGCCTGGAACTAACTTGGCATTTTTATATCGCGATGATGGCGGTGGCAGTCCAAGTACTAACACAGGTTTCTTTGTACACTTCCGTCAGGGTAGTTTAAATCAAGGAACATTTTCTATTCAACGACCGAGCACTAATGAAACTGTTGACCTAGACAGTTCTAATATTAACAATTCAGATATCTGGTTGTATAGTTTAGATAGTGCGGGACTATTATCTCAAGAATGGACAAAAGTTGATGCTGTCGAAGGCAACAACATTATATACAATTCGTTATCTAAAAATGTTAGAAAAATATTTTCAGTAATTACAAGAACTGGAGATCGTGTTCGTTTAAATTTTGCTGACGGAACATTCGGCGACTTACCGCAAGGTAATTTTAGAGTCTACTACAGAGTTAGCAACGGCTTTGAATATGCAATTAGTCCTTCTAATATTAAAAATGTAACTTTTGATATTCCTTATATCAGTAATAGATCCGGCAAACAAGAAACATTAACAGTGGCAGTGGGTCTAAACTATACTGTACAAAATGCTTCAGCTAGTGAAACAAGTAACAGCATCAAAACTAACGCACCGTCTACATACTATACACAAAATCGTATGATTACCGGAGAAGACTATAATGTATTCCCGTTGAGCGTTAATCAAGAAATTATTAAAGTTAAATCAGTTAACAGAGTTAGTTCTGGTATCAGTCGTTATTTTGACTTAAAAGATACCACCGGCAAGTACAGTAATACTAACCTGTTTGGCACTGATGGAATATTATACAAAGAACCAATTATCGGTAGTTTTAAATTTTCTTACAACACAAGAACTGATATTGAAAATGCAGTTCTAAATCAAATTGAGCCAATACTTGCTAGCCGCACAGTTAAAGATTTTTATCTTGACAGCTATGCATTTATTTCTCTTGGTGTTGCGTTTTCTTCTTTTACGCAAGTGACTTCCGCTACTAATATATCAACAGGATATATTAATGATAATGTACAAACAAACGTCATTAAGAAACTAGGAGCATCAACGTTTTCAAATTTACGCTATATTATTCCAGGATCAATGATAAAATTTGTTCCTCCACCAGGCAAACTATTTTCGGCAGATAACAAATTAATTGATGCAATGGATGCACCAGTTAGTGCTAAGACCAGCATTTGGACAAAAGTCATACAAGTAGTCGGCGACGGAACAGCAAAAAATACCGGTATATTAGCAACAGGATTAGGACCGGTAACATTAAACGAAATTGTCCCAACTGGTGCAGTATGCGATACCGCAGTGCCTAAATTTGTTACCGCGCTTGAAGCCAGTGTTAAAAATAAAATTATTGATCTAATTGCAGCCAACAAAAATTTTGCTTTACGATATGACAGTTCTGATACTGTTTGGAAAATTATCACTGACTCTAACATTGATAAAAAATCTGCATTTGGTCTAGGTAAAACAGGTGATAGTAGTAATCAACAATTAGATGCAAGTTGGATTGTGCTATTTGAAACTGACGGCGAGGCGTATCTTGCAACCTATAGAGGCTTGCGATATGTGTTTGAAAGCGCCAAAGAAATGAGATTTTTCTTTGACAGTACTTCTAAAGTATATGACCCGACAAACGGAAAAATAATTCGAGATAAGATTTCTGTGATGAGTATTAATACACAACCAGACGTATTAACTGCGTTTAATCAAAATTTTGATTGGGAAATTATTGACGAGTATCTAGGCAGTGACGGATACATTGACACTAAAAAGATTTCTATCAGCTTCTTTGACAGTAATGAAGATGGTATTGTTGACGATCCAGAATTGTTTAAAAATATTGTTGCTCCGTCAGTAAATCTTACAAGTAAATTTATATTCCAACAACGTCAAATTTCTCTAGACGGATCTACTGATTTCTACTATGTAGAAAATCTTAACAATCTAATCAAAGTTTATCTAAGCCAAGATGCAGTTCCCTTGACATTAGATGACGGTCAGTTGGTGTATATTATTAAAGAAAATCTAGTTAAAAAGTTTAATAAATCGTCTACTAGTTTTACAATTACAAATGAGTATCGAGGGTTCCTTGGCCGTGATAGTTTAAAATATCAATACATCCATGCCGCAGATAATTCTTCAAGATTAGATCCTGCCGCAACTAATATAATAGATATTTTTATATTGACTAAGACATATGATGTTGCCTATCGTCGTTGGCTAGCAGGAAATGTAACTGTTAGACCGTTACCTCCTAGTAGCGATGCATTGTATACAAATTTTAGTACAGATATAAACAAGGTAAAATCAATCAGCGATGAGATTGTTTATCATCCTGCAAAATATAAACCATTATTTGGTAAGAATGCCGCCGCAAGTTTGCAAGGTACATTTAAAGTAGTAAAAAATTCTAATGTAGTTATCAGTGACAATGACATTAAATCTGGAGTTATAACTGCTATTAATGAATTTTTTGCTTTAGAAAATTGGGAATTTGGCGATACATTTTATTTCGGAGAACTATCCGCATATATCATTCGTCAACTAAGCCCTAATCTAGTAAACATAGTAATAGTACCAAAACAACAAAATTTAGCCTTTGGTAGTTTATTTGAAATAACATCAAATGCAGACGAGCTATTAATTAGTTCAGCTACAGTTGATGACATTGAAATTATTTCAGAAATTACTGCGGCAAGAATTAATGCCAACGGAACAGTACTAACATCAATCCCGTTAAACAACAATGACATTACAAGTGCGTAAAGAAGGAATATTACATGGCATTCGATAACAACCAACAAGAATCAGCGTTACCTATTGGAGATAATAATAAAAGAACGTCGTTAGATTTTCTTCCTAAATATTATAGAACTCCGGCCAACCAAAAGTTCTTAAGTGCTACTATTGATCAGATGATCAATGAAGGAACTGTTGGCAAAGTAAATGCATTTATTGGTCGTAAAAATACTCCTGCGTTCACTTCATCGGATAGATATCTAGAAGAAGTCAGTACAGACAGAGCGGCATACCAACTTGAGCCTGCAATTGTTTCTAAAGATTCTTTAGACAACGTTACCTTTTTTAAAGATTACAATGACTATGTTAATCAGTTAAATTTCTTTGCCGGAACAACTTTAGATCATAGTAAAGTTAATGGTGAAGAATACTATGCATGGAATCCCCACATTGATTGGGACAAGTTTGTTAACTATAGAGAATACTACTGGCTACCAAGCGGCCCACAACCAATAACAGTACTAGGACAGTCTACAGACATCGTTAGTACCTACACAGTCAAACTAGTTAATGAAGTTGATAATCTTGCTTATTTGTTTACCCCAGACGGATTAACAGCTAATCCTAAATTTAAATTATACAGAGGTCAAACATATACTTTTGAAATAAACTGTGAAGATCGTCCATTTGCATTTAAAACAGTTAGAACAATCGGCAATGCAGATTTATATACTGACGGAATCACAATAAAAAATGATAAAAATATAGTCGTATCATCGGCACAACACATTGGTAGGGGTTCAATAGAATTTAAAGTTCCAATGGATGCTCCTAATGTTTTATACTATGTTAGTGAAACAGATATAAACACATCTGGTTATTTTACAGTATATGATATCAATGACTCAACACACATTGACATTGATAACGAAATTGTTGGTAAAAAATATTATACAACTAGTTCTGGAGTAGTATTATCTAACGGTATGAAACTGTCGTTTCAAGGACAAGTGACCCCGTCAATTTACGCTACAGGTAATTGGTATGTTGAAGGTGTTGGTCTAGCAATTAGATTAATAGCAGAAAAAAATCTTGAAACTCCTTCTGCATATACTGCCAACTTAGAAGTTGAATTTGACAATGAAAATTTTGATACACAAGGATTTGATGTAAACAATAATTTTCCTGCAAGTAAGGATTATATTGTTATTAATAGAGGAAGCAAAGATAGAAATCCGTGGAGCCGCCATAATCGATGGTTCCATAGGAATTTGATTGAAGCATCAGCTAATGCCAATAATCAACCGGTAGTTTTAGATCAAACTGCTAGAGCTAAACGTCCAATCATCGAGTTTAACTCAAATATACAATTATGGAACTTTGGCCGAATTGCCAAGCAAAACGTAACCCTAGTTGATACATTTACTAAAGATGTGTTTTCTACAGTTGAAGGCAGCTACGGCTATAACGTTGACAAAGTTGATCTAGTTGAAGGTATGCGTGTGTTGTTTACCGCAGACACAGACATCAGAGTGTCCGGTAGAATATTTGTAGTAAAATTTATAACACATCTTGGCCAACGAAGAATTACTTTGTTGCCAACAGATGATACTGATCCGCAAGACGGAGAAACTATTCTAGTAACAGATGGTGCTGAGTATAGAGGAGCCATGTTTCATTACATGGACGGGGTGTGGATGCAGAGTCAAGACAAGACTACTGTAAATCAAAGTCCGTTGTTTGAAGTAGTCGACCCAACCGGTGTAAGTTACGGAGACACAACCAAGTATCCAGGAACTACATTTAGAGGAACAAAATTATTCAGTTATCAGCCTGGTACTACCTACGACACTGAATTGGGATTTGATATTACATATAGAAATATTGGAAATTTTGGCGACATTGTTTTTAATTTTAATCTACATACTGACAAGCACACCTACCAAAGCAGTACTAATTCAATATCAGCAATTGATATTGAGCTAGGTTATTTAAGAATTAATAATACATTAACTTCACACGAACATGCAAACGGCTGGATTACAGCCACTACTAAAACACAACAATATGTCATTAGACAGTATGTAGTTGACCAAGTTCGCAACATGTTTTTGATTGATGCATATGCAGATAGCGGACTGCTAACTGATTTAACAGTTAAGATATATTTAAACGGGCATAAAAAATACGACACTGATTACACAATTACAGTTATCAATAAAAAAGCCTATGTTGAATTTTTCAAAGACTTATCAGTTAATGATGTGCTAATAGTTAAAACAATGTCGGCGGCCCCTAAGATCAACGGCTATTACGAGTTTCCATCCAATTTAGAACATAATCCTCAAAATTTAAATTTAAACACATTTACATTAGGAGAGATTAATAATCATGTTAGTTCAATTGCAGATAATATTAGCAAGTTTAAAGGCACAGTTCCCGGAACTGCTAGTCTTAGAGATCTAGGAAATATTACGCCTCTTGGAACAAAAATAGTACAACACTCTGCACCTCTATTACCAATAGCCTATCATATTACTAATAAAAATTATAATTTGATTAACGCATTAAAAACAGCTAGACTTGACTATGCAAAATTCAAAAGAAATTTATTACGCAAAGCAACTGACTACGGCTATGACGGTGTTACAAGAATCCATTTAGATTTAATTTTAAAAGAAGTAGTTAAAGATTTTACAAAAGCTAGTCCTTATTATCTAAGCGACATGGTCCCTGCTGGTCCTAGTTTTATATTTGATCAAGATATAATTGACAATTCGATTACAGAATATCCTTTAACATTTGATTTTAATTTAAACACAGTCAGCGAAAAAGCTGTATTAGTATATGTAAATGATGAATTATTGGTATACGGTCGAGATTATGAATTTGTTAATACAAATTTTGTCAATATCCTAGCAACAATTACATCCGGTGACAATTTAAAAATTGTACAGTACGAAAAAACAGACGGCTGTTTCTTACCACCAACCCCTACAAAATATGGTTTATATCCTAAATTTGAACCACAAGTTTTTGTTGACACAACATATCAAACTCCTACTAAAGTTATACAAGGACACGACGGTAGCATAACAGTTGCATTTAATGATTTTAGAGACGACTTGCTATTAGAATTTGAGCGTAGAATTTACAACAATATTAAAGTTGCCTATAATATCAGCCTATTTGATATCTATGATTTTGTTCCAGGATATAACAGAACTACAGACGTCTCTTTTGATAATCTTAACAGCATCATGGCAGGAGATTTTTTGCATTGGTCAAATTTAATTGCAGATGATTATACCAAACATTCATTCTTTGTGCGTGGCAATCCAAAGACCTACAACTACAAAGAATTTAGATCTTCTACAGGCACTGAATTGCCCGGCTTCTGGAGAGGCATATTTAAATTAGTCTACGACACTGATCGTCCTCACACTAACCCTTGGGAAATGTTAGGATTTAGTGTTAAACCTACTTGGTGGGAAACTGCATATGGCCCGGCACCCTATACTAGTGATAATTTAATTTTATGGAACGATCTAGCAGGCGGCTTAATTAAAGAGCCCGGAAAAAACATTATTAAGAATGTCAAATTTTTAAGACCGTATCTACTGTCAATGTTACCAGTAAACGAAAATGGTGAATTATTAGCACCTAGTGATATTGGTATCATTGATGGATATACTAGTTCTTTAATAGAAGGCGAGTTTAGATTCGGCGATCAAGCACCAATTGAATCAGCATGGAGACGTAGTGCAGAATACCCATTCTCTTTAATAACAGCGTTGACTATTTTAAGACCAGCACAAGTATTTGCCAGTTGTTTTGATCGTGTGCGTCAATATAGAGATGACACTGGGCAATTAGTTTATAAAGTTACCAACGGCAATTTAAGATTTAATGTTTCTAATTTAGTTGTTCCTAGTACAGCAGACAGTGCGTCTAGGGTGCATACAGCAGGACTAGTTAATTATGTTTCTGACTATATCATTAGCAGACAATCTCTTTCAGAAATTCCTGTTTATAAAAATGAATTAACAAATTTAGTAACACGTCTATCAACAAAACTTGGCGGATTTACCACTAAAGAAAAATTTAAATTAATTTTAGATAGTCGTAATCCGTTAAACACTGGTAACGTTTTCATACCTGATGAAAACTATAATATAATTCTTAATACTAGTAGCCCTGTGGCATCTATTGATTATAGTGCAGTCATTATTGAAAAGGCAGCTACTGGTTTTATTATTAGAGGCTATAACAAATTTTTACCAGCGTTTAAATATTTCAAATCGTTAGTTCTTAATAACGATGCAGGAATTAATGTAGGCGGTGTTTCTGCTAGTTTTTCTGATTGGCTAGCTAATCAATATTATACTAAGGATAGTATTGTATTTTTTAATAATCAATATTATCGAACATCTGTATCTCATCGAGCATCTACAGTATTTGAAATAAAATATTTTGTTAAATTACCTTCTCTGCCATTAACTGGCGGTAGACAAATTGTTATTAGAACAAAATTTGATGATACCGTTTCTACCTTGCATTATGGTGCAGAATTAAAAAGTATCCAAGATGTAGTTGATTTCTTATTAGGTTACGGAGCCTATTTAAAATCTATCGGTATACTATTTGAAAATTTTAATACAACAATTAGAACTATAACTGATTTTCAAACTAGCGCAAAAGAGTTTGCTTTTTGGACCACACAAAATTGGTCCGAAGGCGCAGTCATTAGTGTAAGCCCATGTGCAGAAGAAGTTAAATTTACTCAACAGTATTCTGTAGTTGATAACATTTATGATAATTTTTATGAGTATTCAATATTAAAGCAAGACGGTGCCGCACTATCTGCTTTGTATACAGGTAATACTAGAGAAGGAAACTTGTTTACACTATCTCCTAAGAATACCGCCGATGGTATCTATCATGCTACTTTAAATTTAGTACAAAAAGAACATGTTTTAATCTTAGACAACACCACTATATTCAACGATGTTATCTATGATCAAATACAAGGATATAGACAAGATCGTATTAAGGTAGTTGGCTACAGAACAACCAACTGGAATGGCGATTTTAATATTCCTGGATTTATTTACGACCGTGCCGTTGTTAAATTTTGGAATCAGTGGACCGATTATAGTCTAGGCGATACTGTTAAGTATAAAGAATTTTACTATAGTGCAAAAACTAATGTTCCTGGAAGTGAGTCTTTTGATTACACAAGTTGGAATAAATTAGAAGCTAGACCAGAACCTAAATTAATTCCTAACTGGGACTATCGTGCTAATCAGTTCCCTGATTTTTATGACTTAGATACTGACAGTTTTGATCTTGACCAACAAAAATTTGCACAGCATTTGATCGGATATCAAAAGCGCCAGTACCTTGAAAATATCATCAACGACGATGTAAGTCAGTATAAATTTTATCAAGGATTTATTACTGAAAAAGGCACTGAAAATAGTTTTGCCAAGCTATTTGATGCCCTAAGTACTAGCACTAAAGAAAGTTTAGAATTCTATGAAGAATGGGCAATTCGTGTAGGACAGTATGGAGCTAATGCCGGGTTTGACGAAGTTGAATTTAGATTAGACGAAGTTAAATTTTTAATTAATCCTCAACCGGTAGAGCTAGTAAACTCTATTGATAATACGCTACTAGATTTTGTTTATAGAGTGTTACCTGATCAAGTTTATCTAAAAAGTAAAACATATTCTCATTCACCGTTTGAAACACACAATTTGTCTCACTATTATGTTTCTACTGCTGGTTATGTTAATCCTGAAGATGTTGAATATAAATTAAACACTATAGAAGAACTATCATCTGTTGACATTAACAAACTTAATGACGGTTATTACTTCTGGATAGCCAGTGACAAAAATACATGGAATGTATATCGATTTACCTTATTTGAAAATTTAATTAAAAAACTTTTAATAACAAATACCACTCTTAGAATCACTTTGAATCGAGTAGTTGACACTGATATTAAAGTGGGCACATATATTGGAATTAACAATAGCATTGCTACATTAGAAGGATTTTATAAAGTAACAGCAGTAGGTTCTGACTATTTTGAGTTTGATAAACCAAAATTACTTAACCTAGCAGACTCTACAAGTTTGACTTTAAACCTATATAAATTTGTATCGGTACGTTTGCCGTCAATTGAAGGTATTAATAATTTAGGAATAGCCAATAAGAAAAATGATGACATGGTATGGGTTGACGGCAAAGACAATCAATGGGCCGTTTGGAAATATCAAAATCATTATAATTTAACAACTGTTGCAAATGCTAAAAGACATTTTGGTATTAAGGTTGCAGTGAATGAAAATAATACTGTAATGATTGTTGGCATAGAAAACAGCATATTGTACTATACTAGGCCAACGGCCAAGTCAACATGGGCTTATAGAGAAGAACTAAGTCCGGTTACTACACAAGATGCAAATAATCCTAATCCAACAATATTATTAACACAAAATTCATTTGCATCTTCTATCTCGGTTAGAGGAGATGGTGCTTATCTAGCAGCCGGTGCCCCGTCAGCAAATGCAACACCTTTAGTTGTTGGTTCAACATCGGCTAACGGAAACAGACTAATTTTAACATCAGGTACCACTGCTAATCTATATGTAAATGGTCCTATTGCTTTTGCAAATACAACACTTGGTGGAGTTCGTGCTGATACAACTTATTATGTTTCAGAAATTATCAATTCAACACAATTCAGAATATCTACAACACTAGGCGGCGATGTATTTGTATTAGAAAGTCGCAATGGAGCAATGCCAGTATATGCTAACCACGGATACGTTGTTTTATACACACGCAATGCTAATGGATACTATGTATTTTCAAACTTAATAACTGCTCCCACAAAAACAACCAATCAGTTTTTTGGTCATAAAGTAGCAGTAGTTGGCGACAAACTATTTGTAGGTTCAAAAGGATCTGCATCGGTGCCACCATCATTGACTGTATACTACATATCAAAATTAATAGCTGGCGCACTTGATTCAACATTTGTTCCTAGTACAGCAATGGTATTAGATCCAGTAGTGTTTACGCCAGGACATGAATTACTTGACATGTCAGTAGCCGCTAACGGAAACGTTGTCCTTTCATTTAGTAATAATACCATTAACGGAAATGATACTATTAAAATTTGGAATTATTCTAACAACTACGAATTTAACAAATTAGTACAGACTATTGAGTCGCCACTACCTGCAAAATCAAGTTTTGGTTCTACTATTGCTGTATCTAAAGATGGTCTAAAATTAGCAATAGGTGCTCCTACATATTCTAACGCTCATCTAAATGAAGGAGCGGTGACAGTATATTATAATATTCCTTCTACGTTTTCATCTTGGACTGTGACCGTTGACGGACTGATAACAACTAGCCTTAGCGAAATAACAATCGAGCCCGGAACAAAAACAATCACTGTAAGAAAGAGTGGTAAGGGCTTAGTACTAAATGTAGTAACAACATTTGGAACTTTAAAATCAAATCCAGCTATTGTCAATGCCGGTACTAATTATGCAGTAGACGACACAGTCTACATTGCCGGCGGTGACGGCAAAGCAACATATAAAGTTACACAGGTAAATCCAACAACTGGTGCAGTTGTTGCAGGCGTATTGCTAACTAGAGGTACAAATTATAACTCTAACCCGCTCAACGCAACTATACCAAAACCACTAGACATTTTAGAGTTACAGCGCATTACTATCACACGCGACCTATCTAATTATATGGTCGGTGTTGTAACATCTTATGATGATGCTACTGCTACCATAATAGTCAATGTTAAAGAAGCATATACTCCTGGAGAATATGTACTTAGAGAACAATTAAGTAATCCTTATAACAGGGGTAGTGAATATTTTGGATCAACAGTTAGATTCAATACAGTTGGAGATCAGTTGGCAATTTCAAGTGCTGGCGGTAGACAACTAGCACATACAAGATTTGACGCTAATAAAACTACGTTTGATTTAGACGCTACACATTTCTTAGAAACTGAATTTGGTTCAGGCAGCGTAATGTTATACGACCATTATGAAAATAAATTTATTTTCTCTGACAGTCTAGATGTAGGAGTCGCAGTTGGATCTAAATATGGATCTACTGTAGCAATGTCCGATAGAATTTATGTCAGCGACTATAATATAACTAACGGCGCAGTTCACGAATTTTATTCAGAAAATAAATCTTGGTACAAATATAGAACACCTAGCGCACTAGTTAACATCAATAAAATTAAATCTGTTTTCCTATACGATATTGAAAACAGCAGTATAATTACCTATCTTGATATTGTAGATCCATTACAAGGAAAAATATTAGGTATTGCCGAAGACGAGTTAAACTTTAAAACCTATTACGATCCAGCAACATACTCAATTGGGGACGACACTGTAGTAGTTGACACATTGATGAATTGGAAAGAAAAAAATATTGGACATCTATGGTGGGATCTAAGTAGTGCTAAGTTTATTGATCCTAATCAAGGACCAATACTGTACAAGGCAAATTCTTGGAACACAGTTTTTGAAAATCAAATGGTAAGTGTATATGAGTGGGTTGAAAGCGAGTACACACCAACTGAATGGGATAAACTAGCTGATACTGAAGCAGGATTAACGCTTGGCATTAGTGGAACTAGCAAATACAAAGGTACTGCTTACAGCGTTAGTGAAACATTTGACAACGTTAGTAAAACATTTAAAAAGATATATTATTTCTGGGTTAAGAATAAAGTTACTGTACCGGATGTAATAGGTAGAGCAGTGTCTGCTAAAGATGTTGCAAACTATATTAGTAATCCTAAAAACATGGGAGTTAGCTACATATCGTTCCACGGTGCAAATCAATTCTCATTAGTTAACTGCAAAGACCTAATTGCCGGAAGAAAAGTAGCGTTAAATGTTCGTTACTGGATCATTGATAATTTTGAGCAGTCTAATATTCATAGTCATTATCAACTATTATCTACAAGTGATATTGACAAACCAATTAACAAATACATTGAACAAAAATGGATTGACAGCTTGTCAGGTTTTGATTTGTTAGGCAACGAAGTTCCTGATTCTAAATTGCCCCCAAAATTAAAGTACGGTATACAAAGTCGACCAAGACAAAGTATGTTTGTCAACAGAATTGAGGCGCTTAAAGAATTTATTGAGCGTGTTAATTCAGTTCTAGCAACACAGTCTATTATAGACGAAGTTGATCTTACTCCGTTAAATTCTAAAGACGCTGTACCTAGTCTAGGGTCAGGAAAGTATGACTATGAAATTAGTTCATACAGTCAAATTAGATTTGTGGGAACAAACGATATTGTTAGGGCCGCACTAGCACCAGTAATTGAAAACGGAAAAATTATCAGAGTCAACATAGTGACTTCGGGAAAAGGATATGTTAATCCTCCCGAAGTAATCATTAACGGTATTGGTAGCGGAGCAAAAATTACTACTATCCTAGGTACTAAAGGGCAAATCATCTCAGCAACTGTAGATAAATCAGGTGCCGGCTATCTTGACTCAACTACACTATCTGTACGCACCTTGTCAGTGCTAGTTACTTCTGATGAGACAGCAAATAATCGATGGGCATTATACACATGGAATTCTATTAAGAAAACTTGGTTTAGAGAGCGTAGTCAAACTTATGATACTACACGTTATTGGAAATATATAGACTGGTATTCCGCAGGCTACAGCGAATTTACCAAGTTAGATCATATACTTGATTTTGCATATCAATTACCGAGCGCCAATATTGAAATTGGTGAAATTATCAAAGTTAATAATCAAGGTATAGGCGGCTGGGTTCTATTAGAAAAAATTGATAATCAAGCAGTGCTTGAAACCACGGTTAACTATAAAACTGTAGGACGTCAAAACGGTACAATTAAATTTACCGACAATCTCTATCGCTTTGCGGCTAATGCAGAAGGGTTTGATGGTCCAACATTTGATTCATATGTGTTTGATGATCAACCAAAGACAGAATTAAAAATTATCCTTGATACAGTTAAGAATAATATTTTTATTAATGAGCTAGCAGTAGCCTATAAAGAATTATTCTTTGCAAGTATACGTTATGCGTTTAGTGAACAAAAGTTTATTGACTGGGCATTTAAAACTAGTTTTGTTAGATCAAAACATAACCTTGGACCACTTGAGCAAAAGCCAACATATCAAAATGATAATTTGCCAAGTTATCAAGAATACATCAACGAAGCTAAACCTTATAGAAGTAAGGTTCGAGAATTTGTCAGTACCTATGAAGTATTTGAACCTACAGGCAGTCAAATATCTGACTTTGACCTACCTCCAAGGTACGATCAAACTACCAATACAGTAATACCATTTGAAACAACTATCTCAAATGGCATTCTGACATATAACAGCGATGACATTAAAACATATCCCTATAGCGATTGGTTATATAGTGTTGGATTTAATCTAACAGAAATACGAATTGTTGACGGCGGTTCAGGTTATGTTACTGCACCGATAGTAATAATTGAGCCAGCATCGACTTCAATCAGTGCTAAAGCATATCTATCTTCAGGCCGTGTTTCAACGATTGTAATTAATGATCCGTTTGGTGAAAATTTCTTAACAACTCCTGTTATTAGATTAGAAGGATCGGTTACAGATGGCGGAACTCCTGCTAGAGCAGTGGCTATATTAGCCAACAGCCTAGTACGATCAACTAAGGTTGGTATCAAATTTGATAGAATATCTCCAACTTATACTTTTGCATCGATTGTTGCTAAAGAAACATTCCTTGGCAGCGGATCTAAAACAAGATTTGAATTAGCATGGCCAATTGATGTTATTAAAACACGTACTACAGTTTCCGATAACAATGGAGAGATATTAGGAGCTGATTACATTGTATTCAACGAAATTGATTCTAGTTATTCTTACACACGTTACAAAGGAATACTACAGTTTAATTCAGCACCAGCAAACTTGTCTAAAATTATAATTGAGTATCACAAAAATATCAATTTACTAGATGCAGCCGACAGAATTAGTCATTTTTATAATCCCGAGTCAGGCCAACTAGGCAGTGATTTAGGACAGTTGATGCAGGGCGTTGACTACGGCGGTGTAGAAATTACAGGTATTGGATTTGATGTTGGATCAGGATATGATGCATTACCTTGGTTTACCACTGGTTACGATCAATTTGATCCTGACTTTACTGATTTCTTAATTAAGAGTGATGGTATTGCTAGATCCTTTAACTTAAACTATTCTCCAACCGAAGTAGAATATATCAACGTCTATTGGACTGGCAACAGAAGTTATGTTACTGCAACTCCAACAGGTACTGGTACCGTTAATAGTTCTTCTTTGTTTGTTACTAATGCCAACGGTATTAAGAAGGGACATTCTGTAACAGGCATTGGAATACAATCAAACACTACTGTTTCTGATATTGTTGGCGCAAAAATAACATTAACTAAGGCACTAGTACAAGATGCTTCTGGGACTTATACTTTTAGAACAACGGATACATTTAATCGACGATTAGACGATCCAAATTATATAACAGTTAAACCATTACTCGATACACTGGTGGCTCTTAAGAATGAAAAAGCTAGTATCAAGGCGGCACTGTCTACAGCACAAGAAGATAAAGACTTTAATATTACTTTATATGCAGAATTAACTCGACAGCTTGGCATATTATTTGATGCTAGAGCAGCCGCAGAAGTTGTATTAAATCATGCAATAGAAGTATTAGACGCCGCAATATTATTAGGAGATACTCAGATAATATTTGAAGCACAGCAGAAAAAAGATGCTAAACAGGCAATCTACGATAATTTAAATACTGAATATGTTACTGCCGAACAAGATGCTGTTAGTGCTGGATATGCTAGAGATAATGCAATAGCTCTTATAGCTACTGGTGCAGGCCAACTAGCCGCATATGAAGGTACTAGTACTATTGCCTCTGTGCAAATATTTGATATTTTTGGAAGACTAATATTACCAAGTGCTTTACGTCAAGTTGGCCAAAGTATTACAATAACTGGAACGTTGAGTCACGGTACTATTCAAGGTTATGTGTCCGGAAAAACCTATTACATTGGCGAAGTTATCAACAATACTAGTGTAAGATTGACCAGCACATATGCTAAGGCATTATTATCTGGCAATGATAGATTTGATGTTGTAACAACTGCCGGAGTAATTACTCCTGGTGCAACTGTTCGACTTAACGGAAAAATCAATACAGTGCAAGCTGAAATTTTAAATTTCCCTAGTATTGTAAATCAAGAAGCTATTATGAATTCTTTCATCGGTGACGGCGTAAGCACTGGACCAATTGTAATTCCTAATCATGCAACATTTACAACAGCATTTGGTGCAGATATACAAGCAGGTGACAGTATCATTCTAAGAAAGAACACTAGCGACGGTAGTTTTAAACCTAGTGATATTCAGTACGATACTCAAATATTTGGCGGAGATTTTGCCTATGTAAGTGCTACCGGCTTAGCGGCAGAAGACATTAATGTTGACGGTGATGGATTTGTTACTCCGACATCAAGCTATGCACCTGAAGAAATTGTTACTGGCCAGGTAGTTGATACAGTTGATATTACAGTATATCACAAAATTGGAGATGGATCTCCGATTATTAGCACAGTGAGATATTTAACAGCAGACGATAATATATTTGATATCGGACAACGTCCAGGTACATCAACTTCTGTTATTGTAAAAGTTGACGGAAATGTTATTAAACAAGACGTAAACTATTCTGTTAATTTTGCTAGCCAACAAATAGAATTAATTACTAATTATCAACCAGGATTAGAGATTGTTATAACAAGTATCAGTCAGAATGGTTTAAATATTCTAGACTTAGATTATTTTATTGGCGATGGTACTACTACCGAGTTTGTATCTGTAGCAAGATGGGCTTCTGAAACCACAGCGTTTGTTACAGTTAACGGAGAAGCTACAGCAGTAACAACTTTTAAAACAGATAGTCACTATACACTAGTTGGGACTATTGGTATACGTTTTGATACTGCTCCTCCAGCAGGAGCAACTATTAACTATACAATTTTAGGATCAGCAGTTGATTCTATTAGTAAAGTACAAAAGCAAACAATTATACATAATGGTGTTGACTCAGTATATGAATTAACTCGCAGTCCAGAATTTGCCAAGCCATTTGCAGACAATGTGTTAGTAGTAACCAACGGAAGCATTTTACGACCAACTGATACTTTCTACTTTGTAGTAGCAGGCACTTCAAGAACCTATACGGTTGACAGTTCAAGATATGCGTTTAACACCGTTGACACTAGAACGGTAACTGTAACAGTTAATGGACAATCAATTGTACAAGGTATTGATTATTTCTGGATTCCAGTTAACAATCAACTTAAGGTTAAGAAAGGTGTTGCAAAAACTGGAGATAAGATTGCATTATCTATAGTTGCGAATTCCGATTATAATATCATTATTACAGATCCTACTTTATCCATTGAGCTATTTGGTGAATATAGTGCTGGTACAGTAATTACAGTTATTACTTTCAGTAATCATGATATACTTGAAATTGAACGTGAACATGACAAGACATCGTCAGCTTCAACACTAGTTGCAGGAGCACAGGAATACTACAGATATAATCAGTTAGCAGGCGGCCGTATTAAATTACGCAGACCAGCTGTTGGATCTCAGTATGTTTGGATAACGCTAAACAGAAAACTATTAACTCCTGAAGTTGATTATGCTCTAGAGAGCAACATGAATTATATTAGTTTTAGTCCAACTCGAGTATTTGCAGAAACTGATATTATTGATATAATTGCATTTAGTAACAAAGTAACACGCAACAGCTTTGGATACAAAATATTTAAAGACATGCTAAACAAAAATTCTTACTCAAGAATTGATGATGCTTCTTCAACCACATTGGCTAAAACTTTAAATTATTATGACACTATGATAGAACTAGTTGACGGATCTGTATTACCTGACCCAAGTCCTAGGCTAAACAAACCTGGTGTAATTTTTATTGACGGTGAGCGTATAGAATATCTAAAGAAAGATAACAATGTTATTCGCCAATTAAAACGTGGTACGTTAGGAACTGGTATTAAGGCAGCGCATAACGAAGGAACACTAGTACGGGATCAAAGTATTATTCAAACAGTGCCATACAAGGATGAATTTATTACATCAGTGGCGGTGTCAGATGGGTATACTAATGGCAGTAGCATTTATACTAATTCTGCTGAACTAACAGTATCGTCTATAGTGTTCCCAGGTGAAGATCAAACAGCTGATTTAACAGGCAGTCAAACAGTAACAGTTACTGGTAAAGGATTCAAAGTTAATGTCAAAGTGTTTGTCGGAGATGTTGATTGCGTAGTTAACAGAATAAGTGATACTACACTGACATTTGTAACACCTGCAAAATCTGTTGGAGCATACGACTTAATCATATACAATCCTCCAATTGTATCGCCGACAAAGGTAACTACTATTCAGTTAACTGGCACTGTGACTGCTACAGCATTGACAACTACAATAACTGGATTAACTAATGTTCGTAATACATTACGAACAGGAATGATAATATCTAAAGTTAGCGGTAGCGGATCAATTGGTAGTAATGCAATAATTACTGAGATTAATAGTGATACACAAATTACTATCAAATCAACTACTGCAAACGCATACGGATCTATAGTTATTACAGGAACAGAAGATGTAAAAACTGTAACTCTTGCAGGCACAGTTAGCACAGCAGGACTAGCATCAACCGTTACACTAACCGGATCATATACCAAGAACGGAATAACAATTCCTAATGTTACTAGCGGCTTACAAGTTGGCCAAATCGTTAGTAAGGTATCAGGCAATGGCGCATTTGGCACATTGGCTATCATTACATCGATTGATAGTTTGACAACATTTACTGTAACTGCGACCAGCGCAAACACAGCAGGAGCATTGGTGTTTAACATCAACAATCAAACGCCAACTAGTCGCGTGGTTGCTAGGGGTATCAAGTACTTGAAAATATCCTTAGACTTTAAACTAGCAGTACCAACAGTAGACAACGCCTGGTATAGAAAAACTATCCCGTCATCTTACAATCAGTGTAATGATGTTGAGGTATTTGTTGCAGGCCGCAGACTGCGTAAAACAGCATATACCATTTGGAATCCCAACCAGGGACCTGACAGTCCTAGCGGTGATGTAGCATATGAAGCCGAATTTTCAGTAAGCTCTGCAAATAATCAACAGCCAATGCAAATTCGCTTAACGGAAGTACCGGAAGCAGGGCAGTATATTGTAGTGCAGAAGCGTGTGGGCAAAGCATGGACTACTGAAGGTGTAGGATTGGCTGATTCTGGATCTGATCCAGCTAAGTTTATCAGATCAACTTACGCTTTGTTGCCGGACAAGAATAAAGTATAAGAAAACTATTAAAATAAATACAATGTATAGGTGAAAACAACATGACAACAAAACCAGACGAAAATTCGGGAATATTACTCCAAGGACATATTAAAATTTGGGATCCCGTCTCCGAAGAAATAATCGTGAACAAACGCAATGCTATTCATTATGAGAATATGAGTATTGCTCTAGCACAGAGTCTTGCAAATGAAGGTATTGGAACAATATATCAAATGAGCTTTGGCAACGGCGGAACAGCAGTAGATCCAACAGGAATTATCACATATTTGACTCCAAATACTACAGGATCTAACAGCAGTTTATATAATGAAACTTATACAAAAGTAGTCAATGACCGTAGTACAAACAACGTTGATCCTACAAGAAACAAGATAGAAGTTCGTCATGTTACTGGAACAAATTATACAGACATTTTAGTCACTTGCTTATTAGACTACGGTGAGCCTAACAATCAAGAAGCATTTGATAATACAACATATCTAAACGGAGAATACGTTTTTGATGAGCTAGGTCTTAGAGCTTACGACTCTGCTGGAACAGGAAAACTGTTAACCCACGTTATTTTTCATCCTGTACAAAAATCATTAAACCGTTTAATCCAAATTGATTATACAGTTAGAGTACAAAGTCTAACAGGTTTTAACGGAGCGTAAACATGGCATACCAAATTCGTTTTACCGATCAAATTAACAACACTCCGCTGACCGTAGATGATAATACTACGAATTCGGTTACCAGTCTAAACTTTCCAGGAAGAAATACCACAGGTTATGGACAAGCAATTGGCGAAAACTTCCTACACCTATTAGAAAATTTTGCCAATACTAATGAGCCAGTTAATCCTGTTAAGGGACAATTATGGTACGATACTAATGCTAGTACAAAACAATTAAATGTCTATGACGGAACACAGTGGGTTGCCGCAGGCGGCCTTAAAAAGTCAAGCGGTAACCAGCCCGATGCAGGCAACAGCTTACCTGGAGACTTATGGGTTAATACTGATACACAACAGTTATTTTTATTCTCTGGTTCAGGTTGGATTTTAGTTGGTCCAAGATTTAGTGCAGGAGCTAGAACCGGAGCTGAACCAGAAAGTTTTAGAGACACTGATAATATTGAACGTACTGTTATTACTAACTACGTTGGCGGATTTAGAGTAGCAATATTCAGTACTGATAAATTTCAACCTAAAACAACACTACCTGGTTTTCCTTATATCTATCCAGGAGTAACACTTAGCAGTTTATATAACGGATACTTTGGAACAGCAGAAAAAGCCAGCAAGTTGATTGTATCAGGTTACTTAACAACGGGTTTAGAAGCAGACAATTTTTTACGTGCCGATGTAATTACCAATAACTATAAAGGTCTTAATGTTAAAAGCAATACCGGTATACAAATTGGTGCTGACGGACAAATGGAACTTGCTGTTGACAACGGTGTTGGATACATTTATCAAAAGACGTCGGGCTCAAGTTTAGACATTCGTGTTAATAACAACGGAAATGAACGTGTTGTTATTCGAGTAGACAGTCAAGAACGTGTCGGTATTAATAATATTGCTCCACAAGAAGCATTGGATATTAGCGGAAACATACGCCTTGGTCTAACAACAGAGAATCCTGATTCTTCAGGACAGTTATTCATCAAAGGTACTACTGACTCTACAAGTATTGTTACTGGAGCATTTCAGTTAGCAGGTGGCGCAGGTATAGAAAAAAGTTTATTTGTCGGTGGCAACATTACCTTAGATGGTAAAATTACAGTAGGCACCGACATACTACCTACATCGAATAATGGATCGTCAATTGGTTCTGACCCTACAGTTGAAGGCGGAAAACAGTTTAGTAACATCTATGCTAATAAAGTATTTGCCGCTACTGAGTTTAACGGAAAATTAGTTGGAACAGTTAAGGGGTCAGTAGACGGTTCTGCTACCAATCTAGCTAGCTCAACAATATTTGAGATGACCGGCGATGTAACCAGTAATGAAATTGAATTTGACGGCAAAACGGGTACTAATCCAGTAACCACTACTGTTGCATCAGGTAACGGTACTACGGTCAAACTTGAGTTTGATGCACAAACAGTAGTTCCATTTCCTGCAGGTACACTAGTTGTTGTATCTAATATTACTCCAGTTGCATATCGAGGAACGTATAATGTTATAGAAGGAACAAAAACTTATATTACATTTAGCGCAACAGCCACAGGCCCACAAGCGATTGCAGGAACTATTAGTCCAGCAGGTGTACTAGGTAATAGAAAACAGTTTGTTACTAATCTTAGTGAAACATTTATTTCCGGGAAACCAGAAGTTACAGCAGTAGCAGATCTAGGTGAAGGCGATGACTTCCTAATAAGTCAAGGAACTGCTGGACTTCATAAGATTAAGAAGAATACATTATTTTCAGCAATACCGCAACTACCAGTTGGTACAGTTGTTCCTTATGCCGGGCTTACACCACCGATGGGTTGGTTACTATGTGATGGTTCAGAAGTTTCTAGAATACGATATGAAGCACTATTTAATGTAATCGCTGGATTATACGGTAATGCTAATGCTTATGATGCTACTACTAATCCATTAGGTACAAAAGGATTCGACACATTTAAACTTCCTGACCTAAGAGGTCGATTCCCTCTTGGTGCAGACAATATGTTTAATGGTAAACAGGTCCCAGACAGAAACAGCATATCTTCAAAGATTGATACTATTACAAGTCCTGCTGGTAGAGTTACTGATCCCAATGCAGTTATAAATTATAAAGATCCTACAGAAGTTAGAATTGGTGCAGGCGACGAGCAGATGCAGTTGACCGTTAATAATCTTCCAGATCACGAACACGATTTGATGGGAAATAAAAACGGACAGTTTGGTGCATACAGTCCTACGGAGTTAGCCGATACAGACGCAATTCCAGTTAAAGGATTAGGCGGCGTCGATGGCACTGGTAGACTTCTAAGAACAAGTGGCGGCGTAAAAACAGATCCTGCAGGCGGCCCATTTGCTCAACCATTTAGTATTATGAACCCATTCCTTGCTTTAAATATGATTATTTGGACAGGAAAATTAACAGATTACGATTCGGACTACAAATAATGACATATAAAATTAATAAAACTGACGGTAATTTATTAGCAGATATTCCTGACGGTCAATTTGATACCGCTAGTAGTAGTCTTACACTAATAGGAAAAAACGTTACCAACTTTGGTCAAGTGTTTAATGAGAATTTAATTAAGCTACTAGAAAATTTTTCTAGCAGTACAGCACCTGAGCATCCCATTAAAGGTCAACTATGGTATAATACTAGCACAGGTAGATTAAATGTCTATGACGGTAATACATTTAGAGCCAGCGGCGGACCATTGGTAAGTTCGGTTAGGCCACTTAATCTAGTTCCTGGCGATTTATGGATTAATAATGAAACTAATCAATTATGGTTTTATGATGGAGTCGACCTAACACTAGCAGGCCCAATATTTACAGCACAGCAAAAGACTTCAGGATTTGTAGTTGACAATATTATTGATACTAATAATAGACTTAAAGTAATTGTCAAATTATTTGTCAACGGAGTTTTGTTAGGCATATTCAGTAATACAGCATTTACACCAGCTTTATCAATTGAAGGATTTTCTGGAGATATTGGAGTTGGATTTTCTGTAGGTACCCTAATTGGTAGTAAATTTAATGTTACAGTTTCTCGTGCAGAAGGATTAGTTACTGCACTAGGTGAAACTAAAGTAGCAGACGACATACTGTATAACAACCAAGATGGCACAATCATTGGATCGTTAACTGTTCAATCAACAAATGGCGTTAGATTACTTGGTGGCGACCCTGGAACTATAACTGCCGCGCAGGGCGACACCTATTTAAAATTAGAAGGCGGTAATTTTGTTATTGAAAATAACGAGTCAAGCAGAGCGATTGAAATAAAAACTAAACAACCAGTTGGCGGTGTAAAAACTGCTATGTATATTGATTCTATAAATCAAAGAATTGGATTTTTTAATAGGGCTCCAACTACCGCAGTTGATATTACCGGCGACTTAAAAGTTTCGGGAAGTTTAATTATCCAGGGTGATAGTTTTAAAATTAACACAACTACTTTACAAGTAGAAGATAAAAATATTGAATTAAACAAAGTTCCAGTTGGCATAGTAACCGATGCAGATGCAGACGGCGGCGGTATTACTCTACACGGGACTACTGACAAGACTTTAAACTATTCTCAACCTTATGCAAGTTGGTCTAGCTCTGAAAATTTTAACCTAGCAACTGGCAAAACATACAGAATCAATTTTAATCCGGTGCTATCTTCAACTGTTTTAGGATCCACCGTAGTTAATTCTAATCTACAAACTCTAGGAAATTTAACTACATTAAACATGACTAGCGGTTTAAATATTACAGGTAATACTATTACCAGTAGAACAACCGATTTAATTTTATCTTCTGCTACTAGTAATATTGATATTAGTGGTAAGACATTTGTTAATTCAGCAGATTTAGATTATATTACTGGCAGCTCGTCAGCAATACCTAACAAGAAATATGTTGACGAGCGTGTTAGTGTTCGACCAATTGCCTTAACACTAGACATTAGCGACTTTGATATAACAACCCAACCTGGGATCGAAGCGGCAAATGCAAAAATAATTGAAATTTTATCATATACTGCATCAATATACAACGGTGTTAATAATCCACAAGGTATTGCAATTAAGGGTACTATTGCTAAAATCCATGCTACACACTCAGCAATAGTAGTAAACCCGATACAGTACAAACCAGTACAAACAGGCACACAATTAACTGGTACTGAAACTATTGCATTTAGTAAAAATACAGTGAACAAAGGCGAAGGCAGCTATGAAAACTTCTCAGTAGTAGAAGATATTATAGAAACACAAGTAATTCCATCACCTGGTGCTAGTATTGTAACCACTAGATTTTACAAGCGTTTTGTAGTTACAGAACAACCAGATAATAGTCTAGTATGGAAATATGTTACTGACTATGTTCCAATGGGCAATTGGGACAATGCTACAGCGTATTCAACTAATGATCTTGTAATATTTGACTACAAAGAATGGATCTGCATTGCAAGTGTAGCCGCAGGACAAACAAATCCTTCGGGCAACAGTACAAATTGGAAACTTTTTGCATTAATTTAAAAGCACAAAGAGCGATAAATAATAATAACGTTAGTTTTAGGGGCTACTAGATGTCATATACAATAAACAGATGGAATGGGGCGGTACAAGCTACAGTACAAGACGGTACTGTAGACCAAACGCTAGATATTCAGCTAGTTGGTAAAAATTATGCCGGCTACGGAGAGATTCAAAACGAAACATTTGTGCATTTGCTTGAAAATTTTGCAAGAGAAATTTCACCCCCGAATGCAATTTCTGGACAAATCTGGTACGATACAACTAACAAAAAATTAAAAGTACACACCGGTGATACATATACCAGTGCAAAAGTTTGGAAAACACTAACTGGCGCAGAATACAGCGCAACAGAGCCACCATTTCCAACACCAGGAGATTTATGGTTTGACTCTGTTAAAGATCAGTTAAAAGTTAGAATTGGCGGCGTAACAGAAGATTGGCTAACTGTTGGTCCACAAAATGCAGGTACTGGTATTACACAGATGGTTAGCCGTAACGTTGTTGATGCAAACGGCACACCTCATGGAATTATTGCCGCAACTGTTAACGGAGCAGTCAACTTTATCATATCTGAAGATGAATTTGTACTGAACATTGCAGACCCAGATAGTACTATTACAGGTTTTACAGATCCTTCTTCTAAACAAATTAAACGTGGTATTACTTTTCCTAATGTTGATGCTGTTGGTATTAGCGGAACAAATGGCGGTGGTACTTATAGAGTTTGGGGAACAGCATCAAATGCATTAAGATTTGGTGGTAAACTACCTTCTGAATACCTAAGTCCAGTAAACAATTTATTAACATTGCCATATCAGGTAAAAGTCAGCGTTGATGAAGGTGTAACATTGGGCGCAAATGATGACCTATCGTTAACAGTTGTAGCTAATCAGCCATTGATTGCTGCCAGACTAGGCGGGCAACGTATTACATTCTCAGTTAAACAAAATACAACTCCCGTATTTCCGTTAGTCATTGATCAATACGGTGTACGACCAGATGCAACAGGCTCTGGATTTAATCTAGGTAGTACAAGTGCAAAGTGGGCCACCGTATATGCTACAACATTTGACGGTACTGCGGCTCAAGCAAATGCATTAAAAGTTGGCACTTCATATCTACAAGCAAGTTTCAATGCAACAAATAGCGGAGATACACTAGTTGCTCGTAAAAGAAATAATGACGGCACAAGTACAATTTCAGCAACTACATTTAACGGTACTGCTGACAATGCAATAGTTTTAAAAACTCCTCGTAATATTAATGGTATACCGTTTGATGGTAGCGCAAATATTTCTGTTGTTGATGATTCAAAATTACCACTTATAGGCGGAACACTAACTGGATTCTTAACACTAAGCGGCGCACCTACAAGCGATTTGCATGCCGCAACAAAAGTCTATGTAGACAGCAAGTTTGGCGTAGGCGGCATTTTAGGAATTTCCGCAGGCGGTACAAATGCTAGTACAGATACACAAGCAAGAGCTAACCTTAAAGTTCCAAGAACAGACGGTGTTGGAGCAACAACTAACTCAACTTGGAATATTAATATTGCGCCTACAGCGGCTCCAATTACAGTTACATCAAGTGGTGCTAGCCTAGTAGGAACAAGTGGCGCGGCAACATCGACTACGATTGTTGTACAAAATTCATTAACTACAGGAAGTAATATTCCTTCTGGAGCAGGTTATACTGATATTAGCTCAGTGACTGCAACTACAGTTGGTACAGGTAGCAAAACTTGGACAATTAATAAAGTAACAGGTTATCAATTAAACACTAGAATTAAAGTAACTTCAATTAATAATCCAACAATATCTATGGCAGGAAAAATCACTGCTATCGATAACATTGCATTAACAATTACTGTATTAGTTGACACGTTCACTGGGTCTGGCGCTGATTTACAACCTTGGAGTTTTGCCGGACTTGGAGATACTTGGAGATCAAATGCTACTGTAACAGGTACAGCTATTACAGGCACTGTAAGAATTACTAATGTTGCTGCCGATGTACCTGCATTAGGTCAAACAACATTAACAATTAATTTCTCAAGTCAATCTGTTTCTGGTGCGGCCCCTATAACTATTACAGCAACTGATCCAGGGGACGGATTAGGTGGTAATGCCGCAACTGCAACTAAAGCTAAAAATTTATCAGCTGGCATAATTGGTGATATGCCATATCAAACAGCCCCAGATACTACTAGTTATCTATCAATTGGTGCGGCTGGGTATGTACTTTCTAGTACAGGTACAATTCCAGCATGGAAAAATGTATCAGAAGTTAGTGTAGGTAGTGCAAATCAAATTCTAGTAGCTGATAAACCAACAGACATTGGCACATTCTATCCAGTATTTGTATCTGGAGGATTACCAGGAACTGGTAGCCAACCAAGAAGTATCTATGCAGACCAAACAACATTTTCATACGATACTAATCAAAACAAACTTACACTTGGTGACGGTACTAACGGATATGGTACTGTAATTGCTCGACTAAATGGCGATGTATTATCTCCAAACGGTACTGTAGTACTAAGTCAAGGAACAGGTAGTGGAACTAGTGCTTACTTTACAGGTAAGGCAGCATCTGCTGATAAACTACAACAGGCTAGAGCTATAGGATTAGGCGGTATTTTAAAAGGTACAGCTAATTTTGACGGTACTGGTGCTATTACAATTAATGCCTCATTTGCAGATGATTTCCAATTAAGTGGTAGCACATTATCTAGTTTAAATTATGTAAGTCAATTAACTGCTGGTAATTTTATAACATTAAATGAAGGTGTTCTTCCTTATGTTCCGGGTGCCGGTGACAATGTTAAAATTGGTGTTAATGCTAGTTCTAGTAATACTGGAGCTAGTATTGTAGCTAGAGATAATGATGGTAACTTTAGCGCAAATCAAATTACCGCTGACAGATTCATTGGTATTGCTAACGAAGCATACTTTGCTGACTTAGCAGAAAAATATCTACCAGATGCAGACTACGAAATTGGAACTGTATTAACTATTGGTGGCGAAAAAGAAGTTACTGCTAGTAGCTATGGTGATCTAGCAATTGGTGTAGTTAGTGATAAGCCAGCTTATCTAATGAATAAAGACTTAGAAGGCGGTGTAGCTGTTGCACTAAAAGGAAGAGTTCCGGTTAAAGTAATTGGGTCTGTACGCAAAGGTCAACGACTAGTAGCTGCCAATAATGGTTGTGCTGTAGCCGCTGTACCACATGCTAATGATGTATTTGCTGTTGCTTTAGAATCTAGTGATGATACTGGAGTTAAAGTAATCGAAGCATTTATACGTTAAACAGCCATTTCAGCTTTAATAGCTGGATCCGGATTGTAGTTATCTAATATGAAATCGTCGACAGTATAGTCGGCGATTTTTTTGCCTTCTGTAAACATGAGGGTGGGCAATGTCTTAGGTTCTCTAGATAACTGTTCTTCTACAGCATCAAAGTGATTATTATAGATATGGCAATCACCGCCAGTCCAAACAAAATCTCCTACCTTAAAACCGCACTCGCGAGCTAGTATATGAGTAAGCAAACTATAGCTGGCAATGTTAAAAGGTACACCTAGAAACATATCACAGCTACGTTGATATAGCTGACAGCTTAGATAACCATCTGTGACATCAAACTGTGCCATAACATGACACGGAGGCAATGCCATTTGATCTAGTTCAGGAGGATTCCAAGCACTGATAATATGTCTACGACTATCTGGATTTGTTTTTAAATCGGCAATAAGTTTAGTTATTTGATCAACTCCACCAAAGTCTCGCCATTGGACTCCGTAGACTCGACCTAAGTCTCCTGGAAATTGTGCTCGGTCTTGCCAGTAAGGTGCTTGGGCATTAGCAGTCCAGATGGTATTCTTAGAAAGATCTCTAGTACCATGTAGGATCTCCGCAAGCCGGCGTTCATCGCTACTACCCTCTAAGAACCAGAGGAGTTCGCTTACAACCGCTCGCCAGGCGAGCTTCTTAGTAGTTGTAGCTGGAAAACCTTCTTGCAGATTAAAACGCATTTGATAACCAAATACGCTACGGGTTCCTACCCCCGTTCTATCGGTCTTGTTTTTTCCGTTTGTTAGTATATGCTTTAACGCTTGATGATATTGCTTCATTGTGATATTCTTCTACTATACAAGATCCGAGATTGACAGTTTGATGTAATACCATTCCGTCTAAAAAATCTACTATATCGATGCTAGTATCATTTAGATAACCGCCTGATATGCGAGTAAGATAAACACGTTCTAGCACTGGTCTACTTTGCATAAGCAAGTTAGGACCACCTATAACAAATATATTTTTTCTTTTATTGTGACTTTTTAAACTGATCAGTGCTTCACATACATCGCCCTTGATCTGTTCTATGTCGTCTTGATCAAAAAAGTTATTGGTAAAAACTACGTTGTGTCTTCCTGGCAGCGGACTAGGCATATCGGGACTTTCCCAAGTTTTTTTACCCATGACAACAATTTGATTTTGTGTAGTGGCCTTAAACCATTTCATATCGTCAGGGTTATTGGGCCAAGGCATAGAACCTTTCCATCCCATTCCCCCAACACTATCTACTGCAAACATTCCTGCTATCATTTTTCTCTTTTCGGTTTTTTAAGAAAACTCTTAGTTTGTTTTATTACATCTTTCTTAACTTTAGCGACATCCAAGCGAAAGTCTATGTGTTGTATAGACTCTTCGTAATTGTTGAGAAGTTCTTTAAGATGACCTTCTAAGTCATCCTCACCGGAGTGTTTAGCATATTTGGCAATGTCTATATCCCATACTTTACCGTTTTCAAAAATGATTCGTATAGAATCAAGATACTCCAACGGTATTGCACGAACATCTATATCACTAAAAATCTCTGGCCACGACTCAACGACGTCTTTGGGCAAAGACTTTTTTGTCACTCGTCAACGGCAGCTTTCTTCTTTGTTGGAACTAGCTCTTCGGCCATCCTACGAAGTTGAGCGGCTTCCTTGCTAAGGCGATCTGCATCGGAACGATATTTCTTTGCAAGGTCTGTATCAGTAAGTGGTTGATCTAATTGTTTAGTTTCAAATGCTTTTTGTGGAACAGTTTCTTCTTGAACTGTTAGATCATTTACTTTAGCAACATCTTGTACAGAAGTTTGATTACCTAACGCTAGGTCATTGACACTAATTCCACGCTGTTCAGCAATTAATTGGTTTAGTTGATCTAAACTAATAACAGCTTTCATGTTTGGAACTACTTCAATCTCGCTAGTTTTTACCTTAAGTAATTTTTTGTTACTATGCAAATTAGATAGCATAATACTACCGTCTTGGAATCTTGTTCGTGCTAGGACTTCTGCAAATTCATAACTGGATTGAGCACCTTGTGACTCAACTAATTTCATTAGAGAGTCATGGTTTTCGTCAGTTAAATTTTCAGTTTGAATAACTAATGCAGAATCACTTTCACCGGGCAGTGTTCTATAGGCAATCAGACATTTACGTCCGTTTGACTTGAACCTTCCAATGTGTTTGATATCGGCCATTAGATTATTGTCCTTCTGCTGGTGCAGGCTGTTGTTTAGCTACTTGGTCCAAGAATGCATTTAGCTTGTTGAAGATTTTTCCAACAGCTTCCATTTCAGCGGCTTTAAATGCGCCACGTGAACTTGCTACATCGATTACTGAACGTAGACCTGCTAGATCTTGTACAGTTAAATCTACAGATGCTGGTGCTTCTGGTGTAGTTTGTGCTTCTGGTTGTGTAGTTGTTTCAGTCATGTTTTTACTCCTTTGGTTGTAAGTACTATTATATATCACTTTAATGATTTACATACTTTAAAAGTGGACAAGCAAGCAAAAAGAAACTGGCTTCTTTTGGCTCTTCAAATCCAATTTTAATCTGTATTGTAAATTGATTATCAGTAAGTTGTAGGCACTCGCCTAGATAGAATCTGCTACGCAGATTTTCGTATATCCATTGTCTAACAGATTCTACGATATTATATTTAAGGTTTAATTGAAGATAATGGAAATGGGGAGGCGGATCACTCACCTCCCTGCACCCTAATACATTAAGGGGATTAATCTTATCTAAAGATAACATTAGGCTGTTGAAGTTTCCATATCGTAGTAGGCATAGCTACCAAACGGAGGAACAATAGTGTCATTACCGTGGATAACAAAGATGGTATCACAGTAGTCTTCGTCACCCCAAGAGCTCCAAGGATAACCGTCTGTAAACATAATAAACTTCTTAGGACGGATATCATGCTCTTTCATGTAATCCCAGTTACAGTCAAATTCGGTACCGCCACCGCCCATGATCTCGTACTCGTCGATTTCGTCGCCGTTATAGCTGTCATAGTCTTGTTCATTATAAACCTTAGTGTCAAAACACCAGATCTTAATGTTAAAGTCTTTGAACTCTTGCATGATACCTTTGACTTCACCTAAGAAATCCGCACCCATTTCATCACTGATAGAACCTGACATGTCAAGTGCCACGCAAACGTCAATGCTAGTGTCAAAGTTACAGCCTGGTAATACAGCACCTGTCATTTGACCTTTGCGGTTAGGACGACTAAAACTAAAGTCATTTTTAACAAGGCTTTGAATGTTCATACGCAACATTTCACGCCAATCCATTTTAGGCTCGGTCATGTCTTTGATCATACGTGCAATCTCACCGGGCACATTACCTGCACCTGCGGCATTGGCACTTTGGATCATTGCTTCTTTGATCTCGTCACGTATCTTTTTCAGTTCTTCTTTAGAGTACTGTGGCTGTCCATCCTTACCGCCTTCTGGGTCCATATGATGATCCAACATTTGACCCAACTGGTTAAGTTGTTCTTCATCATACTTGTTGTAGATTTCGTCGTAGACCTGTTCAGCTGACCAGTTGTCATACTTGCGATCATAGAAGAATTTAACAGGAGGATCGTCACCGATACGGTCACGTTTTAAAATACCGTTAACACAATAGTCAGCGGCAATATTCCAAATCTGTTTTTCTCTACCTTCGTTACGCATCATGTGATCAAATACACAATGCAAGATTTCGTGTGCTACTACAAACTCAACTTGACGTGGAGTCATTTTCTCAAAGAACTCTCTGTTAAAATAGAAGTTACGGAAGTCAGTAGCGGCAGTAGGCAACCAATCGGACGCATCTATAAGTTTCATGCGAGTTGCCATATTGCCAAAAAACGGATGACGTAATAGCAAGCCTACTCGGGCTACTACAATTTTGTCAATAACTGGATCAGTACTATATGCCATTTTATGCTCCTAAATGTTTACTGTATATATGTATTATACAGTCATTCTGTATAAAAGTCAAGATAAAAGGTGCATCTCTGCACCTTTTATTGTCTGCTTATTTGGTTTGAGCAGCCGCAATGTACTTGCCAAACTTAGTATGGAAGTCATCAAAACATGCAATCTCATCTGGATCCAACGGCAATTGATATTGTGTCAATGCAAGTTTGGTACCCATAACAACCAATTCTGTTTCAAAATTATCCATCATGAACTGGAAGAAGTAGTTAACCTTGTCGTTAAACTTCTTGTCGTTCTTGTCAGCGGCGTCTTTGAGCTCATAGCACAATGACACAGTCAAAGAGTACATGGCACTAATTTCTTTGGTGTCCATTTTCTTAACCTTGCCTGCAAGGATGTCTTCTGGCTTAGGCAATTTAGAGCTAATCTTACGATGAGCCATAAACTTAATAGCCAAACCTTCTCCAACTGCACCCGCAATCAAATCGGTCAATGTGTCGTTGCTAGTGTCGTCATCTTCCAACAACTCGCTAACAAAAGACCAGCTACGTGGAGTAGCAAAGGCACGTGAGCTAGACTTTGGATCAAAGTCGTACAAGTCTTTCTTAGCAAAAGTAACATAGCCTACAACGTCCTGGTGAACGCGATTATCGGTAGCCCATTGTGACCAGTCATCAAAGTCCACACGCATTTCCAAGTGAACAAAACGGTTAGCCAACGGAGCAGGCATACGATAAGTAACGCCTTTGTCTGCTTCTCTGTTACCAGCGGCAACAATCAAAACATTATCGGGCAGTTTATATTGTCCAACACGACGATTCAAAATCAGCTGATAAGCCGCGGCCTGTACGCTAGGAGCCGCAGAGTTCATTTCGTCTAAGAACAAAATAACGTGGGGGAATTTGGATGCAAACTCTTGCGTAGGTAATTCGGAAGGGCTACCCCAAACCATAGTACCTGAGTTGCTGTCAAAGTAAGGAATACCTTTAATATCGGTAGGTTCCCAAAGACTCAAACGAATGTCAATAACGTGAGCATCCATTTCTGCGCCTAACTGATGAATGACATCAGACTTACCAATGCCTGGAGGACCCCAGAGGAACAAAGGACGCTGTTTCTTAAATGCCTTACGAATAGCGTTCTTCGCACCGTTCGGGCTCACTTGACGATTGATAACTTCTGCTTTTGCCATACTAGCTCCTGTCTGTTAAAAAATTGAACTGCTTTTGTTTCGCAGTATTAGTATTATAACGCAGAACACTAGAAAAGTCAAGAACTTTTTTAATTATTTTCTTCTGTGGCTTTTTTGCGACTCATTGCTTTGGTTACGCCGTACTTTTGGACATCACCGTTGAATAAGTATAACTCAAAACACTTTCTTTCCGAAAGTACAGTTATTGAGCGATCTGTTAAGAAATATGGACAGTCTATAAATCTATCCAAAAATATAATCACTTGCGGTTTTAAATCGAAGCCGGTAGGAAACGGAACTTCGTAAACAGCCAAATCCAATTTAGTCCTTAAAAAGTCCAAACCTTTTTCAGTTAGACGTAGACCACCTTCGCTTTTGGTTCTGTTGTTTTGCCACCACACACGCATACTAGCACTAATATTTTCCTCAGTCAGAGCCATATCGGCTTGCTTTAAGAATATCTTAGTGTAGGTTTTTCTGTTCACTTTATTTCTTCGCCTGTTGTTAATTTATAGACAGCAAAGTCTTTGCTGTTGAATAAAGTGTTTAATTTTTTAGCAAGATTATGTGCATGGCCAGGATTTGAAAAACTGACTTTTTTATACTTGCTACCTGGATAACCACTTAGACTGTTTTGACTTTTTAAGTTAAAAGGTTTTCCTAAATAGAAAACTGCCCAAATAGCTTCCGCTTCTAGGATTTGATCACTCTTATACGTTTTTTTATTAACGCTTTCAAGTACTACATTTGGTTTAGGTCGACTCATGATATACGTATCTCCAGATAACTACGTATATATTTATCGCATTTACATCACTTTTCCGGCCAAACTCCGCCATCCATTTGTACAGTAACCACTGGATCTTCTTTGCTTTGTGACTGCATAAGACCTTCATAATTACCGGCTAGTCTAGTCATTACCAATGCAAGTGTATGATGTATATTTTTAGCAGTGGCAATGTCTAATCTAATTTCTCGTTGATTAGCAGTATCAGCCGCTTTGACCTGATTCATAAATTGTGTCAATATTGTAGTATTGATTTTATCTGTTTGCATTGTTTAACCTATGCTTCATTTCCATTTCAGTTTTAAATGGACCTTCATATTGATAACGCTCAACTGTGATAAGTTTAGGACAAAAACTCTTTACCCATCCTTTATCAAATTTAATAATATAATAACCTGCACAATAAACTGATTTTGATTTGTTACTCTTTGTAAACAAGGGTAAATGTTTCTTTACATCGTACATGGGATTGTACGGAACACTACTAGACGGATAGCCGTGCACCTCTCTATCTACGTCTGCGATTTCTTCGTATTTCTTTTTTGCTACAAAGAAATTAGATCCAAAAGTTTCAAACAATTTCTTTTTATTATCAAAAACTGTAATAGTATCTTTTGAACTAAAAATAAATTTCTTTTGCTCAGTAAGTTTTAGAACACCAACTTTATTTTCGTCTTGTTCAACAATCCAAAATTTTCCATCAACTACGGGTTTTGCATGTATCTCTGTCATTTTATGTACCTTGCATTTAGAGGTTTAGCATAACTATCTGCCTGATCAGAAATTTTCTGTAGGTCATATAGTTGAGCAAATTTTAATAATCTAATACCAACTTGTGTTACATCTTTAGTAACAGCATTAGTAGAGATTGTTTCTTTAATAATATTACGAATATCTTCGGGTTGTTGTGTAAGATCAATAAGTTGACGATTACGTTCGTAGTCTTCTAGTACACGATGTTCTGCACCGTTATGGTCGACCCAACGTTGGAGCATGAGATTGTTCCACGCGAACCCCTTGTTATTTCTATCGTTAAATGCTTCTTCTAATTTATTCTTACGAACCTTAGGATATGCACTAAACACGTTATCGCTAGTGTCACCGCGGATGCATTTTTCAAATAATAACCACTGCGGATCTGGAATAGCCTTTTCTGCTTTAGTTTTATTGTCAATTACACGTTTGCCTTTTTTGTCAAAGATGCCTTCGTGTGTAATTGTAGTTTCCATTACTCCGTTGTATTGTTTTACGTTCGGAGCAATAAGTTGCACAAAATCTGTATCTGTCGAAATGATCACATGATCGTCATTTGGATGACTTTGTATCCAACCGGCAATCAAATCATCTGCTTCTAATTGCTGATGTTGTAATACTGTGCAGTTAGTCTTAGTAGTAACAAATTCTTTAAACTGATCAAATGATTCCCAAAATAGGGTTTCTTCTTCTTGTTCTTTTACTGTTTTAGCGGCTCTAGCTTCTGCACGTTGAGCTTTATAGGGCTTATAATAGTCCTTACGCCAGCTTCTACCTTCGAGACAGAAGACCACATGACTACCATTAAAGTCTTGCCAAGCCTTGCGGATACTGTTAAGTGTAATATGGAATGCCATGCCTAGCTTAGTGTCAGCGTCACCTTTGATGACGTGACGGGCACGGAAGAATGTGTTAGCAGTATCTACTAGAATATATGTCATGAAACTTCGCTTTTACCTTCGGTTAACTTACGAACATTAATATAACCAGCACCTCGGTCAGTCATATCAACACCTTCTTCATTGGCTACATCTTTGCAGAGACCTCTGAACCAACGATCTACAATTTCTTCGTCAGCATCTCCGTCAAATCCGTAACCAGCTTGTTTCAATTGTAACACAAAAAGGTCGTTCCAGTCAAGCTCAAAAAATCCATTACGCACATTATCTGGATTTACTTTGGTATCTAATACAGCCACATACGGTTCACCTTTGGCAGTAGCACGTTCTTTTGGAGTAGCTTTAGCAAGCTCTTCTGCTTTCTGTGCGGCTTCTGCGGCAGTTGCCGCTTTATTTGCCATCTCTATTGATTCTTCTGCTTGTTTTAATGCGGCTTCTGTTCTGGCTTTAATTTTATCAATGCCAAACAACTTTTCAATCCATTTATTCATTAGGTTCCCCATTCATTTTTAAATAGTGGTACTTGTAGTCTATCACTATATCGTAATCCGTTTTTCATTGCTAGTATTGCTACATTCTTATTATTCATTGCGTAGACACTTTCAACACCGCCCACTGGCATTAAGTATACATGTCCTTTGAATCCTTGTTTACGATAAGCCGCAATAGCACATTCTGCATCTGCAAAATCTTGTTCTGTAGCAATAACAAACTTTAAGTAGGCTGTACCAACTTCTTCATACTCGCAAACTACTTCCGGAAGAATAGCTTCTTCCCACTTTTCACCACTACATGGAAGTTTAGCACTCACACTAAATGTAATTTCTCTGTCCGGCCTATACCCTGCTTTAAGCCAACCAAATTTTAAATATTCTTTAAATTCTGAAGTAAGTTTTTGGGTACCATTTGTTTCAAATGTAATCTCTTTCAAACCCGTCATCTTAGGATTTTCTAGCAAGTCTGGATAAGCACGTTGCCACCCCAGCAGTGGCTCTCCACCTGTAATAACTAAATGCTCGTCCCGCCACCCCTCGTAGGGTAACATGTCCATAATACCATCGGCAATAGCATCACTTGAAAGCATTGCACTAAGTTCTTTAAAACGAGGATCCCAACTAGCATAACTATCACAACCTGTGCTAACAAGTGGAAGTTCTTTGTAATTTTTAAATTCTGAAATTTTATTTGCTATCGATTCAACTTCAGTACTTAATTCGCCACGTGGCATACCAAAGCCTGCACATTTAAAGTTACAACCAAATGTACGCAAGAAAACAGACGGCACACCCATGTACCGTCCTTCACCTTGTACGCTATAAAATAATTCTGCTATTTTAATTTTGCTCATCTTTTTTCCTAAATTCCTTTACATCTATTATAGCAGATTTTAATGCTTCTGCATAGTTCAAACTTTGTTGTTCAGTCATACTAATAGTTGTTTCAGTTTTAATATAACCTTTAGTCCATAGTGTCCAAGTTAACTTTAACTTTCTCCAAAGACTGTTTATGAGACTTTTCCAAAACCACTCAAACTCTTGTAACCAAATATTATCGATATCATATTTAGGTTTTATAGCCTCAGACCAGCAGTCACTTTTAGTAGTTACAAATATTTGAACATTGACACCTGTTTCATCGGCTTCTATCCACACATCGTGATCGTGATCAGGTTGCCCACATTCGCAGACAATTTTGTATACTTTTGCATCACCCCAACTACGTGTTTTTAGTATGCCTTCGGCAGGTGTTTCTATCTTCATGCTTTTAAATTTTCCATTGTAGCAATTTTTGCAATACGTTCACCAAAGTCTTGATCATTTGTAATAATGTATGTAGTACTATCGTTACGATCACTCTTGCGATCATAACGTCTAAACTCTACAACCTTACCACCCACTGCTGAATAAACTTTAAAATTTAATACAGGATCATCATTAATAGTTTTTTCTTCAGCACTACTAACTAGTCGATTTTGTCGACTGGACGTTTCATATATGTCTTGTGCGCTGTTTATCCAATCTCGAAATTTAAGTTTTAACCAGTTCATAATTTCATAATTCTTTCTAAGACTGCTTTTGCATCATCAAACTTATCACTAGCCAACTTATTTTCAATCTGAACTTCGTAATCTTCACGAAGTTGACGAAGATATGGGCGCATTTGGTAAGTGGCATAGGGTTGTGTCCATCGGATTGTGTATAGGTGTTGCGGATTCATTTACAGCTTTCTAAAAAGTTATCAAGTTGTGTAACAGCTTCATTGAAGTCGAGTGCTATTACTTTAGCTGTTATTATACTATCTTTAATCTGCATGTCAAATGGTATTACGCCATTAAATCGAAAATCGTCCGGGACATCGGTTTCAACAACGAACTCTTGTAAGTTCTTTGCCCGATGTATAAGATTATTTGCCATATCTACTGAGTTCATTAGTCTGTCTCCCCGCCTTCGCTTTCAACAACATCAAAAGGCCATTTGTTAGTATTAGATTCTTGCCACTTTTTAGCGGCTTCTGCAAGTTCTTCTCTAGTGCGTAGTTTAACGTTTTCCTCGATGACTGTGCCATCTTCTTCGCAAAGACTAACTTGATACGGAGCATCGATAACTAGATAGTCATCTTCAAACTGCCATTCGTGATTGCCTTCGTATAACCATGCCGCACCAGCACGTTCCCACTCGAGATCGCCATCACCTTCTAGGTAACATTTTTTGATACGTTCTTGTTCTTCTTCAGTAATGTCATCACTAAATTCAAACCAGCAAGCGTGTTGGTCGTCTAGTTCTGCACCCCATCCGCAGTCCATTTTAGCATGAGCTTGCAGATCACCTTCTAGAGGCAGATTACAATCCATATCTTCTTCTACAAAGCCTTGCCCCCAGCGATAGTGATCATCGATGTTAAACCAACTGATACTGCCGTCCGCATTGTCGCGGAACATTTCAATGTGCCAGCAAATGCTTTTTTTATGTAAGGGTTTGATTAGATATACTTTACTCATCATATCCCTTTCCAAAACCCATATAAATTTGAAACCAACCGACGATCAATGTAATTGATAAAGCGTGGGGAAATTTATCAACAAAAATTGCTAGGCCAAAACCTTTAACAATTCCAATACTGAACTTATCACCGCTTCCCATTATTCGTCCTTAAAGTCGACAACATTGCCGTCTTCGTCTGCACAGATAATACGTACAGTTTCTCCGGCTTCGTTCTTAATTTCGATAGGACCCCAAATCCACCATTCGGTATCATCGTTGTACCAACTATCGTCTTCGCGATCTTCTAATTCATAGACGCTGTTTTCTTCGATAAAGTCTTCTAACTCTGCTCGTTCTTCTTCAGTGACATCTTCAAACTCAGTATCAAACCAGCAACCGCCATCAAACATTTCAACTAGCTCGACACTTTCAATATTGTTAATTTCGCAATCTAGCATATTGATACTGTCTTTACGACCATCACCGCCGGGAATTTTTGTAAATTCAAACTCTGGAGGATTGTCGTCTGTAGTTTCTACAGTCCACTCGCCATAACGGAAACCGTTAGTGACTGTAAGTTTGCCTTCGCCTTCACGTCGAACCCAATGTTCAACTTCCTGGCAAGATTTTTTATAATGTGTGCTAACGGTCCATGTTGCCATGTTTTTCTCCTTAAACGTCTAGGGGTAATGTGTTCCACTCTTTAATAAGAGCAATGACTTCTTCTTCGGAGTTGCAAAGAGTTTTGGTAGTTTTCCAATCTTCTTTTTTATCTCGTCCACCAATTTCTACCATCCAACCGTTATCGTAACGATTGATAGAAATATTTTCATTTACTTTTGCTAGTTTTGCTAGTTTTGACATTTAGGTCTCCTTATCTTGGTGCAAATTCTTGTTGAAGTTTAATGTTATCAAAAAACTCTTTCTTTGTATGCGGGTCAGTGTTAAATGCCCCTTTTAAAACTGTAGTCTGTGTTAATGAACTATGTGCCATAATACCGCGATTTTCACAACATCCGTGAACTGCTTGAACATAGACTGCTACATTTTCTGATCCTGTAGCTTTTTGTATTTCTCGTGCTATGTCATTACACAATTCTTCCTGGAGGGTTCCTCTACGACTACACCATTGGGCAATACGTGTGTACTTGGACAATCCAATGAGTTTTTGGGCGGCGATGATCCCAATATACGCAACACCAGAAACAGGCTGGTGATGATGGCTACACATGCTACGAAGCTCACTCCTAACCACCAACATACCCTCATACCTATCTTCACTATCATTTGGAAAAGCTGTCGCATCTGGTGCCGGGTCATAACGTCCTGCCATTACTTCGTTAAAATACATTTTAGCTAGTCGTCTAGCAGTACCTTTACTATTGGGATCGTTTTCTCGATCTATTAGTAAACAATCTAACACTTTTTCAAATGCTAGAGTTGTTTCGTTGATTAAGTCTTCTTTCATTTTGTCATCAATGTATTCACTGATGTTGTCTCCGGCCCAAAATCTTTTACCATTACGTTTCATTACAAAACCTAAATAGTTATGTGCTGTGCCTTCTTGATATCCGCTATCGCCGTACATGGCGTCTAAACCTGTTTCTTTTTTATCTGTCAATTTTATTCTCCGAGTTAATGACGTGGATGTCTTTGTGTTATTATACTACTTTATTTAGGTCGTTGTCAACTGTTTCCCAACATTTATTTTCATAATCCCAGTGTCTGTTGTCATGAATGTTGCCACTTATATTGTATCCAAACAAACCAAATTCGATGCGTGGTCCTGCATGACTGCACCCTGTCCAAGATAGATCTACAGTAAAAATAAACCATTCGCGAGCATAGTAGTACAATTCTACTTCCCAAGATTTATTTTTACTAATTGCGCCGTGCCAATTGTATAAGCCAATAAAGTTTTCGTGTTTGAACGGATTTAAAAAACTAAGATTAAATTTTATCATTTGGAATTTGCCATGCGAGCTTTGCGGCATGCTTCTTTTATTTCTATACTAAAGTCTGGACTAATCTCACTCCAGGTGCAGTCAATCCGAATAATCTCGCCTTGTTTATGCCTTGGCGCAAATAGCCAAACTATTGGTAAGCTGAATATGACAAATAAGACAATAACAATGTTTACAATCTTTCGCTTAACAGTATCTTGCATAAGTCTGCATCCTTTTTTGATTTAAATGTAAACAGCATACAGTCTGTGTCTGGATGAGATTCATATCTATTTCCAGGCAACCCAAAAACTTCTAATACTAGCGCACAAGTCTCGTTCCACCAAAAACCGTTTTGATTGTCCCAGTTGATACAAACGTCATATTCATTTACTGTCATTGGATCTAACGCTTGTGCATGAGTCGTTCCATAATTCCTGAGCTTGTCTTTTGTATTCATCTAGTTCGATTTCTCTACAGCGTTCTTGATATTGTGCTTCTGTTAAAGTGTGACTGCCATCACACCAGGGTTGATTGATAGTACGTCCGCAAGTGCATTTACTCATTTCTTATAGTTTCCTTTTTCTGGAATAACATGTCTAACTCCTCCACGTGGATCTTCCATATCACCGTTGCGTCTAGGAATCATGTGTATATGCGGATACATTACTGTTTGTCCAGCAGCCTCGCCAATGTTCTGTCCGACATTAAAAGCGTCCCACCTGCCCGATTCGACTCCCATGTAACCGAATTTGTATGCGGCTTTGTAGCAGTCCCAAAGATGGTCCCAGTCTTCTTTGGTAGGCACAAATAACAGATGTCCTTCCGTAACTGGGTATGCATCTCGGAAGACCCAATAGTCTTTGGTTCGGTATTCGATACCTGTCCACGGTGCTCGTTTTTCATCAAGTGCCCTTTCAATATCAGTTGTCATTGCGCCAAAACTCTTCCCACGGATAAACTAACCAACAATCTTCTTCTGCTTTGTTAACTTCCCAAACGCTATAGTCAACAGTTTCTTTACTGGCCATATTATTTGTCAAAGTAGCAAATCGAACATTATGTCCCCATGTCTTTGTCCATTGATTGTGATCAGGAAAACAACCACTTGGCCAATCTTGTTTAATCCAAGCAATAGTCGATCCTTGGTCATTAATATCGTCTACAATGAGGATATTTTTAGGATCTTCTTCATGACCAAATGCATCTTCAGCCATACCTAGATCGCTAGTGCAATCCCCGCCATCGCGTAGACTAACTTGTAATGGACGCATAGGAACACCAAAAAACTGACTTAACATTACTGCGGGAATTGCACCACCGCGAGTAATGCCTACAATATAGTCAGGCCGCCATTGGCTAGCAATGACTTGTCTAGCAATATCTAAACAAGCACCCTCGACGTCTTTCCAACTGTAGTAAATTTTTTTCATGCAGTTAAACCCTGTGCAAGACTTTGTAATTCTTCTTTGGTCATAAAGAAGTTATAGGTTTGACTATCTACAACTTCACCGTCTTTTAAATTTTCTTGAACAATGTTAAGACTAAACAATCCTTTTGGACTTAGTACTTCGTGTTTTTCCATGCGTACTCGAAAACCGTCATTTTCTTTAACAATAATTTCTTTGTAGCTATCTCTAACTGATTCATGTAGTTGCATTGTCATCTCCTTTAAGTGCATCAAATGTTCTATACTTCCCTAATGCATGAATATATTCATCATACAGTTTCTTTAACTTAGGGTGCTTCTTTTCTAGTTTAACATCTCTTTCTGGAATTTGCAAGACTTTTTCAATTGTGTCTAACCGTTCTTCTAAATCTCGCCCGTTAATAACCATATTACCTTTAACTTCTATAGTAGCCGGTTTGGTTTGATTAACAGTCATTACAGCATCGTAAGGAGTGGTAGTAGTACCAGTAGTCCATATCGCAGTGGTACTAGTACCGGAACCTGCTGTCAAAAATTGTCCAGATGTTCCTGTAGCAGTTGTATAAACCTGTCCGCTCAACTGCGGAGGCACTGCTCCGTAGGTTGACGAACTGACAGTACTACCAACTAATCCGTTTTTAATGTTGTTTCCGTGCTTCAAGGTAGTTGTCATTGTGTATCCATTTGTTATTAACAAGGAATCCCCATTCTCTTGTTTGCGGGCCTGGCATGAACAAGGTCCATGCATTTATGCCCTCTTTTAATTCAATGCGATGATAACTGTTAGGACTACAAATCCTAAAATGGCCGGGTCCACGCCACTTACGAATCTCGCAATTTTTTGTACCATCTGGGTTAAACTGTGGAATCCATTCATAATATCCACCTTTCAAAATGAATGTAGCATAGGGCCACGGATGATCGTGTATGTCATCTGGGTCGCCTTTTAAAAATTTATGTAAAAATACATTAAACGGAAATGTCTTACGGTCTTTCAAAAAGATGTAATAACGTTCCAAATATGGTTCGTCATCAACACGATCCATAATAATACGTTTGCGATCGTGCCGTTCTAAAAAAGAAAAGAATTTGTTTTTAATCTTTTGGACTATCATAATCATCTTTCACTAACTTATATGTTGTTACAAATTTTTCGTAGGCAATCTTTAATCCGGGATATTGTTCACACATGGCCTGTACTCTATTAAAGTCCGGCAAACAATTTACAAATTCTTCCGTTGTGCCCCAATTATATCCTGTACCAGCACCGCTTATAGTTCCAATACTAACAGTACCAGATGACGTAAGACCTCCACTAATTGTATAGTTACTAATATGAGTTCCGCCATTGCTGATAGTAATGGTATCGGTGCTACCGGCTGCCCCTACACCGGTGTAATAGTAACTACTAGCACCTGAGCTCATGTTCCAGGTGCTAGTATCAATGGTAGTTATTTCCTGTGCAATAATACCTGGGTCACTTGATATTGTTATACAGTCCTGTGGCTGTGAAGTATTGCTCACGTAATGCCTCCGTTTGTTTTCTTAGCTGTGGTAAGAACTGATCGTAATGATTCATATACTGCATGATCTTATTGCAAATAGCAGGTCTAGCAGAATCATATGCTTGGTAGCTTTCAGTCCACTCACTTGGATACTTAAAAGTATCAAATGCCATTTCACTATAGCTTAGTCTGTCTGGAATCATAGGAATAGCATCCACTACGGCACCTTCATACCAACTAATACCTAGTGTTTCTTGTAAGTTAGCACTGAACACCATCTTTGCTTCGCCTAACAAGTTATGATATTCATTTTTTGTTAGCTGTTGATCCTGACACACTACAAATTCATATTGTGGTAAGTGTGTAGCCAAGTCTCGAAAAATCTCAACTTGTTTCTCTGGTGCAATACGATGCGGAAACAGAATAAGGTCACGCTTGGGCATGTTCTTATACATGGTTAATGTACTATCCATATATTCCATAGGCCAGCCTGTGCGTACTACCTTACTGCTTAATATGCGTTGTTCTTTGTCATTTACAAATGTTTCACAAAATAAATTAATATGAAAATCTGTAGCAAAGTAGTTGTGATCAAATGCGTGAAAGAAACTCATTTCAGCATGCCTAACCCAAGGAGCATTACCTATTAGACGTCCTAAAAAGTCTTGAGGATCATAACTGCCAGCATGCCACAAGCCATGTGTTGTTACTGGAATGCCCAGTAACTCACTCATATACTTTAGGTTGATAATTCCTGGATGCCAAGCGTCAGTAAAAATAAAATGATCGCCAGCCTTGATGGATCCTGCACAAAAAAGTCTTCCAAGCTGTTCAACTTGGTTTGCCTTATAGATATTAGTACCCCCAAAATTAAGAAATGCACCAGGAGTAGTGGCGCTAGGAATATCGCTAGGGCCTGAGATAATCGTGACATCGTGTCCTTTCTTTTGTAGGGTAGCAGGAAGATGAGTCTTCCATTGAGCCGTATAGCGAGTTTCTACAGGCTCAAGGTCTACTAGATAAACAGTTGCCATTACTGACGACCGTTCCTGTAATTATTATTGCCTCGTGGTTTGTTGTTCCACTCCTTGCGTTCGAAATTACGGGGACGTTTACTATATTCGTAATCTCTCCAAACTTTTGAACCCCTATTATAAAGATCCGCTTCATTAAACGGTGCCAAATTAAACCTGCAAAAATTAAGCAGGGCCTCTAGATCGTCAAAAATCTGAACGACTTCTTTTTTCATCTTTATTTCCTTAAATTAATATTTGATGAATGAACCATTTTCTCCGTCTTCGGAGACTTCAATCCAGATCTCACGATCTGGATACTTCTTGCTAATAACGTCATATAAATCATCTGACATCATTTCACAACTCTTATAATCAAGGCTTAGAACGGAACCTTGACCATTATACAACGAAGTGAGCCATCGCTTGAACTGGATGAACTCGACGTCCCTGTCATTATGTTGCACACTGAGCCACACCCTGAAATGAAAGATGTGACGATGAGGAGTACTAAGAAACGATACGTCATATTCATCTCCTGTAGCTAGTTTAGGATCTGTAGCCGCTGCCGGATAGCAGTGAATACCTTCTTTCTGAAAGGTAACCCAGATCATTTTATTTGGTCTAATGTCTTGTTTGATAATCATTTTAAGATAGTGTCATTTTTGTAATCTGCCCACGGAGTGAACTTCTTACGGTCTTTAAGATCGTGTAGGCTATGAGACCACACGCCGGGATTGGTTGCTTTAAAATCTTTGTCATCAATTTTAAGCATTGTATTATAGTTCCAAAGTTTAATATAAGGAATAGGTATGCGAATTTGTGGAATAAAGTTGTCGTAGTCGTTCAATCCACCGTCATTAAATTCCTCTACTGCACTTAGTGGAATATCTAATGAGCATAGATATTCTCGATCTAAAAAGTATGTAATCATATCTTCCCATTGTTTCCAACCTTCGTAGTCATTCCATTGCGGATTAAAACTATGATTAGCGCCAAAGAAGATATGTTTAATGTGTTTAGTTGTGTCAAGCAGAGCATTTTCATCTCCGAGCAAGTGTTCAATAACTTGCTCGTTATGAACACCGGTAACAAACAATGTACGCATACCAAATGCAGGTGTATGCTCTACCTCGTTACCGATGAAGAAGTTTACTGCTTCACTAACGCCGTCTGTATAATCACGTTTCATTCGAATAAACTCGGGTTAAGGACAATTTCTTTAGGTTCAACTTTAGCTTTCTTTTCTGGTTCTAAGTTAGCTTCAATTTCAAAGTGTATTTCCGCATGTGTTTGTGCGTTTACTGTCTTTTTGCCTGTAGCACCTCTAGTACCAATAATACTCATCCAATATCTACTGTATTCTTCTACAACGGCATCAGCAATGCCTCTATCACTAGTTGAAAAGATTGCTTCTACTATGTCCTTATAATACACTCTATCAAAGCGTTCGTCAACCAACATGGACGGCATTTTGCCCAAATCATATTGACGATTGGCTTCTTGGACTGCATTTAAGTGCATCCAAACATTATGTCCCATCATTAGAGCATAGCTAAAACTATCCCAACTAGTCCGACCTTCTTTACCATTCTTATTTAGGTCGCCTGGCTTATAGATACAAATATCTTTCATCTGCATTTGATCGATAATTGGACTTGACTCAAACTTTTCAAAGATTAAATCTTGTAAGACAGCATCTTTAAACAGGCGAGTATCGGTTGCATACTTCTTATCGTCTGCTGATGCTTGCATACGATATACCCATTTAGTGCGATCGTCTGTTTCTGTATTAGTATAAATTTGACCATTGGCAGTTGCTAAGAACGGACTAGCACAGTCAAAGCTAATAGTAAACTGATCGTTGTGATGTTTACGCACGGCACGTTGAATGTCTGTTAATAACACAGCCCATTCTAATTTGCTTGTGCCTAGAAAGTGCATCCAGTCTTGATGACCTTTTTCTAATAATCCGTCAAAGCGTAATGCTACTAGACGTTTGAGTACAAGGTGGATATCACACATGTTCTGTCCGCCCATACCCCAACCGTTAAATGCACGATCACCGTATTGTTTTGGATCACAATATTTCTTCATATGCTGATACCAACCTTCAGCATCAGTATGGTTTTCACCTTGCAGAACATTTAAGAACTTACAGTTGCCGTTACGATTGTTAATAAAGTATTCATTATTAATAAAAGTACCTTGAACTGCTTCGTTGTATGTGCTAATACCAGTTGCCGCACGACCGTTAGGACTTCGAGCAACCCACGCTGGAATGTCAAGACCCATGCCATAGTCCATTAGACTATCCATCCAAGTTAAAACTTGTTTACGTTTTAATGCGGCTTTAGGACAATTGGGATCTTTCCAGTCAGCAGGCCAAACACCTTTACCAATCTGGAATCCACCTGAGTCACCTAATACCCAACTTGTAGCACGATTCCTGTTACGGAACATGTCTTCAGTTTCGTCTGGTTTATTAAGATCTAAGTTAGCATGTCCTGCGGAGTACAAGCAATGGTCATAGTAAAACTGACCTTTGTCTGGATCTAGATAGTTGAGACTTTCCACTCCATTAGTAAGACTTGCGGGAATACGTGCAGGATCAACATAGTTGCCGTAGCGTTGCTTGCCTATAAACGTTGAGTAGAAACCGCTAGTTGCAGGCAAAAAATATGCATAGTCATTCTGTAATGCTGTTAAGTTCTTATTCAATTTTGCCCCACTTTATTTTTAACCATAATCGCTCGTGAGCGTAATGGATTGCAGTTAATATCAAATGAATTAATACAGCATCACTCAAACCAGTCCATAGGGCCGTGATCAAAAGAGCAATAACTCTATAAGTAATTGCCCTAGTGATAGTTCTTTTATGGAGTTCGATCATTATTTGCTTTGTGCTGGTAAAATGTAGTTGTATTCTGTAACACCAGAATCAACTGTGATCTGCATAGCACCTGCATCACTGATCTTCATAGTAACGTTACCAGAAAGATTTAGGATGCTAATAACTTGTTGAACAGGCCATGCCCATGTATGCTTTAACTTGCCGCTAACATTTGCTTGGAATACAAAACTACCTGCGTGTGTACTTGCATCACCAAAGAAGAATACCAAGTTACCATTATCAGTACGAACTTGAAAAACAGTTTCGTCAGTGTGTACAGCCGCTTGTAATTTCAAACGCTGAATAGCAGTAACAGTTGGTTCAAAACTTACATCCCAACTTGCACCTTTGAACTTGACAGTCTTTAACTTTTCGTTAATGATATCTGCGTTCATAAAGCGATAGTCATTCTGGAAGTCACCAGTTTGATTTTCAAAGTGTAAACCTACAGGAATTTCTTCACCGTTACGTTGTGCCTTAGACACATCAATTTTTGCGTTCTCTTTATATTCTGGATTTTTCAAATGCAATGCCAATTTGTCTAATTGAGGCATACCAAATGTACCTTCAAATTCAGTAACTGCATTGTGAGCACTAGCAGTTACAATGACTGAACGATCTTCAGCCATTGACTCAATTGTTGTCGTAGTCTTATCCCCAGTGACCTTTACCAATGGTAAAAAACCTAGGCTATGTGTATGTGCTACGATGTCTGTTAAAATGTCCTTAATCATATGATTCTCCTTAGTTGTATTGTATAGTGATTAATATGCTTTGTCAACCTTTTAGAACTCAAATAACGAGTTAAAGGTATTCTTTTCTTCCGTACTCTTAATGTCCCAACCCAAAACACCAATAAGGTTTTCTAGTTTGTTATCAATAATAGTCTGTTCCATCTCTGCGTCATCAAATGGTAATTCCATAAACCATTTAGGCAAACGTAGTTCGTCTACAGGATACGCAACTGATGTAAAGCCAATTGGGTTTGGCTTGAGTTTACAGACAATAACTTTTTGTCCATCTGTAATCTGCATAGAATACTTGTCGCCATTCATACGGCGTAGAGTATTCCAGTTAATGCTGGCTCGAACATGTCCGGGCATGTTAGCTTTGCCTGCTTTGGCTTCTTTGGCTTGATAGTCTGTAATGTTATTAGCACGTTTTGGACTACCTTTCTCCCAACCGGGTCTAGCCTTAAACTCAGTACGGAACTTGGTAATGTGTTCTAATACTTCAGTTTCCGAGCCAGCAGTTAGTACACGTTCTAGAATATCACTTAAAAAGTTTTGAATAAATTCTGGTGTGTCACTACGCTTAAGGTCTAAACCCATAGCTTTGATCTTGCCAGGCTTTCCATCCACGTCTGTACGTTTGCCTTCTTTATCAAAGTAAAGAACAGCATAACGCTTCTTAGTAATGAATAACCCTTTAATAGCAACGATCTCACGACCTGCTTTAATAACTTCGCCGCGGCTTGGTGGACAATGAAATGCATGTTCCATAAAGCTAGGGAATGTTTTATTAACTTCATCGCCGACTTGATCGTATAGAGCAATAACGTTTTCTTTAGTCCACGGAATAACACCACTATCAATATCTTTCTTTAGTGTAGTGTACCCAGAGAAGTAACATGAGTCAGTATCGCCATAGATGATAGCTTTACCGCGATAATCAAACTCACCTGTAATAATCTCGTTTACTTTACCAGCCATGTGCTTAACAATCTGTCGTCCTGTTAAGGTAGTTGACTGTCCAATACGCTTGTCAAAGAAGCGACAACCTGCGTTAAGGATAGCACCATATAGACTATTTAGGTTAATCTTCTTAACCAGTTGACGTTTATCCCAGTATTCTTCTTCAACTTTGTTTTCTGCTTTGATACAGTCTTTGAGTTTGGCTTGCATTTCTTTACGTTCAGCATACCAACGCTTGAGAAGTCCTGGGATAATACCTTCTTTTTCGTAGGTAAAGATTGTACCATTGGCACTTAGCATCCAAGGTTGATTGCTGTCAAAGATTAACTGGTATACTTCAGCGGCAGAGTGTTCTGTACTATTGCCATCTTCCCAGTCAATCGTAATCGTTTTGTCAATACGCTGTTCCATAACAGCAGTATATTCTAATGATCCAAACATACCTTCCCATGCCGCGGCAAATGACTTTTTCTTAAGTGTCATTTGTTCGTGGATAAAGTTATCTGTCATGGTCTGGCGTAACTGTCCAACAATAGTTTCTGGGCCCATGTTAAGCGCACGAATAGCTGAAGGATAAAGACTGTTAATATCTAGTGAGCCAATCCATTCGTGAATGCCTTCTTTAGGATAAGCAACATAAGCACCAGCGGCACTGTTATCTGCATCTTCATCACGTTTTTGTCTATTAGGAACTTGGAATCCGCGGCGATGACATTCGTTAATAATAGCCTGCTCTGTTACAGCAACAGCACCCATAGTAGTCTGTAGTAGTACAGTACATTCATGTGCTAGGGTATTGGCAAGATCAATAAACTTTAGCTTGTCATCTAATTTGTTCAGCAACAACGTATCTTGTCTGTTATAAACAATAAACTTGTGGAAGTCATTGTTATACAGTTGATCCAATGTGCCTTCGTAGACAGTCTTGTTCTCGCCTACTTCCATTTCTCCGATAGCGTCCAATCGGTATGTGTGACGTTCTTCATATGTGTATTTGCGGTACAGCTCGAGACTGTCCAAATGAACGCGACCATGAAAGTCATAGGTAACAGCTTGTTTCCCATATTTTTCGTACTCTCTTTTCTTTGGTAGTTGTCCCCATAAACAGAAACGCTTGGTATCTTCTTTGCTGAGTACACGGGTTACACGATTAACAGTATATGGTACGTCATAGCCTTCACTGTTCCAACCACTTATAATATCTGCATCATCGATAAGATCGAGGAATGTTTCTAGCATGTCGCCTTCGTTGTCAAACAAGTGTACATCCGGAATATCGGACACTAGTTTAACAGCATCATCCATCTTCATGCCTTTAGGTGGCATTGCTAGAGTGATTAACTTGCCAAGCCATTTTAGGTAAACAGTAATCGCAGTGATTGGCATGAACGCATCTTCTGGAGTGCTATAGCCACGCTCTGGATCAAAGTCTACCTCGATGTCGAAGAAGCAGATGTTTAATTTAGGTGCGTCTTGATTTAAATAGTTTTCGGATAAGTGTACAAAGATTGGATTAATATCGCTTTCGTACAATTCTTTATTTGAAGCAATAGAAACTTCTTTGCGGAAGTCTTTAGTGTTCTTGCATACTACCTTAGTAAGCGGATCTCCATAGATTGAAGTAAACTTGCCTCTTTGATCCGGGTAGTAAAATGTGTAGCGTACAGGGTGTTCTTTATAGACCCGTTCGCCTTTGTCGTTTCGTTCTACGACTTTAATGGTGTCATTCTCTCTGTCAAAGAGAGCATCTACATAACTCATATTTCTCCTTATGTCATTTAGGGCTGACAAATACCTATTGTGCGGTTTATGGCCCGCCGACCTTTCTTATAAATTATTTAGCATTCTGATCAAGCCTACACTATCAATAGTGGTCAGCAAGATATAGTTAGCCAACATGCCAAAGCTCTTCCTAGTGAAGCTAGCCCATGCATACATAGCACAGCCACTAATCCAGATAGGATATAGTATAAGAAGAGGGGGATTAGGGACAGTGACTGCCATTGTGATTGAGCAACCAATACTAATAGCCCAAGCAAGCAACTCAATGCAAAAACGTAAAGGATGACTGCGCCAATCATCCCTGATCCATTGTATAGTTGGACCAAATATTGTATCAATCATTTATCCTTGCCTACGGTTACGATCAGTGTTTCAAGATCGTCAAAGTCGCTGAATACGTCATTCCAGTTACCTTTATGGGCAATTGAGATAGCTTTGTTAATTAGTGCGGGTTTGATTTCTAACTCTTCGGCAACTGCTTTAACAGTTTCTTTGAGTCCTTCTGACAGGCTTTCAATCTCATATTTGATTTGACAACCTTCGTTGATGAGTCTTTCTAGTTTGGCCTTTTCTTCTGGTCCATAGGTACGTGAGCCCATAACTTCTCCTTAGTAATGCCTTATTATATAGCCTTGTGTTGACTGTGTCAACTATATTTTATCCAATAGTTGGATCTATGCCTCTTGAACGGACGCCACCTTTTTTACGTTGTGCGGCAAGTTCTTCTAGACCATGTCTAATCTGTTCAACGTTCATTGCTAGTTCTGAAAAGTTTTTGGCAATCATTTCCCATTCTAAGGGACTAGCATGTTCTGCTCTCTTGGCAAGATCCTTTAACTGACCTGCCGCACGTAACATACGATACTGTAGCTTGCCAGGATTAGCACCTTGGTGGCTATGTACTAGCGGATTCATCGGCTCGTTAGGATCAAAGTCGATCGGGGCTTCTGTTAACAGCTCGTTTATTTTCATACGCCGTACTTGTTACGTTTTGGTTTAGCTACTGGACTTGTTTTATGTGTACCTGGAAGTTCTTCGCTACGTTTGCCAGACCAGTTTTCCAGTGGCCCACCGCCGATTACATCATTGGCAGCTACTACCATATCGTATTCTTCCTGAGTATACGTGCTAACTAATGGGTCTCCACCGATCCAGTTATCAGCGGCCATTTTTGTAGGATAGTCAGGTGCACCTGCTAGAGCAATACCCATTCTCCAGTTAAGATATGCTGACCCTGTACTTGAGTTTTGATCGGGAAACGTCATAGCATTTTTTAATCCAGCTTTGTGAGTTGGATCAATCTTTAGCATATGACCTTTTTTAGCTTCTTTAATAAATTCTTTTGCTCTCATAATAATATTTATCTAACTTTTGCTAGTCTAAGTGTTTTAAATACTGTAAACCACATCCAGCCTATATCAAACTCAAACCACCTTTTGCTGAGCTTGGGACTCGCTGGGTCCAAGTGGTGGTTGTTATGCAGTTCTTCGCCACCAATAACAATGCCCCAAGGACTAATATTACGACTATGATCTTTAGTTTTGCCATTACGATATCCCCACCAATGTCCTATTCCGTTAATAACACCAGCGGCCCAGAACGGAATCCATATCATTTGTACACCCCACACTATTAAACCTAAAGGCCCAAATAACAACAAGTCTATAACTAACATTAGGAGAATGCCCAGGCGACTGTGGGGTGTATAAATGTTACGCTCTACCCAATCATAAGGAGTACCTTGACCGTAAGTAGCAACCATAACTGCATCTTTACTAGCATCATGATATAATCCTGCGCCCTTAAAGAATACACGCCATATACCATATACATGTGGACTATGCGGGTCACCCTCAACATCACTGAATCTGTGATGCTTGCGGTGTATCGCTACCCACTGCTTAGTAACCATACCTGTTGTTAACCATAACCAGAAGCGCATAAAGTGTTCTAGCACAGGATTAAAAACAAATCCTTTATGTGCTTGTCCTCTATGTAGGAACAGGGTAACGCAAACAATAGTAATATGTGTTAGTATTAACGTATATAATATAATCATCTAGTATTTACCCAAAAAAAAGTGCTCACTTCCAGGATTCCCGGTAGCGAATCGGGCCGTCCTGCGCCAGCAGCCGGCGCACACTTTCGGTAACAAGTACCGGTCCTAAGGTGTGTTCATTGTATTATATCGTGATGTTTCTTCACGTATAACTTAATCAAATATCCTGCAATCTCATCTGCTTGTGCTTCGTGTGGGCTACCCGGAGCATCGTGATGATGTAGTTGTCCTAACTGATCTTGTTTGGCATGTACTAGCTCGTGGCATAATGTACGTAATATATCTATTAGATTACGATGTGCAGAATACACAGTCATATGATTCTTTTTAAAGTTATATGCACCTGTGTGATGTTCATCTTGTGCAGACTTAGTATCGTAACTAAACTCTATTGTAAAATCAGAACGTAATTGTAGCTTCTTAGTGGCAAACTTAAGAAAGTCGTGTATGAGTTTTTCTTTTTTAGGATCTGCGGATTCTGTGCTTTCATGTTTAGCACGACCAGCTTTCATGTTAGCCATCCAATGTGCTAATTGTCCTTTACGTCCGCCCTGCTTGGCAACTTTGCGTAGTGTGCTTACACTAGCCTTAGTTGGTACATGATAACGTTTGCTATCACCCTTATCTTCAGGATGTTTACCGTCAGCAAAGTTTTCAAATATTTCCTTTGCTCGCATTAGCAGTTCCAGCGACGGCGTGCCGCACAAATTGCTTTGTCTGGAGTTTTACTACAATCTATATGATGCATACGCTTTTGTCCAGCGGATCTAGAACAATAACTTGATCGACGCTTGGCACTTTTGCTACCACGCTTTAGTTTGCTAGGTTTTGTTGTTACAGCAGTTTTTAGTTTACTGCCTGGATTTTCTCTGCGATAGGCATTTACTGCCTTTTGACTCATACCTGAAGTCTTATCGTGTTTGTTGACTTTCTGCCAATCTTCGTTAACTGGCTGTGTAACAGCAAACACATATAGTTCATCGTCAGTAAGTGTTTCTAAATCTTCCCAAACAGCATCTTCGTTAACACCATTGCGTAGAGCTAGATCAGCTATGATTGATTCTATAAGATCAAACTCTTCTTCTAGTTCTGTGCTTTCATTCTTTACACAGTTACGTACTGAACCATTCTTACCTTGTTTTGTACCTGCGGCATGATATCCAGACCAGCACTTAGTAAAGCCATTGCTGTCTTTAGCACCTTTTTTGATTTCACTAAGATTGCCGTGTGATTCGCACATGCCGCAGTCAGGGCATGTCATTTCCATCTCAACTGATTCGTTGTGTTTCTTTCGACCAGCACAATGGGCACGTTGACTGAAACCTTTAGGGTGCGAGCAGTTAATACTCTTTTTGTATTTCTGACTCCATGCTTCAGTTATAAACTCATTTGCTCTCATGATCTGTTAAATCTCCAATAGTTAATGGAATACCACCTAGTCCAGCGCCGAATAAGGCTAGGCCATTATACAGGGCTGTAAGGATTTCTTGGACGGTCGGTGCCATCATCTTCTGGATAGACTGGATATTCATTTTCTCTCATTTTAACATTGAACGTAAAAACCAGCTGTGCTTACGATGTGCATCTTGACGATCTGCTAGGAAGTTAGCTAGACCAAACTCGCCAGAAGCATCAGCCATTTTGTAAACCATAGCCATTAACTGTGCTAGTTTGTCACTGTCAGCTAATAGTTCTGCTGCCATACTTCTTGCTTCTGGAACTGAGTTCTCATCTTCAACTGTAGTAAGCATACTAAACTTAGCTAGACTTGCTGGAGCATAAGCGCCACTCTTACGAATGTTTTCTGCAAAGTCATCAACACTTCCGTAGACTTCGTCATAGATTCTTTCAAATAACAAATGAAACTCGTAGAAATCTGGACCTTCTGTATTCCAATGAAAGTTTTGTGCCTTTAGTGCAAATGCGTATTCACTGGCAAATGCTATTTTTAATGCGTTTATTAGTTGTTCCATATTACCCACATATCTGTATAACTGCATAGATGCCAGTAACTAACAAGGCCTTAAGAGCCATATCGTCTGCTTCTGCATCTAGCTTGTCTGTTCTAACTAAATCTTCTAACAGTTCCTTTGCTTCATCAGGACCTACTTGTCCTGCTTGTAATGCTTGACCTATTTGATATGCCATATTAGCACGTTCAGCGGCCCAACCTTTTCCTGAGTTAATACATTGAATCAGTTCGTTCATTAGAATCTCCCTAGTACTGCACTCGCCGCACGTTCGGCCTGTGTAGTCATTAACTTTTTCTTAATCTCGCAATAGGTATCGCTACCCTGCTTTTCACTTGTACTGCGCTTGTAAAAATCATCTACTGTTTCTTGCATTGGTTTGATCAAACGTAATACATCGTTTTGTCTTTCGCCTTTGCTAGTACTATATAGCTCAAACCATTCTAAGTTATCTTTTATTTGTTTAACTTGTGGAGCATGTGGTTGTTTACAATCCAACTGTGCTACACTTTGACGTACATCTATAATCTTAGCTGACTGATTAGGATCCTGAAAACTAGGAATCATTTCCTTAATGCTAGCACAGCCGGTTAAAGATACTGCTACTACTAAGGCTAATAATCTCATTATTCAAGTCCCTTTTTAGCTTCTGCTAAGTTAACATAATCTTTAAAACTTAGGCCTTCTTTGGCATGCGCCTTCTTCATTTCTTTGTCAAGACTCTTAGTAGCACTTTTAACAACGTCGTTAGCCTTAACAGATTTGCCGTAGTATTCTTTCTTACCAGCATCTGAATCACTATTGCTACCATCACGTCCTGGAGGAGTTTGACTCTTATCCATTTCTGCTACTGACTGTACGCTTTCTGTTTTAGGAGCCCACCATTTGCCAACACCAAATGCCTTGTCAGCTTGATCTTTTTGCATGCCAAATGTGCGTCCGCTTGTGCTATATTTTGTTTTTGCCCATTTGCCGCTTTTAGTTTGTTTAATACCTAATGCGGCTGCTTCATTTTCTTGTCCTGGTTGTACATTATAAAAGAACATGCCAACCATTTGTGGTTTATCCTGCGGTGCTTGATATGCACTTCTTTTTGGTCTAGGATCGCCTGCGCCAATCCTATCATGTGCCGCACTGTAGTCCCAACTATCAGGGCCTTCATCGTTGCCCGGTGCAAGACTCATACCACTGTCATCATATCCGTGACGGCCTTCTTCTACGCTTTCGCCCATCTCATCATTAAACATGTCTGGTTGTAGAATGCCTTTACCAACATTATGATAAGCAGTCATGAAAGCATTGAACTTGTCCATCATATCACGTAAGCTAGCTTCGTCTGCATTGATCTTGATCTTGTTAACCTGTGCCATTACTTCATCTTGAATAGTATCAGCGGCTAACAAAAATGCATTAGCATCACCGCCTACTGACCCTTCTTCAAAACTTGTAATAACAGATTCTTTTGCAGGTGTATATGGATTAGCACTTTCCTTCACAATGGATAGGAACTTCTTCATATCATTAGCACCTTGCACAGGCTTCTTCTCAGCGGCCCCGTCAAAGGCTTGTAATATTTTCTTCATATCCATTTTGTCTATTCCTTACTTGGCCGCGTTCTTCCACATAGCGGCAGCGGCAATCTTTTTGCCTTTTTCGCCACCACCAGCAGCCTTGGCTACTTTGTCAAAACTCTTACCTGGCTTACCAATATCTCCGCCCTTCTTAGCTTTCTTGACTAATGCCGACTTAGCACCTTTGCTCATTCCTGCACTTGGCTTGGCAGCTTCATAGGCCATCATAGTACCACATTCTTTTAGGCCGTGTACTGGACACTTTTTACCTTTAGCACTATGATTGCATTTTTCATCAGCTTCTGCAACGCCTTTGCCACTATAATTCTTACCAGCAGTATGTTTAATACCAGTCTTGGTCTTTTCGATAGTGCCACCAGTGCTAGACTTTTTCTTTTCACCTGCCTTCATTCCAGCTGTACCCTGTGCATTTTTCTTTGCATCGTCAACAGTTGGGAAACCTTCTTTAACATCTTTACACTTGCACGGATCTTTATGGCAGACAGAACAAGTTCCTTCTTTCATCTTGCCAGCTTTCTTAGCGGCAGCGATTCGGCTACCTAAATATTCATCCTTGCCAGTTTCGATTTTGCCGTCACCGTCGTAATCTTTTTTGGCTTTTTTAACAGCACTTTCTAATAGTGCTTGAAGTTTTTGTTCGTAGTTCATAGATTCTTCCATATCAGTTTTTTCTTCATCTTCTTCTGCGGCACGAGCGGCAGTTTCCATGTCTCCAGTAATGTCGTCAACGCTGGCAGCAACTGCGCCTTGACCAAACTTTACTTGATATTCCATGTAGTGATAGATGCTGTCTAGATAGTCAGCAGCCTTGGTGATCTTTGCTTGTACCCAACCTTCTAGTGGCTGATTATCCTGAATCATTTGAAACAGTTTCATAGAGTGCTTGGCAGCTCTATATAGGTCTGCACGGGCCATTCCGCCCTCATCGTCTGGTTGTTGCATTTGTACTTGTGGTTGCATGGGTAACTCCGTTGTCTTTATGTATTTATCGTTTTACAATACTGCCACCGGTCATTAAGTTATCGCCGTCTAAAGCGTTAGTTCCGGGTTTTTGCATCTTAGGTTTTTTGTTCTTGTATACAGGACCTACACCTACGTTAGCCGCACTAGTAGCACCTGCACTAGCAGATTCTGCCATTTCAAGATCTTTATTCTTGTGCTTAGTATCGCCCTGTTTAGCGGCTTTCTTTTTGTCTTTGTGTGCGCCAGCGCCTGTGTTGATAGCATTTTTAGCCACAAAATTACGTGGCTTAGGTGCCTCAGCTTTTTTAGTTTTTGCTTCTAATAGTTCACTCATTTTCATGTTTTGTTCCTACCTTTTTAGGTTTGATTGGTTTTTTAGGTTCAATAAACGCTTTTGGTTTCTTATTATATTTAACGGCACGAACACCTTTTTTATGTTCAAATAATTCACGTAGCTTCATACGGGAGGTTCTCCTGTAAGGTACGGACGACTGAACCATAACTTAAACCATTCTTTAGTTCCAGGTTGTATGTTATGCTTCTTCATTAGTTCGCCTTTGCTATCTCCAGTAACACTTATATTACTGCCTTGATTAGCACGATACTCATGTAGTCTAGCTTCGGCGCCTAGTCCGCCCATGCCAGATAATATCTTTAGTTCATGGATTGGATCTTCAGGTGCAAGATAACAATCATCAGGACTATCCTGAATTAAATCTTGACTTGTTATCTTGTATTGTTTCATGCTAGTTTAAATGCTTTAAGATTTTTGCGTGGTGTGCCTTTGTTTACATCTACAGTTGAGTTTTGCTTAGTAATGATACCTACGCCGGCTGCATCTTCTTGTCTAAAGTCGTTGGCTTTTATATCGTCTTCTATGTCTTGAACAATCAAATGTAGAAGTTCTTTACTAGCACCATCACCCCACTCTAAACTTTTAATAATAGCGTGTGCGCCCTCTGAGCCAACTTGCTGTACAATGTGTGTTAGCATGGTCTTTGTTAAGTGTGGAAGACCTTCCGGACTACCTTCGGACTCATCTGTGGATCCAACTAGGTCGCCTCGACGTGCCGGACGATTCTTACTAGGACCGTCGTTACGCCATTGTCCTGCTTGTCCCATTTTGTATTTAGAACTGCCTGCAAACGCACTAGCTGGCAACATACTTTCTTCTACACCTTCTACAGGTGCAGCCACTTTCTTCTTTGCAGTTTTCTTTACAGGTGCATTAGAGTATGGTAGCAGGTATTCTGCTACAAGATCAAAGAATGGTTTACCTGCTACAGGAGTATCTGCTGGAACACCCGCGGCATTAGCAAATGCTTCACGATCGCCTTTTGTTACTGCGTCACGTAAAGCAGTAGCTGAACTTAAACGCGGTGTTGGCTTTTGTTTAATAGTTTTAAAGTTATAGAAACCATGAGCACCTTCTTTACCATTGTATTGAACAATAGTCTTAGTAACCCAATCTTCGTCAGTTAGGCAGAATAGTGTAACATCTCCGTGCTTCTCATATACTAGGCTAGCTAGTGTTAGCCATGAAGTTTCTGCAATAATATGTCCTTCAACTTCTGGCCATATGGCAGTCATTGCTTCTACTTTGATGCCGTATGGTAATGGATCCTTTGGACCTACTGTACTTTCATTAGTACCTACATACCAAATAGGACTCTTTGCGGCAAGTTCCCATGCGGCTCTATGTCCTTTATGCGGAGGGTTAAAGCGACCGAATATAATGGCAACTTCCTGCCCCATTCCTTCAAATAGTTGTCTTAGTTTCATAATAAGTCCTTAGGTCGGTGTCCAACGCTTGCGAGGTACAAGTTTAACGTGACCTAGCTGTTTAGTTTGATCTGCATAACGCACACGACCTTCGCCGTGCGTATCCCATATCTCACCTTGTTCGCCTTCGATTTGATCAATGATATCATCTTTCATTGCTTGTATACGTTTTACTAATGTAAAGATAGTTGCTAGTGCTGTTGGATTAGCCGCCACTAGATCATTAATCTTTTGTTGTTTGCCCGGACTAGTCTTTGAAGCTGCCAACCATTCTGTAAAATGTTTTGGACTTAGCGAGTCTAACTGTTTTGCTTTGGCTGTTTGATTTACATAAGTGTAGATAATATTTTTTAGGTCGCCTAGTCCCGGAAGTCCTTGTAGGAAACTGTCCATCTGTGGACCGTGTGCTTGTGCAAACTGTTCTACGGCATCAACTGCGGTAGTGTCAATCTTAACAGGCTTGCTGTTGTATATTGGACCAAGAACGATTAGTTGTGGATTGCTGTTAAACTGACTAAAGTCACTAATAGGCTTTTGACTAGCATCAGGCATACCAAACTCTGGAAAGAACGCATGTCCCACAACCATTACTTGTGCGCCACTGATGCGTTTACCTAGTGGACTATTAGCACGAACGTGATAGCAAGTTTGACTCTTTGGATTAGGACAGAATGTGTATACACCTTCTTTGTCTGCCGCAGGCTTTTGTAAGAACAAACCGTCAGCATAGACAAAACCCACAAAGTCACGTGGTGTTGCTTTATCAAACAGGGGATATAGGCTAGCGAACTCGCTAGCAAACTTATCACGGCTTGCTTTTTCTTCTGGAGTCTTTGGACTACCAGATTTATTAGCAATAAAATCTTGTACAGCTTCTGGGCTGTCTGTTACAGCACCTTTGCTCCAACCATTGTGTCCTGCTAATATTAAAGGACCGTTGGCTTCTGCACGACCCCAATATATTTGTGGATTGCCGTCCCACTTCATACGAATACTCTGTGCGCCTTCTTGACTGGCAAAGTCTTTAATATGACTTAGTGCTTCAAGTGTGCCTTTAGTACCGTGAAAGAAAACTAGATCTTCTAGGTGGTTAAATGCTCGACCTAACTGTTTAGGTGCTTCTGCTTCTTTAAACAGTTGTCTTAGTCTCATAGCTGTACCTTATCCAACATATGACGGAACCATTCGTTAGTTCCAATACGATAACTTTCTTGCTTGACTGGTACTTCTTTCCAGTTAGCATCTTCTTTGGCTTTGGCCAATAGTGCATCTGCTTCTGGTTTAGGTAATGCGGCAAGGATGGCTTCGACACTTCCTAAATCTTTAGCACTACCGTTAGGACCAAACAGGTGTTTGGCAACATCATCCAAGTTATCGGCAACTAGTTCACCCTTCTTACCTTCTGGTGTACGACTAAACAGACCTTGCCATGCTGACCACATATAGTTCTTTTGTTTGGCAAGTATGGCCATCATTAGTTGTTTGTTAACGCCCTTGTAAGGACTGTTATCTGGAATAGCATGGGTGTGAAATTTTGACACTTTCTCAGCATTAGCTGATACCATAACGTCTACTTGATGAAACTCTCCGTTAACAGGAACGTTTACGTGTACATTGATACCACTTTGTGCAGTTTCTAAACCTTTACTGCTGATATAATCATTAAGTGCCTTACGGCCTGCTTTGGCATCCTTAGCTTTGAAGTAGTTTAGTACTGCCTGTTCGTCTACAATAACGTCCATATCTCCGCTAGTATGACCGTGTTTTGGTGTAGCAGCCGAACCGACGGGAATAGCAGTAATACCGGTACCGGCTAGTGCGCCGTTGATTGTTTTAAGTATTGCAGGAACATCTTTGTGATCGAATGGAGTTGCATTGGCAAATACATTACCGCCTTCTAATAAAATCATTGGTCGTCTCCATCATAGTCGCCCTGCTCAATACGATCTTTTTCTTGACCAAAAATCTTACGGGCTAGCTCATCACGATCAACATCTGTGAATACAGACTTGTGATTGTCGGGAATATTAAACTTTTTGCAGTATGTTTCTGCGGCAGTATCAACTACAGGACGGAATACGCCATCGTGGCAACGATTACCTGCTTTAATGTGTGCTTTAACCTTGCTAATCATAGGAAAAAACACCTTGCGGTAAAAATTGTGATCGTTATGCATGAAAAAATGTAAATCTGCAGGCAGATCTATTTCTTCTAAATTAATCACTGAGTTTGCAACTTCATCCATTCTCATAGCACAGATACCTTATTATAGAGTATTTATGCTATTTTGAAGTTAGGTTAAATTTCCGTTGTAGTGACTAGCTGTTCTACTTTGCGTATTTTATCAGCTAAAAAGATGTGGCAAAGGCTCAGAGTCTTTTCATCTGCTACATAAAAGTGACCGCCAAAGCGATATTTGTTATTAGTAGTCTTAATTTTAGGCAATTTAACAGCCCATGCTTTAAAGTTATCAGCAGATTCCCATAGCGCATTAACCGTTACTTTATACTTGTGTGTATACTCTCCGCGGATAATGGACTTGGGATTTGACAACAAAAAGTCACGGACGTCATCGGTTTCAGGTACTGCAATTTCTTCTACATTAATACCAACAATATTGGTAACTTTTGAGATAAAGTCTAAATCATTACAGTATAACCCTAGTGTACTATTTTCAACCCTGAGTGTAAAATCACTTAACGAGTCTAATTGGTCTAGTAATAGTAGTCCAACAAACACATCTGTTGATGTAGCCTGTTGTCTACTACGCCACCCATTGGTTATACTAGTAGACGATACACGCTTGTTATCAAAACGTTCAGACAATACCTCAATCTGTTGTCTAGTGTTTGGAAGATTTTTACCTCTAAACAGCGTAGACAACGGAGTACGGATTGCTACCTTATAAACGTATTTGTTAAAGAATAGCTTGGTAGTTTTCTTCTGATACATTCTGTTTAGTTTTTAATATAATACCGTCATCATTAACATCAATTTCAACAGCGCCACCATCTTTTAAACTGCCAAACAACATCTCACGTGACAACGGACGCTTAACGTCTTTGTCAATAACACGTTGTAACGGACGAGCACCCATCTTGCTATCAAAGCCTTTTTCAACCAAGTAATCAATAGCTTCATTACTGATAGTAACAGTAATACCTTTATCGTTAACCTGTGTTTTAAGTTCAACTAGGAACTTGCCAACGATCTTGATCATTGTTTCTTTGCTTAACTTGCTGAATGTAATAATACCATCTAAACGATTACGGAACTCTGGAGCAAAGAACTTCTTAAGTTCTTTATCTTCGTAGTCATTTTCTTGGCTACCAAAGCCAATAACGTTTCGATCTGCATCAGCGGCACCTAAGTTAGTTGTCATAATAAGAACTACATTACGGCAATCAGCTTCTTTACCATTAGATCCGGTGACCTTACCATTGTCCATTAACTGCAACAAGATAGTTGACACATCTGGGTGTGACTTTTCAATCTCGTCTAGCAATAGAACACAATGTGGTTGCTCTTGTAGTTTAGTAATCAATAGGCCAGCATTTTCTTCAAAGCCAACATAACCCGGAGGCGATCCAATGAGCTTGGACACAGAGTGCTTCTCTTGATATTCACTCATATCAAAGCGGATCATTGGGATGCCTAGTTGTTTAGCCAATTGTTTAGCGGCTTCTGTTTTACCAACACCAGTTGGCCCCATAAACACAAATGATCCAATAGGCTTGTTTTCTGCTTTCAATCCAGCTTGTGCAACAAAGATCTTGTCAACAACTTCTGTAATAGCTTCGTCTTGTCCGTAAACTTCACCTTTAAGATTCTTTTCAAGGTTAACAAGATTTTCGCTTTCTTTTTCCTTGACAGTTTCTTCAGGCAAGTTAGCCATTTTACTAAGTTCAAATTGAATTTCAGCTACATCAACATTTCTGTTATCAACTTGTTTGATATTAAAACGTGAGCAAGCAACGTCAATCAAATCAATGGCCTTATCTGGTAACTTACGATCTGGTAAATACTTGACACTTAGTTTAACTGCTGACTCAACCGCAGTATCTGTAATTGTAGCATTGTGATGTTTCTCGTAGTACTTCTTGATACCCTTAAGAATCTCAATGGCCATTTCTGGAGTAGGTTCATCGATAGTAATACGTTGGAATCGACGCATCAAGGCACGATCCTTTTCAAAGTACTTGCGGAATTCTTCCCAAGTAGTTGAAGCAACAACTTTGATATTGCCCTTGCTCAGTGCTGGCTTCATCATGTTAGCAAGGTCGTTACTGCTATTTCCACCACCTGCACCTGCACCACTAATCATGTGTGCTTCGTCAATGAATAGAATAGTTTTACCTTTACCAGTTAATGCCTTAAGAACAAGTTTAAATCTTTCTTCAAAGTCACCGCGATATTTACTGCCTGCTAACATAGAACTAATGTCTAAGTTATAAACTGTGTATTCTTTTAAGAACTCTGGAACAGCACCGTGAATGATGTTAAATGCAAGTCCTTCTGCGATAGCAGTCTTACCAACACCCGGATCACCTACTAACAATACGTTATTTTTAGTACGACGACCTAAGCCCAATGCAATTTGTTCAAGTTCTTCTACTCGACCAATCACAGGATCGATCTTGGCTTTCTTGACTTGATCGTTAAGGTTAGTTGTAAATGCTCTAAGTGCTTTTTCACTTTGGGCATCTACTACAGTATCTTCTTCCTCTTCGTTGAGTTCGTTATTAACAAAGTCAGCAAATTTTTCTCGTTCAATACCGCCCTTATTGATATAGTAGACTGCATAGCTACGTTTTTCGCTAAGGATACTTAGAAACACATCAACAAGTTCAATACTTTGACGTCCACTAAACAGAACCTGTGTGAACGCACGATTAAGCACACGTTCGACTGTTTGAGTCTTTTTAGGTTTAAATCCTTTTGGAGCATTTTCTATTTTAATCTCGTCAAGATTATTTTTCAAATAGTGCTCTAAATTGGTTTTGATATATGTAGTATCAGCACCAAAATTACTTAGTAGTTCAAAGAATTTTTCTTCGCATAGCATAGCATATACTAAATGCTCTAGAGTAACATACTCATGCGATAGTTTTTTACAGTCTTCAACTGCTTTTTCAAATACTACTTGTAATTGATCACTTGGTTCTACCATTACGTTTCCTTAGGTTATGATAAGTTAATTATACACGAATTAAAACAGTTGTCAACCGTACTTGGCTTTTAATTGCTTTAAAATTTCAGCATCTTGGTAATCCACATTTTTTGGAACAACAACATCGATCTTAACATATAAGTTTCCTCGACGATGTTCGTGCATGCCAATTGGCAACCCGTATTGATGACAGCACATTGTAGTACCTGGATTAATCCCTGCTGGAACTGTGATGTCTAATGTAGAATCATCTATAGTTTGAATTTTAATAGAAGTTCCTAGCATTGTATCAAATACTGATATCGGTGCAGTTGTGTACAAGTCCGGACCTCTACGCTCAAACTGTGGATGCGGTACTTCTTCAATAATAGCAATTAGGTCGCCTCGAGGTAGTTGCGGATGAGTATCGTCGCCCATTTCGTGGAATCGAATACTATCTCCCATAGCAACACCCTTAGGGATTTTAAGTTGGATTGCTTGTTCTCTACCAGACGGTAAACGGATGCTACCAACAATATCTTTACCATGCAGGATATCTTTGAGAGTCATCTGTACAGTGATGTTGATAGATTTATTTTTACGCATCATTCCACGTTGTTGGAATCCGCCAAACGGTCCACCAAACATATTACCAAATATGTCATTCATATTTCCTGTATGGAAGTGGAATCCTCCTGGCCCACCAAATTGTGGTTGCGGATTATCGTACTCGGCACGTTTTTGATCGTCACTGAGTGTTGCGTATGCTTCTTGTAGTTTTTGAAACTGTGAGGTATCACCACCACGATCTGGATGGTGGACTGCGGCTAGTTTTCTATAGGCTTTCTTAATGTCCTCGGAGCTAGCACCTCTAGGAACGCCTAATACATTATAATAGTCCATATTTTATTTTATTGGTGAAAAAAGGCATAGTAATGATTATACTATACCTTTTTACTTATGTCAAGAAGAATTTTACTTCTTGCCGTCTGGAACTTTATCGCCTTCTACCTTTTTATGGGTTTTAATTTTCTTGCAATCTTCAGCTTGCTTACCTGCTTTATCCAAAACTGGTTTGCCGGCTTTGTCTACTTTTGGTGTGCAAACTTCTTTAACTACTGCTTCAGCATAGGCCATATTTGTAGTAGCTACAAGGCATACTGAGTAGATTCCTACTAGATATACAATTGCTAATAATTTTTTCATTTTATTTTCCTTATTTTGATGCAAACTTTTCGCTTGCTGTAAAACCTAATCCTGCAACTACTATGTACATCATAGAATCATATAGCTTATTGTCTACATGAACTCCGTACATACTAGCAAGATATCCTACACCGCATAGCAAAAATGCTAATACTGTGATTACTCTTTTACTAGAGATGGAGTTATTAGCCCCATCTGATAACATACTTTGCAGCCAGTTCATAGTTATTTCCAAAAGAATAAAATAACTTTTAACTTGTCAATGTACTTTTGCAAATACTTGGCTTGTATATTTTTTGCAAATTCAGGTTGTGGAAAATTCCACCCAATGAATGCTCCTACAAAAATATAAAATAATGTTTCTAACATATATCGCTCCTTAAAATGATTATAGTTCTGGTTGTGGCATATCTGGTACAATAGCCTTACCACCTGCTGTCATTGCTACTGGTGTTGTTCCCCAGCTTGGTACCGGAGCAACTGCTGTTGAAGGTGCGCCTCCAAACCCGCTTCCGCCAAAGCTACTTGCGGTGTTGCCGCCAAGCGGTGCTGAACCAAAACCTGTGCTGGGGGCACCGAAGCCTCCTGTTGAAGGTGCGCCAAATGCTGGAGCCCCGCCGCCAAATCCTGTTGTTGATGCTGTTGCGCCACTTCCAAATCCTCCTGATGGTGCTGTTGGTGTTGGGCTAGGCGGACGTGACCATCCTGCATTAGCCGCTGTCAGTGCCTGTTTCTGTGCTTCTTTATCGCCAGGGCTTGCTAACATAATACCAGATAATGTACCTGTTAAGAATGTAGCAATAGGAATAATTAATTCAAAAAACTTAGAGTCAATTGGACTGATAGCATTAAGTGGTTGTGTTACAAAGATCAAAGAATATAACACAACAAATACAATACCAAACAATGTCAATGATAGACAAATGCCAATAAAGAATTTTAGTCGAGCCATTAGTTGCTCTTCGGTATACATTAGGGGTGTTTGATTATTTTCCACAGTTTGCTCCTTGTGCAGTAGGGCCAAAACTCGCTGAGGGAGTTGGCGTAAATGTTTGAGTAGGTGTTTGAGTTTGTCCATCTTTTGGGGGTCCTAGTCTAGGGTCGCGTTGACCTTTAAAAATATGTTCGGGGCAAGTTCTTGTAACATCACATATTGGCATTTTACAAAAATCTTTGTCCCAGTTTTTTGGGTCCTGGCAAGGATAGCGAAAACGATCTCCGCTAAAGTATGCTAGGCACAATGGTAATAACAATAATAGAAATAACCATTTTACTAATTTTATGTCGTTGTGTGTTGACATCGCTCGCTCCTTAATCTACTACTTTATTTAAGTGTTTTCCAAAGTTTTTGCTGGCCACTGTACCAGTTAATCCAATCATCTACTTTAGCCTTACATCCGTAATACTCGCCGTAGTTTTCTGCTACAGTATCAAGTACTGCGCTAAGTTTATCGTTTGCAGGATCTACTGTTTTTAAATCAGGGCAAGCTTCTAGCAAATCTTTAGGCACTTCAGGCCAGTTTGGAACTACAGGTGCTGTTGCCAAGCACCCTGTTAACATAACTACAGGGATTAGCAATAATAGTCGTTTCATTTTGCTTTCTCCGGATTAGTTGCGGCTTTGTTATGTAGCTCGTTGACCTTTGGGTCTAGCTCGCATTTACTGTCGATAAGTTTTTCAACTTCTTTGATACGCTCTTTAACAGTTGCATAATACTCAACACGCACTTTTTGCTTTTCTTTAATCTTAGCTTCTAACTTGGCATTAAGTTCTTTACTCTGTTCTTCTACTACAGCTACTTTATCCTCAGCTTCTTTAACTCGAGCTCTCCAACTAGCTTCAGTATCATATCCGCCTTTAAAGTAAACACCACCTACTAGCAATGCTATACTAATAATCTGTAATAGTAAATGCCACGGTGCTAATGCTGGGAACCAGTTTACAATCCTGTGTAACAAGAAAAAACTTAAAAACGTGCCGATAGCTCCAGCAACAAGCACTGCATGAACCGCTAAGAGTAAAACACTATCTGGTACCCACGCAAGCATCCACATATTATGCTCCTAGGACATGGAGAGCGTGATTGTAATGCTTGATACGATCTTCTAGTCCAATGGTACCGCCATTGATACGTTTTGTTAGTGTTAAGATGTCGCCCTTGTCTGCCCACTGGTTTAGGTTGTTAGCTTCCCAGAACCAAGCCGCTGATTGTACACAACCTTCAAATGTTGTTAGGTGCTCACTAGCTTCTTCTACGCTAATCTCAAGACTTTGTGCATAGCGAGTATAGTTATCTTTACCGGTCAATTGAATAAGTCCACGTCCGCAATATCTGTAACCATCACCCGACTCTTCTGGACCGTTACCCATACGTCCGCCGTATACACGATTAGCAATAGCTTCTTGCTTGTTTGGCAAGTTAGCATACTGATTAGCAATCTCGTCTGTCGGGAAATACTTAGGGAAAATCTTACGTAGTGTCGGTGCCTTATAGTTTAAGTTTTCTTTAATAGCACGATAGCCGCCTGACTCGTGTGCTGTCTGTGCTAGAAATGCGGCAACACGTTGTGGTGTACTGATTTCATAGTCTGGTAAAATTTCGCATAAGGCCTTAAACCAGTGATCCATATATGGATTACCTGGAATAACTTGTGCTAACTGATCTTGTGTAAACTGAAATGTAAATTCGCTCATTATAATCTCTCCATTAGTACTGCATGTCCATTATCTTCAAACATGAGTTTGTTACCAAACTTGGTAATATTAAAGTCCCCAAAGTACTTAGTTAAAAAGATAACCTCTGCCCATTCGTTGACATTAATCTTTTCTTCGATGGATTCTAATATACCTGCTGGTGTTCCTGCTCTAATAACTTTAAACTGTAATGGATCAGCATAGATCTTTTTGACTCGCAATAGATCGCCTTCCATTACTACTTTTTCTAAACGCCCTTTTGCAAAGAAATGCTCGTAGCTTTCCATTGCATGTTCTTTAATACTTTCTTCGTATGTGTTAGGATCATTAGGAATAACTTCTTCTAACATTTCTTTAACAGCATCTTTGCTGTCAAAACTCTTATAATATCTAAACTTAAACTCTTCTAGGCCCGTAAGTTTTTTAACACCGTATAATAAATCACTAATGTGTTCTGCAACATGACGATCACGTTGCAGTTCAACAAACACTTTGTATTTGCCATTACTTAGTTCGCCAGGTGTTACATCTGCATCTAGTACAAACTGATAACCTTTTTCAATAAAGTTAACTAGGTCGTCTGCGGGGTCTTTGCTTTCTACTGTAAAACTTAATACTACTACATCTTTATCGTTGCCCATTTTTGAGCGATAGCTGTCTACTTCAAATACATGATGTACTAGATTGCGTAGGTCGCCTGCTTGTAAGCTATCTTCATTGAGTTGCATTAGGTGCTCCCTCTGGTGCCGCTGTTCCTGGTGCGGCCGGTGTTTCTTGTTGCTGTACTGCTTCACCTGCTGGAGGTGCTTGTAGTTCTGGAGCAGATACATTTTTATCGATACCTAGATCGTCCATTAGTTGATTGTGGTACCCACGGAATATATCTAACATCAACTTCTTTGGCATGGTAACCTCAACAACCCATATTGGGTGCTCGTCAAGTTTGCCTTTTTTAGTACCAGGACGGATGTCTTCTGGTTTTTTGATTTTTCTAGGTTTGACTAATGTGTCTTTCTTGTACTTGACACTACAGCCGTATTCTGATAAACGTTTGCCTGCTTCTGGATCTGGCATCTTATCTTTAGGCCACATGAAACTGCAAGTTACCCAATGGCGTTCCACTTGCGGTCCTGATATAAGTTCACCGTCCTGCCAGTTTTCAAACACGTAGAGATCTAACTCGTCAAATACACGTTCGTAGTCTTTGAGAATAGCCAAGCTACTGTTGCTTTCGTAGATGGTGCTAATGTTCTCGATAATGTCTAAAATATCTGCCATGTTCAAGTGATCCTTTGTCAATGTATTTATCTTGACTGTTTTGATATAGTATCAGTTCTGTTTTTCTGTAACTCTGTAAATATGAGTGTAGGACCTCTCAGTTGTCCTACAAAGAGTTGTGACAATGACGTCCTACAGCCTCAAAAAGGAGAGCAGTTAATGACGACAAAAAGAGCCAAAAAGCGTTTTAACGACGGATTTAACGATCCACGTGCAAACGTGATTGAGTTTCAACCCTTTCAACACACACTTTCACAAAATCTTCCACAGAAAAAACGTAGCGTTCACGTAGTCCCACGTAACCGAAGTCAAGAAGAATATCTACTACAACTATTAGACCCATCGAAAAACATAGTTTTCGCACTGGGCCCCGCTGGCACAGGAAAAACATTGATTGCGTGTCAAGTCGGTATCAAACTCTTCAAAGAAGGGTTGGTAGATAAAATCGTGGTAACACGCCCGGCAGTTTCTGTTGATGAAGATCACGGTTTTCTTCCCGGAACCCTTGAGCAAAAAATGGCTCCTTGGACACGCCCTATTATGGATGTGTTAGCAGAGTACTATTACGCTAGGGATATCGAGAACATGATCCGTGAGGGAGTAATTGAAATAAGCCCGTTAGCATATATGAGAGGTCGCACCTTCAAGAACGCATACATTATTGCAGACGAAATGCAAAATGCTACGCCAAATCAAATGAAGATGTTGCTAACGAGACTGGGTGAAGGTTCTAAAATGGTCGTAACTGGAGATTTGCGTCAAGCTGATCGTTTAAATGACAATGGCTTGATTGATTTCTGCGAGCGATTACATGGTAAACAGTTAGATTTATTGAGCGTGTGCCAGTTTGGTATGAAAGATATCGAGCGACACGAAGCGGTCAAGGAGGTATTATCTTTATACGGTGACGAATAGAAAAAGGGCCCTAGTGGCCCTTTTTTACTCTGTTCCAAACTAATTCGTGTATGTAATATAACACGGTGTTCACTATCATTTGCATAATTGCAATACTAGTGGCAATAAATGCCTGCCCTGTTATTAGATAGCTGATTAAAAACGTTGAAGTAGAGCCAATGACTCTCCAGGATAACGTTTTTAATATTGTTCTCATTTTAATCCTAATTCTTTACGAATTTGTGTAGCACTAATATTGGTAATAGATTCATCAAACGTTTCTTCGCCAGCAGTATAGCCTACACCGCGCCCCCACCCAATATGTACAATGTTAGGAACAACTTGGATTTCATATTGACCTTGGTACAATGGATCTAAATCACGTTTGATAAAACTCTTGACTTTTTCTACTTCAAACGGATTACTTCCCTGCCATCCTTGTACATCACGCACTTGAATAATAACTTGTCCTGTACGGGCCAACAGTTTTTCAAACAATGCACGATGTCCGTCATGCCATGGTTGCCAACGCCCAAGCATCTGTACAGTTTCTTTCTTCCAATCAAATGTAGGACGACGGCGATTGTCTAAAATATGTCCTGCAATAAACTCACCCCATGTTTCTGCTTTCTGTACAGTAACACGGAAGTCATAAACTTCTGGCTCAATAAACATAGCATTTGTATCAGCGTATCGTCCTTCACGGATAGTATCAACCCAGATAGTCCAGTCTGCTTTAAAGTTATTACGCATCTCAACTAAGGGCGCAACAAAGTCACAGATTACATAATCCATATCGGTCATTGCATCTGCTAGTTCACGCATACGTTTGCTTTGACGAATACGTCCAGCTTCGCTAAAATCCCAATCATCATACTTTTTACGCACATCGTCGGCGTTTAACCAACCAACTTTTTTCTTATCTGCTTGTAGATGATCTACAATGTGCTGTGCTAGGTAAGTTTTACCTGAGCCTGGTAATCCCATAATTAAAATACGTTGTGTCATTTTATTCCTCTAATAGTTTTATTTTATCCGGAACATCCTTCCAGTTATCTGCATCGGGTAGTGCATGTTTTTGTTTTGTAATAACTGGCCATTTTTTACTTAGTCGAGTATTAAGCTCAAGCCAAAATTCTATATCAACATTAACATTACTATCTGCTACAATAGCATCGACAGGACATTCTGTAACGCATACTCCGCAATCAATACATTCGTCGGGATTGATTGCTAGAAAATTTGGTCCTTCATAAAAGCAGTCAACTGGACAAACACTTACACAATCAGTATGTTTGCATTTGATACAATTTTCTGTTACTAGATAGGTCATTGCAACCTCGCAAGCCTAATTAAAGTTGCCGCTAGATTAATTTCTTGGTCTGCGACTGATGCATTATCTACTAGACCTTGCTTGATGATAAGGATAGCACTATCTTGTTTTTCTTCAGAGTCACCAAACATAGCAATATTGTCATACATCCAACGATAGATTTCTTCCATTTCTTCTGGACGAGCTTGTGAGCATAGCAGTTTACGTGCTTCGCTAATCTTGCCCTTCTTAAACAGGTCTACCATCTCAACACGATAGTCCCCTGCACCGTCAACTACTTCTGGAACTGTTAAAGCACCGTTAGTACTGTTCATTTGCACATTGTTAATACACTTACGCAGGTCTGGATATGTGCCTTGTACAAACGTGTCTAGTGTATCTAAATCAAAGTTAATGCCTTCTTCAACTAGAATAGTAGCAACACGGGCAGTAAACTCTGTTAAGTCAGTACGTTCAATCTTAATTTCTTGACACCGACTTTTTACAGGAGTAATAATCCTGTGTGGATAGTTACAGGTAAAGATAAATCGAACACTGTTTGAATAGTCTTCCATTAGATTACGAAGTGCTGGCTGTACAGAATCTTTGTTCATGTAATCTGCTTCGTCAATAAGCACGACTTTAAAATCACCAAAGGGCATAGTTTGACAAAAACCAATTAGCTTGTCAACCCATTCAATCTTACGACCTTCTTTACTACCGTTGGCGACTAAGATGTCAGTATCCTGTACACCGATTTCATTTAACAACAATTTTGCCAATGTGGTTTTACCAGTACCAGCATTACCACTTAACATGATATGCGGAATCGATCCGTCCTTAATCCACTTGTTAATTTGTTCTTTAAGAGTATCATCTTTAAAAACATAACCTTCTACGGTCTTAGGACGATATTTTTCTACCCACAACTCTTTCATACTAATTCCTCAACAACGCCTAACACTTCTGCTAGAATAAGACAAACACCGGCCATTAGCAAGTTGCCTGACATTAACCAGCAACCTGCACCTATGCGAATAAAACTTTTTACAAGGCTAACGTATAAATGCTTTTTAGCATCTGGATGCTTAACAGTTGATGTTTCTGCTGGTGTATTGTCAAGTACCTTGTCTAGTCTATTTCTAAGGTCTTTCATTATTTCTATATTTTGTTCGTTGTCAGTCATGGTAATCGTCCTTTAAAAATGCTCTTGATAAATTGTAACAGATTATAAAATCTCATACTATGTGGATTAATAATTGGAGGGTGATGTGGACATCTTCCTTGATTCCAATCACAGGTAACGCTGTACTGCTGGTTGCAAGTATTACATTTCATATTTTTCCTCTTGGCATATACTGCTATTATAGAGGTTAAAAAAGGGTCTGTCAAGACCCTTTGGTGTTATCTATTTGATTAGATCTATTCCGTAGACATTACCATTCCGAACACTGTATACAGAAAACATCACTGCTTCGTGTAGTGTTTCAAAATATTTGGAATGTAATGTTTCATATCTGTAATATTTTACTCTATACATTTTTATACAAATGGTTTTAAATCTGGAGGTGTCCACCCAATTGGCTTGAGTACTTTACCATCTTCACGTTTACGAACTTTACCAGTTTCTTTGTCAATTTTATTAAAATTAGTCTGCATAACTTCTTTCCAAGCACCTTCAGCATCACTGCCCATACTATGGATCGCGCCAATGGTAACAACAAGAATATCAATAAGAGCATCAAGTGTTTCTAACTGATCGTTATCGTCAACAGCAACTTGGAGTTCTTTATATTCTTCGTCAATAAGACCTAGATACATTTTAAACTGCGCTTGGTCAAATTCTCCGCCTGCGGTTTGATCACAGGCTTTCATAAATTTTTCTTGATCGCGGAATGGATTTGTCATCTTAAAAACTCATCTGGGCTAACTGTTGGAGGAGGGCCGCCACCGTCTAAACGACCAATGATTGCATCTTTAGGCTGTTCAGTATCCCACATAATGATAGATTTGTTTTCCACCATACGAATAGTAGTTTCTGTACCATCTTCATACTCATATGGAATGCCTCTAGTCCAGCGACCGTGTTCAATTAAGATCCAATCACCTACATTAAACTCTTCTGCATGATCCTTACCAACTGCCCAGACCTGAGCCCACCTAGCATGGATGCCGTGATCCTTGGCATCATCACTCATTAATACGATGCCGCCGGTAGTCACTTGCTCGCCAAAGTTCATGTTATGAACAAATATTTTATCACCTAGCGGTATAATTTTACCTTTTACTGCGTTGACGTTCACTGTTATTCCTTTGATTTGGCTGCTTCAGCTTCTGCTGATGCATAAAAGTCTTTTAAAATTTCTTCTCTACTACGGACAATTTTACCACCTGGTCCTAATTCGTCGCCCCTAGCATTAACACGACTATTGCCAACTGCGGGCGTTAGTTCGTTTTTTTGACGCAGTAGATCCATATCTACTACACGGCCGTTTGCTGTACGGTATACTTTCTTTGCTTGCGGTTTTTGTGCCATTTTACTAGCCTCCTATTATAGTATTACTTATCTCAGAAATTCCTGCCAGTCTAAATTATATTTCATACTATCTATGCGATGAACGCCTATTAAGTATAACACATAACTAGCTACAGAGCTACCTCTACCCACACCCCATACTACCTTATTAGCCCTACAGGTATCGACAAAATACTTCATCCATTTTAACAACGGCATCATATTGCGTTTTTGGAATTCTAATAGTTCTGCTCCAACACGCTGTAATTGATCTTGCGTAGAGCATTTATCCAGCACCCATTTAGCAATGTCCATATTTTTATATTCATCGGGCATTAACCAATTTTCTTGAAGAGATTGATCAAATTCTTCTATGCTAATATCTAGTGGGTAGTATTTTTTTAATTCTGTGCCGCCTGCTTCTCTTGCGGCCAAATTGAATTTATCAAATTCAGCATTTTCAATGTCAACTAGGATTGTGTTTAAGACATCCAACTTTCCTTGATAGATAATATCAAGTATATCAGATTTAGAATAGATGGGTATTCCTAGAAGGTCAGTATGCATTCAGTTATTTTAACTGACTTTTATTAAACTGTCAAGATCTGTATCGCGTTTTTGATATTGTTCTTGCCACATTCTGGCTCTGCGGTTCGCCAATTCTTCTTTATATCCATCAATCAACATGATCAGTTGTTGTTGAATATTTGCATTGCTAGTTTGAAAATAACGCTTACTAAGCTCTTGAAGTTTATTCTCAAGCTCGTTATCTTTTAGCTTTGACAAGTCGGGCGACAGTGGATGTAACATTAGCTGATATTAACCCATCCAGCAGTACCTGATGCATTGTTACCTTGAGCAAGTCCTGTATCTGGAACATATGATTGAACACGCTTGGTTGTAGTATTAAAAATCATCATACCCACTTCTGGAGTTAGACCAGAAAGTGTAACTCCGTCTACTAACGGTAGTTTTGGTATACCTTTAAATACCACCTTGTCTGTAACAGCGTCACCTAGAGTAGTGCTACCTGTAACAGTTAAATTTACTACGGCAGTATCTCTAACAGTTTGACCAAATTGCCCTATGTATTGAGCATAGACTACTTCACCGCCGTCATAAGACCAAAATTCAACAACTACAGGATTTGTTTCGCTGGTAACATACAATGTTGTTGGCCAGTTGCCCGCATATTTGATTGTACCACCTGCTACTGAGTTTGTAAAACTTAGTGTTCTTGCTTCTTTAGCTGTGCCAGTTCCTGCGCCAACACCTGTAGCTTTAAATGTTGTGCCTACAATATTGTCAGTAGCACCAATAGCTGTAAAGTCTGTGTTGCCCAAAGCAAAAATAGTATAGACATTACCTACAATAAACGAACCTGATGTAGTTACATTAAAGGTACTCAATGTAGCATCAAGTCTCATTTTGGCATAGCGGCCGTCTTCTGTACCATCTGGCATAGGAAAACCAGTTACATCTAGACTGGTGCTGGATGTTAATAGAATAGAATGATATGACCCAGCTGAATAATTTAATTCTTGTCCGCTGGTCAATATAATAGCTTGACCACTTTTAACAGTAGTTTCTGAAGTACCTAATAGTTTAACAGTTTCTAAACTAGCATTAATGTCAAATTGATTTCTTTCACCTAACTTTACAGTAGTTTCAGTTAGCCCACCGGTTTCAAAAACTTTTTCGTTAACGTAGGTTAGCGATTCTTTAATTGCATTAAAGTTATCTCTAAATCCTTGACTTTCGTTATCTTGCCCAGCAACTGGAAAGTCCTGGTCAATATCTAAATTTCTCATTGTAGCCATGTTATAGTATCCTTGATTATGTATTTATCATACATTAAACTTGTAATTAGGAATTTTCAAATACTGATCTTGGTTATTTCCAGAAATTGCATCAATGATAAATCTATCAATTTCAAAGTCTAAGCTAGTAAAATCAAATCCGCTATGTGTTATATTTTGTAAAATGTAGTCCGCTTCGCCGGGCTTGCAGTAGCATAGCGGCACTGCTTTTATATATCCTGTAGCAGGAGTTTTTGAATCCTGCGGAGTCACCATCCACGGCGGCAAAAAGCTGTTTTCTGTGTCAATTTGTCTAGGACTATCTCCGACAATTAGCGTTTTTATGTTACGTCTAATATTGCTAACACTAGATGGATATACTAATTCTAAATCTCTACCGCTAGCATTAACCCCAGTATTATCTGCTCGCATAACATCTTTATTACTACGTAGTCGCTCTACTGCATCTTCGTTTAATTTATCGCGTATTTTATTGTTGTTTAAATCTAATCGACCGTTGACTGGGTTGATATCTGTTTGATTAACATTAATCTTAGAACGATTGGAATAAGATAATTTTATTGCCGGCGCCGCACTGATTTTCCCAATTTCGTACTCGTCAAAAATTTCAAGATAAATTACTTCATATATAGTTTCATTTGATCCCTGCAGTCTTGCAATGGCTTTCTTTGGACTTCCAATACGGAAGCGTTTACGTTTAGTGTTCAATGTTAGTGCTGGCACATAGTTTTTAATTTCTAAAGTTTCTATGCCTGCATAGATTAACATTTTTAATTCTTTTTGTACACCGTAATTAGGATCACTGGCGCGATATATTTTACTTTCAGTAAAAATATCTAGATCATTAATAAAGGTATAAAATTTTGCTCGCTTGGCCAATGTAGGGAATGGTTTAACATAGACATTACTAAAAAGTTTGACATCAGGGTCAGCAACAAATACAGTAAAGGTTCCAGCTATTGCACTGTATTTGAATTGATCTTGAGCCAATACTGTAAATTTATAAGAACGATCTTGAGTTCCCTGTCTTCCGTCAAATGTAGTAGTTCTACTGTCATAGGTAGTAAGACCGGTAACATTGTTTCTAAATGTATATTTGTCCCAATAGTCAATATTAAACGGTGTGCCGCTAGTATGTGCAAAGTTAGCTTTGTACAATTGATCCTGATATTTTACAACATCATTAATTTTATATTGCTTGCCGCTTTTCCAAAAACTTCTATAAACAATATTTCCAAATTGTGTAACTCGGCCAATCAGTTCTCCGTTGGCACTTAGTTCAACACCTGGTGGCAATATTCCACCTACTAGTCTATAGGTAAGTACAGCACCAACTACAGTGGTTACTGCTTTTATTTCCAATTGACTTGATAAGTTTGCTCTAACTGATCCTAAATTAGCAGGAGTCAAGAATTTAATTACACTGTCAACTTCTCCAAGTACCTGCATAGTAAACGTTTTTGGACTTGTACGTGTCGTATACAGTTGACTCAATATTCTATAATAGGTGTTGGCAATTATAAAACCTTTAATGACTACATTTTGTAAAGGTTTATCTAATCTAATAATATCATATGTTTGATTGTTTAATACTTCGTAAGTTTTAATTTTATATGTATATGCACCAATTCTAATATTATCATTGGTGATTAACAGTTGATCATCTGTTGGCAGCTTATTAATCTTTAGATAATTTTGCCCAATTGGTGCAACTTCCGCATTGACAATTTCAACTTCAATTTGTTCAATATTTTCTTTATCATATTTGGTAGCACTAATGGTAAATTTATAATCAATAGTAACTGCTGGCTGATAGGGAACAAACCCAAACACTTCACTGTTGGTTGGATCAAGTGCAAGCCCCGGAGGCAGTTCGCTAGGAGTACCATCGGGATTAAATTTTTCTAAACGATAGTCTACAGGTCCAATAGCAGGATTTGGATCAAAGGTATCTAGTATAACAGTAACATAGTTATTGGCACGTTTGATTCCTAAGTTAGCGGCACTTAACCAAATTGGACTACGCAGATAAGTAGAATCGGATGTATAAGAAATATATGCGCCGCCACCAATTTTCATTATGGTATTATCTGTACGCAAGAAATCATCACCGACTACATATATTTTAAATGTGCGCTTGGTGATCGTTTCACCGTCTGTTACACTGACTGTGAACTCATAAAATCGGTTTAGTTTTTTGGGCGTTGCTACCTGTTGCCAGTTGGGGTCGCTGATATTTTGCAATACCGCAAAATCATAAGGGTAATCATCAAAGGTGTTAACGTCAAATGACCCATCTCGAGCAGTAATGTCTAACGAAAGTATTGGGTCAATAAATCCGGTAATGCGTCCGTCCCTAGTTAAAATTAAGCCTGGAGGAAGTTGTCCGCTATTTTCTTCAATAAAGAATTCTAATTCGTCACCTGCTCTTAAATCAGTATCAGTGGCCAGCAACTGAAAATCGATGTATGTTCCGTCTAGTACAAAAGTTAGAGGCGCTTTTAATAATTGAATAGTTCCGCTAACAGACCTAGTACCAAAATTAATGCCAACATCTCTATATGTTATAGTGTGTGCTACTCTATAGATGTATTGGTCTGGAGTTTCTACGCCAGAAAATGAAGGACGTAGTATTTTTATTTTTGTATTATTGATATCTACTAATGACGTGGTTACAGAAATTTCATTATCGAATACAAAATCGTGCGCCTTGTCAGTGGTTAGTGTGACAATATTATTGTATCTAGATGCACTAACTATACGTGCAATTCTATGAGGGACCGCGCCGACCGGAAGTGTTCCTTCAGTGGTAACCCATTTAGGAGCATCTGGACCCTCAACTACAAACGATAGTGTTCGATCTGATATCTCACCTGTAACAGTATTTTTTGCTCGAATAACAAATGTTGAGGTTGTAGTTCTGATAACCTCGTACGGTGATCCTGAGATATAATGATTAATTAGTCTCAGTCCTTGTGGAAGAGTTCCAGAAATCACGTTGAACGTTATATTGGATAAATCAGCACCGGCGACCAGAGGTAGGGGTATACGATGATCTACTCCGTGGATATCTTTCCAAACCGTACCTTCTTGCAAGGTAGGGAATTTATACCCAGATTTTACGCTCCAAATATTCAGCATATTATTATCCTATATGCTGTATTTATTGTTAACTTAGCGATGTCCAAGCACCGTTTGCATAGCCTAAGAATTGACCAATACCGCCAGGTCCGCTGTCTGAACAATAAATTACATCACCGTTAGTAGGTGTCAGTGCATTTCTTTGTGTTGTTGTATAGCTACCAAAACGTACTGGAACATTAAATGTTGCTCTAGTATTGGTTAGATCAACAGCAGTTGTAAATCCTGGAGCAACGGCACTAACCACTTTATATCCAGATACTGATACTACATAATCGCCTGCTATTGATAGTCCTTGATCAATATCAACATAATTGTTAAATTTTACTTGAGGAGGAACAGTTAGTATTCCGCCTATAGTTGGAGTATTAATATTAGTAGTAATAACATTACCTGCTACATCTCCGTTAAATTGTGGAGCAGTTATATTACCAATAGATTGGAATGTTCCATGGATTGTCATATTGCCATCATTGTCTAATGCCAATAACGTTACGGCATATGAGCTGTTGATAATTTCTAAAACACCATCGGAATTTAAACGGAAATATCTGTTGGGATTTGCCGCAGAAGAATAGTTGTTTCTAACTTCTAAAAATCCATGGAACCCAACACCACCACGTTGATTGTATCCTGCAAGTTTCAAACTAGAATTATTACTATCGCCGCCGCTAATAGTTGCTGTTCCAAATGAATTATCGCTTACGCTAGTCACGTTACCTGTTACATTACCTGTAACATTACCGGTCACATTGCCTGTAAAATCACCATAAAAACTTGTAGCATCAACTCGTCTATTAAAAACAAGTTTATCACCGCTTTGTAGATATGTTAAAGTTGGGCTGTTTGCATAGTTACCAATAGTAATTCCTGCCCCATCAGCCGCTCCTATACTTGTTGCATTTTTAGCAATGTTAATATTAATATCTTCAACAGTCAGTGTTGTTGTATTAAGTGTGGTAGTATCGCCGTTAACAATTAAATTACCACTAACTGTTACGTCATTGAATGTAACATTACTAGTGGTAGCAACAGCTTGACCAATACTAATAGTGCTTCCGCTAACAGTAACTCCTGTGCCTTGTGTTATTACTGTAACATCGGCACTACCGTCAAATGCTACACCGTTGATGTTTTTAGTAGCTGCCAATTTAGTTGCAGTGGCTGCGTTTCCACCGGCGTTACCATCAATATTTGTGCCAGTTAATGTTTGTGTTGCAGATACTCTGCCAATATCAATTTCTGTAGTACCAATATGAAACTTCTGTCCAGCATAGATACCGTTAGTAACAGTAGCCGCATTACCGTGTAGTTCACCGTAGAAGTTAGTAGCAGTAGCATCACCGGTAATATTAATGCTACCTGTACCTGTAATATTGTGACTATTTAAACTTAAATTACCGCCAAGCTGTGGACTTGTGTCTTGATTAATTGCAGTAAGACCGATGCCGTCTAAAGTAACAGTTGCATCTATTCTATTGGCATTATCTTGTGTTGTTCCATAGGTGAAAACAACATTACCAGTACCAGCAACCAGTGCCGCACCTACTGCATCAACTGCTCGCTCGTCAGTATAAGATGATGCTGCCTTACCACCAGAAGTAGTACCGTCGCCGATGTATACTGCTTTTTCTTGCGTGTCGTAAACTAATTCGCCCTCAGCAAATACTTTGCTTGTTCTGTCTGCTGTTGGTCCGCGTCTAATTTGTAATGCCATTATATTCTCCGTTATATAGTTCCAGCGTCTATGCTAAATTCGCTAGGGTTATTGAATGTGCCCATATCAGTTCCTACTGCGTACAAATAGTAGCTTATAGGATCCACAAACACTGGATTGATAACTCCGTAGTCAAATGTATTTATTCGTCTTTCTAAGTTGCTTACATCCACGTAAGCAGTTTGGCCTGGACTTCTAATAAATCCTGTTACATTGCCTGATAATAGTCCTGCTATAGGTTGGAGGAAAGTTTTAAAACCATCTATGTTCTGATTTCCCCGGGTGTAAACTCCGTCATCTACTGTATGTGCATTTCCGTTAATATCACCGTTTATTCTAGAGTTAAATGTTTTAACTCCACCAATTGTTTGATCACCGGTTGTGTAAACACCGTTATCCACTGTGTGAGCATTACCGCTTACATTACCCGTTACATTACCACTTAGATTACCGGTAAAACTTGTAGCAGTTACGGCACTAGCATTAGTAATAGCCTGGCCGTGAAAATCAACAGCACTATTTGGTTTGAACTCTAAGGTAATAACATCGCCTACGAGTCTAACATGCAGGTTGCCATCAGCATCGATCTTTCTAAATCGATATTGAAAATCTACAACTTCTTTAAACACTGACTCGCCGGTGGATCCTAAGTTAGTTCCACTAGGATCTGTTCCTAATCTATTACCTAAGTATAGGAAGTTTCCGTTAATTTTTAAAAATGCATTTCTAAGATCATCACCTGTACCGTCGTTGGCAACTACGCCAACGTTGACAAGATTGTCTTGGATTTCAAATGGAACTGACATAGTTGTTTCCTTTTAATGTTTACCTACAACAGCTTCGACAACGCCTTCGCCGTCTGTTGTTTTTACTGCTAGTGCTTTACCAATAACTGTACCAACTCGTGGGTCGTTATTAACAATAGCATATCCTGGTTTGCCACTAGTTACTAGCATGTCGCCTTTTTGTACACGACCAATTACTTTAACTGGTACACGACCTTGTAGTGCAACAACAGCCACGTGATCGCCTGACAAATCGTTGTTCATAGTATATGCCGCTTTTAGAGATATAACACCAGCAACTCTACGATCATTAAAAACTGTGCTTTGAGTTACTTCTTCATCTCCGCCAAACACTAACACAGTGCCTTCCTCATATTCTGCATCTGCTAGATACTTTTCTGCCAAGTCACCGTAATTGGCAGAGCTAGCAGTACCTGCAAAATAAGTAGATGTTAATGTATTAGTACTTGGCTTGTAAGTTAAGTCGCCATCAACAGACATACTACCTTGTTGACCGCTAACGTTTTGACTGGTAAATGTCAAGTATCTAGTAAATCCAGTTGTGGCTTCTTCTGTAATTTTTACAGTATCTGCCGCTGCCGCCCCTAGAGTTAACTGACAACTTACGTTAGCACTACCATCGATAGATACACTACCGGTGGCTCCTCCAGTAAATGAAATTGTGCGAGCAGTGGCCCACTTGCTGGCTGTTGCCGCGTTAGCTTGAATTGTTGTTCCAGAGCCAATATAACTACCAACAGCAGTAGCAAAATCACCAATATCAGCTGCCACAATCTGTGTCCAAGATGGTGCAGTACCGTTTGCACCATCGCCTGTTGATTTTAAATACTTAGGCGTTGTACTGGTATTTGGAGCTAGTATCCCTGATGTACTAGCTGCCGTCTGATAATGAATTGAACCTAAACTACCGCCTGTTAAGTTTGTTGCCTTAGTTGCAGTACCTACAAAGTTATCAGTGGTTAGTGTATTGGTACTAGCATTATAGCTTAATGAACCATCAGTGTATACAGTTGAGTTTGCGGCTGATCCGTTATTACTATTAACAAATGCCACATAATATGGACCAGCACCGTCGCTTGCTGTAACAGTCTTAACTTGATCAGCACCGTCAATTTGTCCCTTGATTGTACCACTACCTGCTGGCACTTCAAATGCACCGTAGAACTTGGCCGCATATACGTTTCCACTAAACCCTGCACCACCTGTAACTTTTAATGTATGAGCTATGTCAGTTGTAGTTGTACCTTGACCGTTGCGTGTAAACTGTACCGCACCGGTGCTGGTCAAGTTGGCAAATGTACCATCCTTGGCATTGTTAACACCAATTGCTATACCGTCCATATTACCTGTGGTATATGATGTAATTGTAACTGCGGCACCTGTTGATTTTAAACTTAGAGCCGCTGCCGGCTCAACAGACACTGTACCAGTACCAGTTGGGCTAAATGTTACTGTCTTGTTAGCAGTGGTCATTGTTACTGCGGCACCAAACGTAGTAGTATCAGTAGTGGCTAGTATACTAAACTTACCTTTCTTCTCACTAGTTTGACCAATATCAATACCATCAATTGTGCCAAGGCCATTAGAGTTAATAGTTACATATGGAGTATCACCAGCTGTGACTTTAATTAGATCTCTATATACAGTATCGTTGGTATCATAAGCAGATATGTTTAATGTGTTACCTGCAGTCTGTGCAGTTTTTAATTGTGTACCATTTACAAACTGACTGTTTACGGTAATAGTGTCAGTATTTGCATTACCCAATGTTGTGTTATCAGTAATGATCAATGTTTTAGCAGTAACAGTATCTGCACCAAATCCATTGGTAACAGTAATATTTGGAGTTTCAATTCCAACGTTTGTTGTCCAACGATTGGTAGCGGCTACCCATATTATGGTTTTATCAGCCGCAGCCTTGACAGTAATACCACCACCATCACCTGTTGTATCGTTACCACCTGCGGCAGTAAAGATCAACTTGCCAGCTGTAATAGATCCTGCTGATACTGTAATAGTAATACTAGTTGGACTAATGATTGTAGCAATAGTTGCTACAGCACCACCGGTACCAAGCACAGCATTGTTAGTTGGGCCAACAGTGCCATCTTTAGTAATAACCATACCTGGAATTAGACCAGTAATTGCTAGACCGTTTTCAGCAAGCATGTTGGTTACAGTACCGCTGGAATCAATGTCACAACTGATTCTTGGTGATGTTGTAACGCCTGCAAGTACAATATTCTTATCAGCAATGTTAACTGTATTTGAATTAACAGTAGTTGTTACGCCCTTAACAGTTAGGTCACCTGTTACTAGTGCATTTCCAGTAACTTCAAAGTTTCCGCCTACAAATAATTTCTTAGCAATGGCTGCGCCACCTGCAACTTTTAACGGACCAGTTGTAGAATTAACAGCATCTGTTACGCTGGTAATCTCAACAGTGGTAAACTTACCAGTTGATTCAGAAAGCGCACCAATTGCCATATTATTGATACTACCGTTAACAGCAGGGAACATGGTGATAGTACCAGTTGATCCGTTTGTTGAACGTGGCTGTAAACTGATGTTGGCATTAATAGGATTAAATGTTACAGTACCATATGCTTTTAAGTTTGGCACATACACCTGACCGTTTAGTACCCCTGGGTTAGTAATAGTACCAGTTACAGTCATTGAACCATTAGCAGTAGTTCCAGTAAACACAGGAGACAATGTGTCGCTTGTGCTGATGCTTATTGTGTTAGAACCTGAATTTATAGAAACAATATAGTATGTTCCAACACTAATGCCACCAAATGGTGTGCCACTGAATGATAACTCTTGTCCAATGTACATGTTAGCAATAGACACAACAGTAATTGCACCGTTGGTGTTACTTGTTGCACTGGTATTAACTGCTGTTGTAAATGTACCAATTGAAATAGTAGGAGCGGCCGCAACACTGTCATTACCGTTGGCTGTTAAGAACTTGGCCAATCCTGGTGTAAAGAAGTCAATGTTGGCTCCACTTGATGTATCAATAGCTTTCTTACCATCCAAGATATATTGAGTAGCTTCAATTGCACCTTCGTTGGTTGTACGAACAACACTATTACCAGCACCTGTTTTAGTTACGTTCCAAACGCCATATGTATTCTTGTGCGGGTATACAGTGTCTCTTGCGATAATACTCATAATACCGCGTACATTTACGTCAGCTAATAAATCATCATTAAACTGTATGTTCTTAATACCGTCACCAGCTTTGACAATTTGTCCGCTAGTTACTGTATTAGGACTAGTTCTACTTCCGCTAAGATTACCAATAATGCTGTCTGTTTCAACTTGTTGTAGGCTTGATAACGGTACACCTGAAATAATATTCAGTATAGCACTAGCCGCTGAACCAGATCCACTAAATGCTACCGATACAGTAAATGTAGTAGCACTGGTAATGGCAGTTACAGTCATTGGCTGTGGTTGAACACCGTTGTCAATGCCTGTTGGATTGGCCAATGCAGTTGTTGGAATGGTCACTAGGCTAGCATTAGATCTAATAGTAATCACATGACCAACGCTGACCTTAGCCATGTCACTGCTCGATATAGTTACTATATTACTATTGGCATTGATTGCGGCTGTCACTGCATCAGTAGAACTTGTTTCTAACGATACAAAACCATTTGTCACTGCAAATTGATTTTTGTTAAATGTTGATAGTCCCAGTTTGGTTGCTCGAGCAGTAGTTAATGTAAATGCTCCTGACAGTCTTGTATCAAGAGATATTACAAAAGAATTAGTAGACGGAACAGATTTAATCAACCAATTGCCATTAATATTAGATGCAAATACACAAACGCCATTGACTGCTTTAGTTAATTTTTCACTCAATGTAACGTTGGCCTGATCAACTGATACTACATAGGTGTTGTCTGGAATACCGATACCTGTAACTAGTTGTCCAGTACCAATTCCACTATTTTGCGAACTTAGTATTAGTTGACGGCTGTTAATTGAACCTGTTGCAGATAGGCTAACTGATGCTACAACTGAATCGGTAATTAAAATATTATCTCCTGCAACTAGTCCGTGGTCTAATTGTGTGGTAACAGTTGTTTCCCAAGGAGTTACAGTAGTAGTAGAACCACCAAACACACCTGGATTCTCAGGATATTCTAATATTACATACGCATTAGCCCCGCCAACTCGTGGACTAGAACTTACACATAGGAACTTACCATTGTAGTTTAGGTTGCTGTTTCCTGATACGGTATACCAAATATTAGTTGATAGTGCAGTAGGTGTACCATTTACAGATAATTTGACCAAGCAATGTGGAGATTTACCTGTAGGAGCATCTGCTGTAGCTACTACATATCCGCTGGTCAGTTGTACACTAGACAGTAGTACGCCTTGATCGCGTTGCTCATTAGCCACGTTAATATCAACTTTATTTTGTGATATGTTAGCATCTTCTCTAACTTGACTGTTGCTGATAGTTTCACGTTTAACACGAATGTCAAGTTCTTTATCAGCAATTAATTCAACATATATTTGACTATTAGGGCTTGAGCTCCTGGCATTGACCCATGCCGGTGTTGCTCTATCATAGTTGTATATTAACAGATCATTATTAACATGTCCGTCAACATCCACTGATGCGTCAGACATTTGTTGACCATCAACATAGCGTTTTGTAACTGCATAGTTGAACGGAGTAGTAGGTGTAATTTCACCTAAGTTCTCAACATAATGTCCACCAAGTCTCAAGTTGGCATTCATTTCTAGAATACCGTTACGATCTAAAAATCCTGCTCCTAGAGTTCCTTCGCTGATAACAATGTTATTGCGATCAATACCTAATCGACGATTTAGATAACCGTCAATGGCATGTTCTGTTGGAACTTTGGTATCTGATAAATCTTGGAATGTGTCATCATCTGAGAATTCATTAATAGCACGACCACGTTTAAATCCAAGACCGTCCAAGTTACTCAGTGCCAATGAAGCCGCAAATGTAACAGTACCGGTACCTTGATCAACTGTAAAGAATCGACCTACACGGAAGAATCCGTCTTGGTCAGTAGCGACCCAGAATACACGACCTGTACCGCGTTCAGCAACTTCTTTCTTTTGATTCTTTGCTTTACCTGGACCATAAACTTTATTTGGATAGTTAGATTGGTTATAACCACCTGTACCAATATCACTAAAGTCGTGGCCAGTAACACGGCAAGTACTAATGTTAACAATAATGTCTGCCGGTTCACCTGCACTTAGACCAGTACGGATAGTAATTGTGTTATCTTGTACTAGTGAAGGATTATATAATTTCTCTGTTGGGAAAATACGTGTAGCACTAGTTGAACCAAATGCCCCAGGTATCGCTATAAACACAGCCTTCATTTCGCCCGATGTGGCCAATTGGCTAGTATCTACAGAGTATGTACCGGTTGATCCAGCTGTTGCAAATGTGTAAGTACCTCCAGTAGCATTACCGGTTAGTGCTCTAGTTAGGGTAATACCTGTTAAGTTAATATCGCTAACGTATGTGTCATTTGGAATGCCACTACCAGTAACTAGCTGTCCTTTGATAACTCCTGCAGGTGCAGTACCAACTGACGCAACTGTTAATATAAATGTACCTTGTGTACCTGTAGCAGTAGTTGTAAATGCAGTTACACCAGTAAGCTGTCCTGTAATAGTAGTGCCAGCGGTCACACCACTACCTGCAGTTTTCTGAATGTCAGCACCAACTAAGATAGTACCGCTGGCCACTGCGCTAACAGTTAGAACATTACCAGCACCACTGCTCAAGTTATTGATAGCTCCAGTAAATGTCGGTGTTACAATATTAGCAACTGTGTTTAATAGATACACTCCTGCACCGCCCGCAGTTCCAGAACTTTGTGATACAATATATGTTCCTGCATTTAATCCAGTACCACTAACGCTTTGACCAAGCTGTATGGTATTACCACTTACATAGTTAACAGTTAAGTATAATCCTGAAACTGTTCCAACAACGGTAGCCTTAGCAGCCGCAATAGTCAATGACTGATAAGTTGAAGTTAGTATCGGTCCAGCGATATCATAACTAGCGTTACTGTTACCGTAGACAGTGTAGTGAACACCCATTGCTTGACTTGATACTGTTTGCGACTTATCAACAGCATATATACCAGCTAAGCCAGCAGTATAGAAGTAAACAGTAGCAGAGAAATTTTTAGTCAATGCGTTGCTTAATGTAACTGTATTACCGCTAACATTTGTCACATATGTATTAGCAGGTAAGCCGTCGATAATTGCCGCATTACCAGAAACAAATTGTCCATTTAGAATGTTAACTGATCCTGCACTTAATGTTAGCGTATATGATCCGCTAGTTCCTGTTGCACTAGAATTATATATTGATGCCGCAGAACATGTTACCTGCGCAGTTATTCTAGTTCCAGCAGTTACACTAGTACCAGTAATACCAGTAATAGTAGATCCTATTAACATGGTTCCAGAACTAATACTACTAACAGTTAATGTCCCACCAGTTGCTCCAATCGGAGAAATAGCAGAAATAGCACCTGTAAATCTAGCTGTGTTTGGAGCAGTTTCTAAACCACTAATTGTATAAGTTATTAGTTGAGCATCGGAATCATATGTGGCCGTTGTAACATTATAACCTTCACCTGGTCGTGTTGGAGCAGTGATACCTGTATATCCGTATCCGCTAATATCTTGGTAACCTCTACTAGCATCATCAGTGACTTCGTTAATTTGTATAATGCCGTAACCTTCAGTACTACTAATAGTTCTGGTTAGATAATTGGAAATTCTGTGAACACGCCCATTCCAACCAAAACACATTTGGCCAGTTAATATACGTTGTAATTCTCCGGCACTATTAATTTTTCTAATAGCAAGCCATTGGTCACCGATCTGTGAACCTAGTGTTCGAGTAGTGCTTCCACCGTCTATACCTGCCGCTGCCTCTGTTAATGTATTATGATCCTGATCAATGACTAGACCAATATAGCTATAACCAGAGTCAAATGTTAGAATAACATCGTTAAGTGTTGGCGACTCTGCTTGTAAAGTTGCGTTCACTAGAGCTACCGCAGGAGGTGGGCTGACTGTAAATGTAGTGTCACTAGTGATGGCTAAAACAGTTGCAGTATCAGACAAGCTACCAGTTCCGCTAACTATTGACAATGTCATACCTGCACGTAAAGGCACAGTTGACGGTACAGTAATAACATTACTAGCACTTGATGCATTATAAATTGTATTAAAGGTCAACGTCATTGCATCGCTTAACGGATCTTTAGTACCAAATGCTAGTACACGATATACAGGAGCACTGGCATTATCTAAAGGATCACCTCTAAATGTTAATGCAGTACTTGGTCGTGTTGGGCTAATGTTGTCAACATTATAGAACTTAAAGTTTTGATTTGGTCTAATAACAACCAATTGATTGTCAGCAAGGTCAGCTTGCAAACCACTAGCAATGGTACTATTACTTCCGCTAGTGTTTAGATTTAATCTAAGGATTGTACCTTTCTTTAGTTTAAGTGTAGTGGCTGTTACAGTACTAAATGTTCCAGGATTAACACTGGTAAATTCTAAAGTAATATGACTTGTATCAGACGCTACGCATAACCAACCAGTTAAATTATTGTTATATGCTGTATTAGCATTACCGGTAATAGTATAGTATCTACCTGTATCTGGAATATAAGTTTTTGCAGGGAACGTAAATTGAACTCTGTATTTGCCAGTTCCGCTGTTGTATGTTGGAGTACCGGCTGTTGGTTGCGCTGTTGAGAAGTAGGTACCTGAAGCATCAACCACGCCAGCAACTTCGTATCTAGTAATACCAATACCAGTAACTGCACCGTCAACAATAGTGTAACCATGATTAATTTCAATTTCACTTACGTTGTAAGGCAAGTAATTGTATGTGTCAATATAAACAGTGGTCTTTGTTTTGGCCATCTCTGCTGAGAATGGTCCTGCTTTGTAAACTCTTGCCACCTGCGGCATATCATTAGATAGATTAACAGAGTCTGGAACTTCAAACGGATCGCTACCTTCTGCAACAAGACCATATTCTCCGTTGGCATTAGAACCTGCAACTGAACGAATCTGTCCACCGTTGCGTGAATAGTATGCTGTCCAGCAGTAGTAAGTGAACACAGAAACTGTTTCAATTAATCCGTTGTTTGTAGCAACTAGTCCGTAGGCTAGGTCGTTTAATTGTGTCCAGTCATTTGACAACATACTGGTATTACCAGCTGCCTGCATGACAATCTCATCGGGGAGTGCTCCTGATATTGTTGTGCTATACGGAGTTTCTTCATTTAGTTGTAAAACATATTTTGGATATACAACAGCATCTGGGATATTATTAGTATCGTTAGTCCATGTCTTACCGTTTAAAATAATGTTATTAACTAGTGCAACTAGTCCGGTAATTGTAGTGCCTGCCGCACTGCCTCCTACCTTAGTAGTATCAATAGTTTGAGTGACTGTTTCTATTAGGGCAACATTATTCAATGATTGATAGTTTACCAACGGAGCTTGATTATTAATAATTGTCTGTGCTAGAGTATCTATATAACTAATACCAGCTCGGCACTCGACACTTTGTTCTGTTACAACTAGCACAGAACTTGCGGCTAAGAATCTCTTACCTGCTTTAATAGTATTGTATCGACCACCGTAGAGTATATCAGTAGAAATGTTACTGACTAAGAATCCTGTGTCTCTTCTACAAGTAGCTTCGTCAAATGCAAATCTGCAATACATTGATCCTGTATCACTGTCTAATGAAAATAGTGCGCCAGGAGTTGATCCATTAATTGTTTCTGAAATTGTAAAGTTAGTTAGACTCTTAATTTCTTTAACGTAGTACTTGGCATCGCGATTAACACCGCCAAATGTACCACCCGATACACGAATAGTTGTTTGATTAGCGTAATCAAATACTCCAGGATTAAACGGATATACTACGGTGATACTAGTAGTTGTAGTATCAGTTGTTGCTTGGTCAGGAACAATAGCAACTGGTACAATTAGGTTATATAGTCCGTTTGCATTTCCTTGTATTTCATAATCTTTTGTTGAATCAGGTCTAACTCGTTGTCTTGCAAATTCAAAAGTAACCACATACTTTCCATCTACTAGTAGTGGAGTTGATGCTGTTAAGATAGTCACTTGGAATGGGTCAGTGCCAAGGAATTGAACCGGCATACCAACTCTCATCTTAGCAGTACTAGCAGTTACTAACTGATTGTTAGTTGTCTGAGTGATAGGGAATGTGTAAGTGTATTTTAAGTAGTTATAAACTTCAGCTTGTATAAATGAACGGTTAGCAACTAATAGATCTTTAGCCGCAATATAAGTTGACGGCTCGGTATTTGCAACCATTGTTCTAGTGGTATTAACTAATGACTCTAATTGTGGTTTGCTGTCAACTTTTGTAATATTAAGTTGTTTAATTATATCTTCTACACGAGCTTGTGCAAATGCAACTGAAGTAGTTAGTCCGCCTCCGGATACTGCTGTGGTTTGTAAAATGGCAGTATGTTTATCTAACACTGTAACTGCTTGTGCTACCTTACCGATGACTTCTTCTAATCGTGCATAGGCAGCAATGCTTTTATCTTTTTGTCCTGTACCTAATGCAGTATCAGTGATCACAAAGTTTGCATTGGCAGCAACTATGGTTTCTAAATTTCCACCATAGGTTAAGTCATAAAGAATAGCATCTATAACACGGGACACACCATTTGAAAACGCTGTTGCATCATATTGGAACTGAGTAGTAAACGGAGTAATGTTACCTGCAATTTGTGCGGCTATCCATGTAGTTATTTCGTCAACTATAAATGCCTTATTATCGCTGATTAATCGTTTTGCATTGCTGTAATCTATATCAAAACCTGTTGGACTTGGCAATAGATATGCAGGTACTGCACCAGATCCGGTGGCAAGGATTGATAAAATAATATCCATCTTATCACCAACTCTAGTATTGGCTGTGTCGCCATAGCTAGCTGATGTAACTGTTGATAATAGATAATTTTTCAAGTAACCAAAAGCCGCAATAGATGTAGACAGACTAGATAGATTAGCGGTATAGTAGTCTATACCAAATCTGCTACTTCTAAAGTTGCTGTTAAACATCATATCGTAACCAACAACATCAATTATTGCACCTACAGTTTTACTAAATTCTCCGCTGTTGTAACTAAATCCGTACCAGATACTTCCGGGGTTATTTGTATTTCCGGCAATGTTGTTATTGATCCATGTAACAATAGCTGCCTCGATTGCAGTCTTGTCAGTTTCTAATCTTTGGAAAGCATTAACTAAATTAGTATTGACCCAAGTTAAACTTGGCACAATAGTAGCAGGCCCTGCTCCGCTTGATACTAACTGAATTGTTTGGCTGATGGCAAACTGTCTTCTGTAGAAATCACTGCCGCTGGCTAGTCTAGCATTACCAGTACCTTGAATAGCAGTACCAGTTCCTGTACCAACACCTGTGGCAATAAATGCAGTCCCAACAGAATTGCTTGGAGATCCAATGTTGATAAAGTTGGTTAGATTATTTGGATTACCTCTTGATACAATAGTATACGCACGACCTACTACAAAGTGTCCAGCAGTGACTAGACCGGTAGCAGTTGCAGTAAAGACAGTGTTATGAACACTATCAACTGATCCCAACGCTGTCCAGACTGTTGAGCCAACAGTATTAATTTTGTAAGTTTGTCCAATAACCAAAGCGCCAACATTAACTAATTGTGGACTTGGTATATCTTTGTTGTCAACAACATATAATGCCAATTGCTTTAGGTAATCTAGAATAGCCAATGTTCTTGGACGTTCAGCATCACTTACTAATTTTGCATCTCCTACAAAATATCCTAGACCGTGCTCGACCATGTTGAGATTGCCGGTGTAGACAATATCATGTGCAAGATCGTCGATTAAGAATCTAATATCTCTTTGTGCCGCATATATATTATAAAGATATTTGCTGTTAATAAACGCAATAGTATTTGAGCGAATAGTGTTTACATTTATGTCTATTAGACTCTTAGCCGATTGGAGGGTAGTTGCTACGTTTTCGATACCGGGGTAAGCAACAGCGGGTAGTGTGTCCTGACCGAATCGAATAGCGGTGATAATATAATTAAAATTATCTTGTACTGAGGTGGCTATTGCACTAGTACCAGCTGTTCCTCTAACTTGTTTTACAGACACTTGCAACAGATTGGTAATTTGCGTATCAGTAACCACTTGGCCAGCAACATCTCTAATCCATTCTAATCCGTTGTATATCTGTGTAACTTCGGTTGATATGGTTGATTTGCCTTCACTATCAAAGAAACCTCGAGCAACTAGCACAGTTTGGCTTGTACCACCGTAGATGGTATCATAGATGACGGCATTGACAATTCTGTCAGCATCTCTAATATAGCCAACAACACCTCTAGTACCAAATAAGAAATCTGAGTAGTATGTTTGAATATAGGCAATATATTCAGCTTTGATTAATTCTCTATTGGCAATTAGTAATGCAAGACTATTTTGAATACCGGCAGTGGTTGCTGGTAGTGCTTGCGGATCCACTGGCGGATTTGGAATTGATCTAATTGGAATAGGCGAGCTAGTAAATCTAAGAGTACCACCAGCAGTGCCAGTTGGTGCATTTGTAACTACATAGGTAAACGTGTTATCGTTTACAACGGAAGCAACATTAAATACACCATTCGGTGCATTGGTAGATGCAGTAGCATCTACAATCTTTACTGACCATCCTGCTCCTAGACCGTGACCTGAACTCTTAGTGACACTGATTGTAGTGCCGTCGTAACTCCAAGAGCTTGCATCAAGAATAGTTCGATCTTCAACTCCGTATGTAATTATTTGGATGATAATATCCATCTTAGCACGGGCTCGAGCAGCCGCAGTTGCATTAGATGATAATAACGATGATAAGGAATCTTTTACATAATTGAGTGCAACTAATATTGCAGATTTTTGTGACGGTAGAGTAACATAAGATTCGGCAAATAAAATAGATTGAATATTACTGTCAAGTACAATATCCCAGGCAACGGCATTAACAATTTTACCAACATCAATACTAAACTGAATTGCGTCATATACAAATGTTGGTGTTACAACATCATTGACATAGGCAATGGTTTCAGCAACAATAAATTCTTTGTTTAATAATAATAGTTCTCTAGCCCCTCTATAGCCTAATCCGTTATCAGTAAAAGTATCAACTTTGTATCTCTTACCTTTAACAAAGAATGCAGTAGGTGTTTGTGGCACACGGAACGCATCAGTTACGGTAATCTCAGTTTGATTAAAATTAGCACTAACTGTGGTTACAGGCATACTGCCAGCTTGGCCGTCAACGTATTGTCCACCTCGGAATGCTTGTTTGTTTAATGACCCAGAGAAACAACCTGACTGTTGACAGTAAGGGGATTTGGTTAAAATTTGACCATTAGGGTCAAGCACCATCATGAAACCGCCATGTCCCTGTGCGCTGATTTGACGAATAATAGTAGCGTCATTACATAAAAATACGTCAATGTCTTTGTTATTTTTTGGGGTCGATGCTTTGTTTGTTGGGTCAGTTAGATAATGATAACCCCAGTTTGTTTCAGCAATTTTTAGGTTATCAAATTCTAAGTCACGATAGAACCAAGTACCTGCCCATGGGCTCTTACTCACACGGTCTGCAGGACGGATAACTGTACGGCGGAATTCATCACCTAGAATAGAACAATTACGTGGAATACGGATCGGATAATCTTCGTAGTAAGTTCCGGACTCGATGAAGATAGAAATTTCTAAACGTTTAACAGCTTGATCAAAGAACAAGTTTTCACCTGTTTCAAATGATCCTGTAACATCTCTTAGGTCAACATAGTCTGTATTATCAATTGTTCCATACTTGACAATAAATCCTCTAGCGCCACTATTGCGGCCTACAACTATTTTTCCTGGAATAATATCTTTGTTGTTTGCAACACCTTGATCAACAGGGCTACCGCTATCGTTATTAAATTTAATACGAGTAGTTCCGTTCAATCCACCGCCAATAATAATACCACCGCTGACGATCTCAGAATAGTATTTTCCGCCTCCGTAGGCAATTAATTGTCGATAGGGTCCAGTTTCCCATGGACTGTCGTCAATCAGCTGTTCAGCTTTTAAACAAGCCGCTACTAGAGATTGGAAGGCATAGGCAAATGCTCTTCCTTCTTTTCCTGGAGGAGTCTTGACCTGTGAATCATCGCCGTTACTGCTAACATACAAGTTAACTTTACTTGAGTATGCAGTTGTATCTACATAATATTTTGTAGCCGCTTGCTTGTCATCAACACCTAACGGATTTCCGGCACCTGCTAGATCACCCGGGTGATCGCTTAGGAATAGTTTGCCGGTCATTGTTGCACCGGCTTTTAATACAGTTTCAGCAGCCTGCGCCACTTGATCGCCAGAAGCACCTGCCGGTACGGACAAATAGCCAACCATTGCATCAGCTTGCTCGCCTGCTACTGTACCTTTGTTAATATATCGATTATCAGCAAAGCCTAAAGGAACAGGGAATTTCTCAGCACCAATAACAGTTTGTCCAGAACGGCCAAACCCGCTGTTCCAATTTAGTACGTTGGCTTGCGTAGGATCTGCAATGTTTCCAAGCAAAAATCCTTGACCATCTACAACATTACCAAATTTTCCAGGGATATCTGCAGAGCCTAATTCTGAAGTAGAACGCTGTTGTGTTAAAACAATCTTATTATAGTTAGGATCAGCAGGATCATCTGGATAGGCAATTGTTAAACCGTTAGCACCAACCATAGGCTTAAATTTGATTCCGCTACCCTGACTGTTGACAATTGGCAGTTGATTAGCTATAGCAGAGTAATTCTTGAGCTGTCCAGCTTCTACATCACCTAGATTTAAAAATGCTAGAGTGCCTTCTTGTCCAAATACAGCATAGATTTCTTTAAAGTTTTCATTAACTTTTCTAAAACCTTCGCGAATACTGTCACCAGTACCGTCATTACCTTCTACGCCGATGTCTACTATTTTACGTGCCATTGAATGCTCCAATAAGTCTTGTATATGATATTTATCTTTCCGTTTTATAACCTTAATGTAAATAGCTATATGTTCATCAAAATAGATGTAGAAAAAACCACTCATGAAAGAACTAGTAAACTAGGGCATAAGCATGAGTATGTTCGTAAGAGATCAATTGTAGTGTTGCGTTGTGATAACTGCAAAGAAGTTTTTACTAGACTAAAAGGATCAATGGATCCCGCTAGACTTAGCAACAACTATTTTCATGTGTGTAAAAACTGTGACAGCAAACGCTTTGCCCAAAAACGTGGCGTAGAACGCAAACACATATGGGACACGCCCGTTAGCAGTCTAGATGATATTAGCAGATTATAAATAAACTAACAAAGGAGGACATTAAAATGTTCAAAGCAATCAAAGAGTTCTTTACAGGCAAACCAGCAGTTGTAGAGACACCAGCTCCAGTAGCTGAGTATAAAGTTGAAGTAGCACCAGTAGTTGAAGTGGCACCAACAGTGGAAGTTGCTCCTATAGCAGAAGCAATCCCGGTAGTAGCTGAAGCACCAGCCAAGAAAAAGCCGGCCGCTAAGAAAGCACCGGCTGCTAAAAAGGCTTCTGCGGCTAAAAAGCCACGTGCTCCAAAAGCACCTAAATAAGACTTAGTTCTTTAGCTTGATCGAATAGCCTAGCACTTGCTAGGTTTTTCGCTTTAGATTCACACATGATGTCAAAGCGATCTAAAAAGCTCAATGCCCATTCGTTTGCTGGAATATTCCAGTAGAAGTTAGAGTGTGCTCTGAGCTTTTGTTTTTTGTAGCCTTCTAGAAGTAGTGTTGCCATGTCTGGCCTACTGGTAGTTGAATGCCCCACAATAACGTCTTCACGACTAAGACTATAATGCATAGTAGGGCGGAGACCACGCCAACTATCAAGCACCTTGCTAACACGATCATCGGTGAGAAGTAAGTACTCTCCTTCGCGAATCCAGTGATGATGTATATCAAGCACAATAGGCAATATGTCTCCAAGACTAGTGCAATCATCTAACCCCCATGAGTTTTCTTCGTTTTCAATTGTAATACAATTCCTGGCTTCGGGGGTAAGTCTTTTGTAGGCATTTCTAATACCTTCGGGACCGGCTCTACCCGATATGTGGACGTTGATCTTAAAGTCCTGAAAGGTGCGGCCATAACCCATCCATTTTGCCATATCAGCATGATATTCAAATTCCTCTATTGATCGTTGGACAATGCCCGGATCAATGCTAGCAAGCACAGTAAACTGACCAGGATGCATACTAAGACGGGTATTGCTTGCACGAGCACTATCGCCAACAAGGATAAAATTGCGCTCGAGATAGTCAATAACATCGGCTCTTCGCCAGAAGTAGCTAAAGTCGGGTTGAGTGTATACAGGAAGAATATCACTGCTAAGCCGAACCATCCTAAGATTTTCATTTAACTCTCCTACTCGATCTACGAGTTTTTGTGTAGCTTCAATGTTACTTACCATTAAGTCCCATAATTTCTGTTCTGCTACATCACGTGTTTGACGTTTAAGCCATGCTACTGTTGTGGTACCTGTGTTGTATTGTTTAGCCGTGTCCGTTTGTTTAATGCCATTAATTTGGCTAGGACCGTCAATCCATTTACAAGCAAATCCAATACGCTTAATCATAGTAACCAATCAAAAAATAGACATACAGCATTATAGCATGTATGTCTATATAAGTCAAGCCCGAAAGAGTTAACCTTCGTATGTAGCTGAGTTAGCACCGTGTTCAAATACTTCCACAGATTTAACCCTTACAGTTGGATTGATTGGATAGCGCATGTCTCCAGACGCTAGTAGTTCAGCCATTTTGTCGTAGGCCATTTTGGCAAACATTTCACAGCCTACACCTTCTACAATACGTAGATCGCAAATAGCTCCTCGTTTATAAGGAACATCGCTTGTAGGATCGGCAGAATCTTTGCTGAATATGTTTTTCATATCATTGAAAAATTCTAGATGAGGATCATCTTCTGCAATTACCAAAGTGTGATCAAACATGTAGTCTGCCCATGCTTTGAATTCTTTAAGACCACCAAAGTCCATACACCAGTTTTTGTCATCTAGTGTATCGCATTCAAATATTAGTTTAATACCGATTGAGTATCCGTGAAGTGTTGAGCAGTGACTATGGGTCGCTCTCCACTGTCTAAAACAGCATGATAGACCCCTATCGTTGCCGTAAGTTTTTGTTGAATAAAATTTTGCCATCTCTAGTCTCCTTTATTAAGGTAGCAAGTTTGATGACTGCAGAGTGTTTATAGAGGGATGATGCCATAGAGTCCTCTTTGTGTGTGTCTAATAATTATACACTTTTATTAGACAAAGTCAACGATTGTGGTTAGGCAATCTGTCCAAAAGGTTTCCAAATACCAGGATTGCCGCTAGCCACACATACCCAACCGATGTAGCTGGCTGTTTGTGGAGTAGAGTTCCAAGCAATGTCACCCACTGACCATTCGCCTGAGGTTGGCATAGCATCTGTGGTTACAAACTTTTTGCCGTTCATTACTACCGGACCTTCAACGCTAAATGCCGCATCTGGGTCTGGATGAGTAATATTTACTGCTAGTTTACCATATGCGTTTATGGTTCTAGAAGTATTGTTTTTGTTACCGATAGTTATACCTGTATTGGTAACTGCTAATTCTTGTGTGTCTTTGACAAACACTCTAATGCTATCGCTAGCATTGATACTGTCGGCATTTAATCTAAGAGTTACTTCCCCTGATGCCACAGTAAATGATCTATTGGCAATGGCTTCTGAGCTAATAACTTTTATAGCATCGCTTAGATTGACATCACCACCAACTGTTAGACTTGATAGTGTGCCTAGTGTTTCTAAACTACTGTTTTTAACACCTTCTCCTATGGCTGTTTCACTAATAACTAAATTCTTACCAATACTAAAATAGTTTCCGCTAGCAAGGTCGATTGATTCTGTACTGTAGAATCTATCAGGATTTGGCATTAAGAAAAACTGTCTAGCCACTGCTCCTTTGGTTTTCCAAATTAATCCCTTGCTATAAACACTATTATTATTGTCTTCTAAAAATTCAATAGGAGCAGTTCTTTCAACTCGCACATCACTAATGATACTGTCTACAGTCAGTGTTCCGTTGATCTTAACCTGTGCGTTTTTGCTAGCTTCGCTGCCAAATGTTACCGTATTGCCTTGGATATTAATTCTAGAAGTATTATCAGTGACAATATCTAATGTTTGATTACCCCAAGTTCCAATGATAGCACGATTGTCCTCAGTACCAACAACAATCTCAATGCCATTTTCCATAACGCTGAACGCGGCATTTGGAATCTCAGTGTTAACACCTACACGATTAAGGTAACTGTTTACTATAACCACATTGCCTAGATTGGTATTACCGTCTACTTCTAAGCCTGTAAGGGTGCCAACTTCAGTTAGCTTTGATCGTTTAATTGAACTACCCAAGCTGTCTTTTAACAATACATCAATACCGTCAATCTGATATCGAGCATTTTTATCAATATCAAATGACTCACTTGAATAAATTCTTCGAGGCTCTGCTTTAAAAACCAATTGATAATGATTATCGCCGACTCCCCAAACTACGCCTCGACCGTCTAGCCCTGACTCTGCTTCTGCACTAAATGTAAATGCATCTAATTGACTAGCATCTCCTCTGTTGAGATTTTTAACATTGATTGTATCTACATCTAGTGTGCCGCGTACTCTTAGATCAGTGTCAAAAGATACACTTTGAACAACTTTTAATCCGCCTTTGATATCCATGTTTCCGACGTGCATGGTGTTGCCGTCTAGATATTTTAGACTTAGTTTTTCAATAACAATTTTATCATCAACAATGGAAAGCAATTGGCTCATAATCAGTTCTCTTTAGAATATTTATCGTTTAAATTCTTCCTACTACTACTTCGATAACACCTTCTTCGCCGTCGAAGTCTTCTAGTGCTTTTCCAATGATTGCGCCTAGTTTTGGGTTATCAGTAGCACGGGCATATCCGCCGCCAGCGGAAACTAACATATCGCCCTTGCGGATCTTGCCTTTAACCTTACATGGTACACGACCAGTCAGCGCAAGAGCAACAACACGATCACCTTCTAATCCAATGTTCATCAAGTAAGCAGGGTCTGTGGAAACAATACCAGCAACTCGAATAGTATCTTCGTCTGCTAGAGTTACTTCAAACTCTCCACCAAACATTAGCACAGTTCCGGGTTCATAGACTGCATCTGCTTGATAATTTTCAGCCAAGTCAGCCGCGTATACCGCAGTAGTATTGGATGAAATATAAATGGTGTTACCACTTTGTGTAACACTAGTTCCACCACTGCCTGCTAAGGTAACTGTTCCTGACACAGCACTATATCCACTAGCACCTACATAGGTTGCAGTACCTGACGCAGGTGGGTTAGGTTGTTTAGCCCAAGAGTAGACGTCACTAGCCGGAGCACTACCTGCTGATGCCGCATAGGCAACATACATACCAGATGGTTCTCTATAAGCGGCACCGCCGCTGTAGGTGCCGTTGTCATAAACATAACGTGCATAGGTTGCGTTATTTGCGCTAGTCGCATTGGTTGCATTATCTGCTAGGGTTGCACGAGCCACAGTACCGCTTACACTGCCTGCACTAGTAGCATAGTTAACTGATTGCGAACCAATATTGCTTGTAGTAATTGCATCAGTAATTCCAAAACCACTGACTGTGGTTGGTTTGCCACTTACACTACTCCATGCTACTGCACCAGCAGATGCCGCATAGCTAACACTTAGCGCACTAGTTAAGTATGTACGTAGATAACTATCACTACCATTTGTACCCCAGACTCTACTTGGGCTACTATTATTGCCCTCATCACCGTTGCTAGAGTTGATGTAACCTGTTTGTAAATAACCATTACCATCTGTACGCACAATTTGATTAGCACTATTATTGCGACCAGTGGCCACTGCTAAACCGCCGGCTGTAGTTGCGTTACCTGCACTACCTGCACTAGTTGCATAGTTAACTGATTTGTTTGCATCAGCAGTATTATCAACGTTACCTAAGCCAACTTTGCTCTTGCTAATGGTTAACCAACTTGGGTCACTATAACTACCTGTAGTAACAACTCCGTTGGTTGCTGTAGTAGCATTGCCACTTAATGCTCCAATAAATGTAGTCGATGTTACACTAGACAATCCGGCTAGTGTAGTGCTTGAACTACCTAGACTAATAGGAGTTGACCCAATAGTGACACTACTATAGGCTAGGGCAGAGTTTGGAACAGAACTTAATCGTGCATTTGGTAAAGTACCGCTAGTAATATTACCAGCGTTAGTAGTGTCAGTAGTTGCAGATGCTGCCAGGCCGCTGATCTTACTTGTTGCGATAGCCGCTGTTGCACTAATATCGGCATTGACAATACTTGCTGATAGATTTAATTTGCTATAGGCAATAGCGGCAGAAGTACTGACATCACTATTGACAATACTATTACCTAAACTTAGTTTGCTGTATGCAATGGCCGCCGCCGAGTTAACGTCAGCATTGACAATACTATTACCTAAACTTAGTTTGCTGTATGCAATGGCCGCACTTGCATTGATGTCGCCGTTAACAATAGTACCATCAGCAATCATAGTACTTGTTATAGATCCGGTATCACCAGTTGTTACTATAGTTCCGTTGACATCAGGAATAGTCATTGTACGAGTAACACCACTAGTAATTCCGCTTAATTGGAATTGTAACTTCTTAGTAGTGTCACCTTCGTCTTGGAAGTAGGTACTTGCATCCGTAAATGTCTTGTTGGTAAATGTTTGAGCTTGGCCGGTAAATGCAAATGTATCATTACCTGTTAGCACCGGTAATGTAATTGTACGGTTAGCATTAATAGCACCGACAGCAAAGTTATAGGTAAACGATGCATCAGTATTATTGATCTTAGGTAATGTTAATGTCTTATTAGACAATGTATCAGTAGTAGCACGACCAACAATAGTATCTGTGCTAGTTGGCAGTGTTAGTGTACCAGTGTTAACAATAGTTCCAATTACCGGACTTGTTAGTGTCTTGTTGGTAAATGTTTCTGCGCCATCTAGTGTAGCCAGTGTACCTGTAGTTGGTACTGTGACGCTAGTTGCTCCGCTGACATTTAGCGTTATGGCATTACCGACAGTGGTAAAGTTATTGGCTAGAGTTAAATTGCCGCCCAACTTGATTGTTCTGGCCGCGTTGACCATATCAAATGTTAGTGTGCGACCTGCGGTCAGTGCAGTTGAACTATTGGCTGCTAGAGTAACATCATAGGCCGCACTAGCATCTCGAATAGCCAATGTACCGATGCTAGTAATACTTGTGTTGGTTCCGCTAATTATCGGATTAGTTAAAGTCTTATTGGTTAATGTCTGTGCGCTATCGATATCAACTAGATCGCCAGATGAAGTTCCACCTGGTAGTTTTCCTAATACCTTTGTACTTGTTAATACTGCTACATTACCAATTCGATATTCCTTACTAGAAGCAAGATTCATATGCTCGGAGCTAGTCCAAGCACTAGTTGAGTTGACCCAATTGAATGTCTTGTCAGTTGTACCTTTTAGTGTAATGCCACCACCGTCTGCCGTAGCATTGGTTGCGGCCAATACATCAAATGTAATAACACCGTTGGTGTTGGTAGTTGTTGGTATTATAGTAATTGTCGTTGGATTGACAACAGTATTGATAACTGTATCACCACCAAATGCTCCAGCACCTGTGGTTTTAACCAATTTCATTCCGCTGACTAATCCAGTAGTATCTAATAGTCCTGCTACAGTATTTCCACTGATAGTTCCGCTTAGACCCATTATAGTCGATACGCTACCCAACTCAATGTTCTTATCATCGACGTTAACTGTGGTTGAGTTAATGGTTAGAATTGATCCTTTGATGTTTACATTGCCTGTGACATTTAGATCACCTGTTAAGTATGCGTTCTTACCAATCCATATATTGCCACCAATTTGTGCTCCACCTGTAGTAACAATAAGAGCTTGATCAGCAGTACTGCCAATTGTCAGCGCACCATCTACTGTTAGGCTAGACTGCCAACTAGGTTTTGTACCGTCACTGGTTAGAATAGTATTAGAAGGACCAATAGGTACCTTACTTAAAATACTAGTAGCAGAAGCGTACAGTATGTCACCTACACCATATGAGCCTATATTAGTACCACCACGTGTAACAGGCACGTTACTGGTCAAGTTGGCAGGATTTAAGAAATAGCTACTGTCTAGGCTGTCTAGCGTGCCAGCATCAACTACACCGTCTTTAATATAAACTTCACCTGCTGAAATACTAGTTCCTACAGCAAATTGTGTCTTACGGAATTTAGCTACACCCAAATTGGTATAATTATCATCACCACTGATATTGTCAACTTTCTCAATGTCAATTTGTACATCGCCATAATAGTAGTTTTTACTATTAGTTGTAGTATATGAACCAGTTAGTGTGATCGGTGTTCCATCTTCAAATATACTTTGAACAGCAGTATGCCATTGACTATCGCCACGTAGATATGTTGAGTTGTTAGCACTACCTGAACCTGCTAGTCGACTTGTAGAGATAACACCACCAGTAATACTAGAAGCATCAATAGTTGTAGCACTCAACGGACTCCAGTTAGCTGGATTGGTTGAGCTAGTATTAGTTGTTCCGTACACTTGTACGTTTTGTTTGGTAAATGATAGTGTTCCACTACCTGTCGTATCTAATGGAATCTTGTTGGTAAACAAGCCGTTAATACTCGACAATGCTTCACTACGTGCGGCATGGATAGTAAATGAGTTAGTAGTAACTGATCCGACAAAGAAGAATGTACCAGTTACAATAGCAGTTCCATTTGATACTGGCAAACTAGATCCTGTAAGTCTTACTGGATCACCAGTGACTAACCCATGACCGGCATAGTAGAAAGAATCGTCTAGTATGTTAACATTAAAAATAGTTAATGTATGTGTACCAGTACTTGAGCCAGTAAATATGACTTTTTGTATTAGTGAGTAGTCTTTGTAAAGTTCAATAGTATTAGCATCGTATCTCTTAGCATAATAGATAGTAGCATTAACTAGTGGATCAATGGCAGTGTTTGGACTGCTTACATACTTAACTGGATCTCCGTCTGAAAACCCGTGAGTGGTAATAGTAATTCTACTACTGGTATAATCAACGTTTCCGCCTAGCCCAGTTGACTGAGCATTAAATGATTTTGTAATAGTACCACTAGCAGTAATGGCTTTTACTGGCGCATTGTTATCTGCAATAAAGTTTGGACTTGCTAGAGTAGCTGTAAAACGCTCGCCACCTAGTAGACTTACATAGACACGTTTTTCAATAGTGGTAACCGGAATACGGAATCCACTACCTGTACCTCCTAAGCTAGGAGTTGATGCAGACAACACATCACCTACTGCATAGCTAAGACCACCACGACGAACGTCAACACTAGTAACTACACCGTTGGTAACAGTGATATCAGCAGTAGCACCGCTACCACTGCTGGTAATATTTGTTAATGGAACTAGACTATATGTTACAGTTCCTGATAATGGAGTATATCCACTTCCTGGAGTGATACTTGCATTGTCAACTGTGGCTATTACACCATAGCGAGTTGAAGTTACTGTTCCTTGAATATTATCATTGGCACTAGTTATAATGGCACCGTTAGTAAAACTATAAGAGCCTGTAGCAACTAATTTTAAATACTGTCCTTCGTTGGCATTTGATAGAACATAGTTTGCTGGCACGTTGCTAGCAACAGTTCCTACTAATGTAGGACGGACAGCAACACCGCCAACACCCGGAGTTGCATTACCGGCGATGGTCAAGTTGTTAACGGTATTAAAATTAGCACTAAAATTAGCAGTCGGACTTGCAACAGTAATAACATTTGATGCAATAATGTCACTGATCAAATAGGCAGAGACTCCTGTGACTGCTTGTGTAACTGTTGCACCTTGCAGTGCTGTAATATTTGCACTAAGAGTCAATTGAACAGTTGAGTATTCTTCTGTTACAATGTCACCGTTTAAGAAATCGTATGCAGGTACTTCTTCAACTAGTGACAAGCGACTATAGAATCCCTTGCTCTTAGCTGAGTTAAACGCACGTACCGCAGGTAGTAAGTCTGGATTAATCTGACCAGAACTGTTTAGCTGAATAACCGCACCCGGAACAGCGTTAGTACTTACAGCCTTGTCAATAAATCCGCCTAGTCTGTTTGACAAGAATGTGCGTATGGCCAACTGTGTAGTTAGTCGACTGTTACTTGCACCACCTGGTTCATTATCGCCTAGGCCAACGTCATCACTGATAAAGTCAATAACAATATTACCCACAGCTAGACGTAGGGCATCTAGCTGTGCAACTGACACCTTGTTGGTAAAGCTAACGTTACCAGTTTTGTTTTCAGCTTTAATGAAGTCACCGACTTTAAAGTCGCCTAGTTCGTTAGTACCTGAAGAGTAAACTCGGCCTGGTAAGTCTGAATATTGCTCATACTTGTAAATGCTCTGCCCACCGTTTTGTGGCAAGGCATTATAGTCAATACCCGATCCGGCATATTCCCAAGTGTGTCCAGAACTGTTAACAATACTAGGACGATGTAACCAAATTTGTTTATTGGCTAAGGTATTTAAATTGGTCAACTGTCCGTTGCCAGTGGTGCCCTGAATACTGAATGTTGCAGAATATAAGTTGTTGATTGCGCTGACATCGCTGACTACAATATTATGAGTGGCCGGCGCTCCGTTATCCGAGTCAATGGTACTATTAGCGGCAAAGGCATTACGAATAACACTAGCGCCTACAGTAACTTTGTTCAAACTAATAATTAGTTTATATCCGATTGGATCATAGCTGTAGACAAAGGCATTATTAGTACTAGTCCCGGTGACACCAGTAATTGAACTTCCCGGTACAAAGTTGTATGATCCTGCTTGTAAAGTCAACTGCTGATATGTATGGTGACTGTCTAAAATTTCATCTACATAAAATTCTTGAATATTTTTAAAGAATACGTGTGTGCCGGTACCTGTTGCTCTAATGTTTACTGAAACACTACCGCTATCATCAAATGTTAATCTAAAACTATCTTGATCAACATAGCTGACATAATAGGTCTGCTCATTGTTTAATCCAGGAAGGTCTGTATTGCCATTTGAGTTGTAGACAATACCCTGTCCATTAGTGAAGCCATGAGCAATAACGGTGATAGTATCAAGTGTTGGGTTTACATTAGTTGCCGCATCAAATGACACGGTAACTGATGCTGGTTTATAACTGTTGGTTATATCTCCTACACTACTATACGCAACTGATGTTGGCACTCCTGCAGGATCAGCAAGACCAGCAGTGATAATATCAAATTTAGTGCCAACATATGAGCCTAATCCAGTATTAGAAACAGCAGTTAGTGCAAGTCCCCTAGCATAGTTAATAGCCGCAATAGTTTCTGTTAACTGCCCCGTAATGACTATTTGACTTGATGTAGAACCTTTGTAGTAGCTGGTAGTTGCCTCAACACTTCTACTGTTACCACCTGTAAATGTATCGAATGCCACAGCATCAATAATCAAACCAACGTCTCTAAAACAAGTTGAATTGTTGTAGACTAAACTTGGGTAATGTGAATTGATCCAGGAAATAGTTGCATTTTGTATTGACAATTTGCTGGCCAATAACAAGTCATAGGCAATTTTGTAGTTGGGACTTCTAACTCGGATAACATAATCTTGTGTTGGCTGACGGCCGAATCCTAAGGTAGTAAGTGTTTGTTTGCTGTTGCTAGTACCGGTGCTGGCAATATATCCCTTGTCAAAGGCAAAGGCATTTGGACTGTAACCAGACGCACGAAGCGCATACACACCAAAGTTGGTAGCAGAGTTGGTAATAGACAAGTATCCACCTGACTGTGCATACGAACCGTTCAACATGAAAATCTGGAAGCACGATACGATCTGAGCATACGCATCGTTGATAACACGCCAACCTGTACCACCAAAGCTCAATGTGGTAAATGCGTTAGCAACCATTGACTTACCTTGTTCAGGTGCAGGACCACTTAATGGGTATTCGGCAGTTTCTCTAATAATAGGAATGTTAGGTGTTTCGACTAGATTACCGTCGACCTTAACACCATTACCGCCTAAGAATGATAAGATGGAAACGTTTTGAATATATGGCGATACTGAGATAATTGGCTTGCTGATCGGCATGTTAATATAGCCTAAACGATCAGTGTTGATATCTGTAGCATCGTCAAAGGCTATAGAGTAGTCAAATGTGTATACTGGAACACCTCTATCGTCAACAGCATCTCGGAATGTGAATTCGCCAAAGTATGAACCGTTACGTAAACGGAACATGTCCTGGTTAGCGTTTAATGGACGGATATCACATGCACGAAGACTTGCACCTTTAACTGTTGTGTTGTCCGGAATAATAACTGGATTGTCTTCAACATAGTTACCGGCAGACACTTGTATAACAATCTTCTTGCCGTTTGGTTTATAATTACTTGTGTAGGCAACAACGTTGTCAGCAATACGATCTTTAGAGTTTGTAATCGTTGTTTGAATAGCACCTAGTGTCGGATCAATTGTAAGTGTTGGATCTTGTAATGCAGGAGCATAACTTACTCCACTTCCTACTACAGCAATAATCTCTGATAATCTAGCTGAAACAATGGCCGCTGCCGCACTACTACCTGCAGATCCTGTTACTTGATTTTGCGTATTACCTGATGTCTTAGTAACAGCAATATTTTGTGCAATCTGTATTGATACTGTGCGTAGTCTTTCTAATGCAGCCGCGGTTTGAACATTCTGAGAACCAATCAGCGTCAACCCAGTTACGCTACTATAGTATTTTAATCCAGCATCTAAACTTTGACTATTACCACCATAGATCAAATCGTAAGTTACTGAGTTAACAATAAACGCAGTATCTCTAGCACACTTGTCACTGTTGTAAGTAAATGGATTACTAGAATTAATATAACTGATAGTACCTTCGACAATAGTCGATCGAGCAGATGCAATACTAGTCTTAGCTGTTTGTAATGCCGATGCGGCCCATGTTACTGACGGTAATGTTACTGATGGTAGTCCAGCAGTGGTATTGGCTGTAATGCAACTGGTAATATATGAAATTAATGTAGCAACAGCACCTGTTTCTGTTGATGATCCTGCAAGATTACTAATGTCTTGACTAACAGTATTACCGGCGGTAACTTGAACGGCATCTTTAATAATAACTTGTTGTGCTATTTCAGTTAGTCTATTAAAGGCAGCAACAGTGGCAGCTCTTTGATATAGAGGAATTACTTGAGATCCATTAGTTAAAAAATATGATTGTGCAACTGTAATACTTGCACTATTTCCATCGTACAGTATATCATAACATAATGCATCAATAATAAGGCCAGTGTCTCTACTAAACGATGTAGGATCAACAGCAACTGATGGATAATTTAAGTTTAACCAGGCAATGATTTCAGCCTTTAGAAAATCCTTATTAGCTACTAGTTGATCTTTTGCGTGTGTTTTATTTGGACTTGCTCCAGTTGGTGTTGGGAATATCAGCGTATCGGCACTAGTTGAGGTATTGACAACCCCATTGGTTATTATGTCAATGATCTCATTAAATGCCGCACCCGCACGACTTGTGGCAGTAGTGTCTGCACTTACACCTGCTAGTGCTAGTACACTTGATTTAGCATAATTTATAGCAGAAAGAGTTACTGTTTTTTGTGCTGGTAATGTTGCATAAGAATATCTTTGATATGCTAATCCGGTAGTTACAGCATTATAGTTTGTGCCTAGAGCAATATCAAATCCAACAGCATCTAAAATTAATCCGGTATCTCTACGACATTTGGTTTGATCATAGATGATACTTTTATCAAATGGTAAAATATTGTTTGCCGCTTGATAGTTGATCCATGCAATAGTTTCTGCTACTAAAAAGTCTCTATTGGCCAACAACAAGTCTTTGGCGTTTGAAATGCCGCTAGCAGTTCCTGCTGGTGTAGGCATCGATACTGCACTGGCTGCACCAACACCGTTAGTTAATATAGCAATGATTTCATTTGCACGACTGGTAAGAGTAGTTGTTGCTGTCAGATTGGCTGTTGTAAGATCTAATACTTTTCTTTTTAAGAAAGATACCGCCTGTATTGTTTGAGCTTTCTGACTAGTAACCACAGTTGATGCTGTAGCATTATAATATGTAAGACCACTTTTTTGTGATCTCCAGTTTGATCCAGTAACTAGATCCCAGCCTAGGCTGTCAATAATAAGTCCAGCATCACGTCGGCATACTGCTTCTTCATAGATAAATGTCGGGCTATAAACATAACCGGATGCTATTTGTAACGCACGTTTTAGTGTTCTAACCGGACGACTAAATCCGTCATTGCCATCATCGCCATAGATATCTGATACGTTGATCTTACTGCCCGCGCCTGAATCGGAATTAACAAATGCCAATTGACCAGTTCCGTCTACACTTAGAACACTACCAGCAGGTCCTAAACTAGTAGGCAATTTAAGATTATAACTCGATGTAATGTTATCAGGCGGAGAAATAGTTGCTGTTTGATTACCGCTGGCAATGCCTTCTCTAAATGTAAGAGCACGACCGTTTTGTAGTGATAGTCTACTGCCATCTAAGGTAAGAGCTAGGTTAGCATTGGTTACAAAATATAGTGTGTTCTCGTGTGTACCTGGACCAAGTTCTGGAATAATATAAGTATTGCCAGCAATGTCTCGAACACCGCCTAGACTTGACCAACCACTGCCATTGTATCCTTCAAACTGAGTATTTTGAGTATTGAAACGAATTTGTCCAACAAGAGCAGGCGGGCGTTCAGCAGTAGTACCAGTTGGGATTACCAGCCCTGGACTAAAGATTTTTGTATTTAAACTGCTCATTGTGGCTACTAGGTAGCCATTAGCATTAAAGTTTAATATAGGTAATGTAGGATCTGGAGCAATAGTTGTGCCACCATCGATAGAGCTTACACCGCCAAGTGTGTTCCATCCACGACCATCATAGCCTTCAAATCTTGGTATTTCAGAGTTAAAGCGGATTTGTCCTGCTTGAACTGTTCCAATTGTTGTTCCCGGACGACTAGCAGTATCTCCAATAGGTAACTGTAGTGCGGTAGTTCCGTCTACAATGATTATGCCACTGCCGGTAACCTTTAGGGAGATATTAGTATTAGTAGGTGCTTGTAACCCGTGGCCTGAATAGACCATACGTGTAGTTTTTGTTATATTATCTGGTAAGTAATCCTGTACAGTTAACTTACCAACTTCTACTGCCTTCCAACTTACACCGGGCGGTTGCGGACGTTGACCGATTGTTGCAACTTCTAGTATATCGTCAAAACTTGTAGGGCCCGGATCGCCTGTATTGTAGATGGTAAATCCTGCGTTTACGTCACCTTCGTCCTTTAGAATAGTGATACCCTGACCAGCACGAATTGTTAATGTGTCACTGCGGTCATCTGCTCTTAAGGCGGGTTGGGTCGTACCAAGGTTATCAACTAAAACAATTCTTCTAAATGCGTCAGCACTAATCACAGACATAGAAATACTCCACTTTAGAGTATTTATCTATGCCTGTAAAGTTGGTTTAGTAACACATAAACAGCTCTTACTGTACTTTGAGCAGTAGTGTTTCTTCGTTAAGACGACCGTTTAACTTGGTATCTGTAGCATTAATCTCGTCTAAGAACTTACGCAATGCAACCTTACCAGCGGCTTTAAACTCTTTGAGTTTTTCTTCTGGTTTGCGTACAGTCTTTTGTATGCTGAGATTTTCATCAAAGTTAATAATACTAGCACCTTTTACACCAAGGTCGCCGTACTCTTTGGCCACATAACGACCCAACTTGCGGTTCTTGGTATTGTAAACCCACAGCTCTTTTGCACCCAGAATATCTGCAGGGTTAATACTAACCAACTTCAACGGCTCGTTAGTCTTCATGTATTTGAGTTTGCCAACAATCTTTTCTGCAGGAACCGCCTTCTTAGCACGTGGCGCCCGGTTAACTTTGGCTTCTTGCATGAGCATTGTGCAGGCATTTTGCACTTCAGTTAAAAACGCAATGAATGCCTTAATTTGCTTTTTGCTACGGTGTGAGTAACCTTCACGTAACTGTTCGTCTGCTTTGCCACTGGCAAGTTCTTCTAACTCTGCTAGGTCTTGAGCATAAAAGTCGCGAATGACGCGAGCATGTGCGGCCTTTGCCTGCTGACTCTTCAATAAGTTAAGAACCTTAAATGCTTTTGGATCAAAGTTTTCTGGATCCATACTAAAAGACTCATAGGCCTTTTCAATCTCATCAGTCATGCCAAGTGCAACTTCACGTAGACGTTCTTGGATTGAAGGAGTATAGACTTGGGCCTTAGCGGCTTCTTTCTCAGCGGCTAGTGTTTCTGGATCAACGTCGTCCTTGCCTTCTGCAAGTACCTTAACAATCTCAGCACGTAACCAAGCGGCTGTATCTCGGCCGTTATTGAAACCAGGACGCTGTGGAGTCATGCCACGATTCAAACAAGCGGCAACAGCACCCATTGTGGTATTGATACGATTGTCTTTGACTTTCTTGAAAGCCGCAATATCATCTTTGGTACAACCTACAGTTTCCATCCATTTGACCACTGTTGGCTTGTAAGTTTTAATTTCGGATTCTAGGCGATAGTAATCCATTGAGCGTTTAAAGTGACGGTGGAATGTATTGTCATCCCAAGTTTCGCAACCTTCCCAAACAGGACTGTGGTCTTTAACTGCACGAGTACGGTGGGCTGTAACTTGCTTTTTGGTTACACGAGTTTTTGTTGCTGTCTTTGTTGCCATTTTTGCTCCTAGTTAACTAAACAATAAACATATTATATAGTCAAACGGCCGCTTTGTCAACCTATTTTGGGCTAGACTTAGAGGCTAAAGTCGATTTTGGTAATGTTTTCGAACTTGAAACTGCGCCAAGCAGTGACATCCGTTGCCCAAACTGTGCATAATGTGTCCGAAGTTTTTGGATCTTTTACTTCTGGCCGAACACCTTCTTTGAGCGTACACTTCATTTCACGAATAGTTCCGTCCACTTTCTTAAAGGTAACGGTTACGGTCTCGTGCTGATTGAGTACGCCTAGTAGCCATTCACGAAATGTTTTACGTTCTTCTTCGGTAGCTGTTGAGTACCATGTTTCGTTAAAGTCTACTACATCTGTTATATTTGTCATATGTTCCTTAAAATACCATATCAGCGGCAATGATAAATCTGTTTTTACTTGATTGTGGAGGCATGGGTCTGTGCCAAGTTTTACCCGGATAGATTAGCCAACTAAAGTCCTGTGGAGGTGCCACCCAACGTTCGGGATTATCTACGCCGTTGACGGCAAACTCTGTACCGCACTGGCTTTTATCTTCAACATCATCTGGGATATGCAAATACCAAATACCTGATAATGCTCGTTCACTTCCGTATTGATGTGTGTGCCAAAGATTATCTCTGTCCTCTACAATCGCATTTGAAGTCATAAAACTCCATGCCTGTATTTGATCAATCTTTACTTCTTTCTTTAGATACATAAAGCAACTGAATGTAAAGCTCATTCTAAACTTTAACCAATGTTCTCCGGGATGATTGAAGATATTGATATTAGTTTGATAGGCAGGACTATTTTTAAAATAGTTACCATCGGCAATAACTCTCTCAATATCAGTCATTGCAAGCCTTTGATCCTCAGCAGTGATTAGGCTACTGAAGTCAAAAGTTTCAACTGTTTCCCAGCCGTGTTCAAACAGTACGGTCATGGGCGTTTAGTAATAATCTCATCACATAGACCGTAGTCTAGTGACTCTTGTGCTGACATAAAGGTATCACGATCCATATCGCGTTCAAAGTCTGCATAGGTCTTGCCCTTGGTATTATGTTTAACATAGAGTTCAGTTAAGATAGTCTTCATCTTGGTGATCTCTTTGTATTGGATTTCAATGTCGCTTTGCATACCTCGAGCGCCCCCACTAGGCTGATGGATCATATGACGAGCATATGGCAGTATTTTACGCTTGCCTGCCGCACCCGCCTGGGCTAAGAACGATCCCATGCTACAAGCCTGTCCCATAACAATGGTCTGCACATCACACTTGATAAACTGCATCGTGTCATAGATGGCCATACCAGCAGTGATAACACCACCCGGACTGTTGATAAAGAAACTAATGTCCTTGTTTGGATCTTCGCTTTCTAAGAACAGCATTTGTGCAACCACTAGGCTAGCAGAATGTTCGTTAACATCTGTGTCTAACATGACAATACGATCTTTTAATAAACGTGAGTAAATGTCATATGCACGTTCACCTTTACTAGTAGACTCAACTACCATTGGTACTAAATTGGACATCTTATTCTACCTTTTCATATGTTTGTTCAAAAATATCTGACTTGCAAGCATAGAACTCACCTTGCACACCCTTAATAATCCAATCACCTTCAGTGGCAATATGTTTAACAGTTAGATGGGTTCCATCTTCTAATGTACGAATCTCTGCTTCAGCAGGACTAGTGTCATGCTCTTTTCGAATGTTGCCTAGAGATTCTCCGCAGAATTCTTCTAACTGCGATACTGATTCATCTGTAAAGAAAAATTGTACGGCTTCTATAACAACCGGCTTCTTACGAAATTTCATTTGTTTCCTTTAAGAGTTTATATTGGTGTAGTTTGTAAAAATATAGTTGATCAATGCGATCAGTCTGTATGACTGTTTCAAATTTGCAAGTGCTACGTTCTTTAACAGCTTCGTCAAACATGCTCATTAGAGGGTTGGTCATTTCTAAATCGATACAATACAGATAGTCACGGTCATCTTTAAACCAATACTTGGTTGTTCGACGTTTGCCTTGCCAACCATTTGATGTCTTTAAAAATTTAATAGCAACTTCTACTTTGTTCCTGCCGTGATTAACAGTTGGAATATCTTTGGTTGTCTTTAATGTCTTTTTAAAATCGTTATAGATCATATCTTCTTCGTAGAACCATGGTAGTTTTACATATATACCTATATCCTTCTTCAAGACCTCTCGAGTTCGGCTTTCCAACAGGTAGTGAGCACGTTGACGGAATGCGCTCATGCTTCTATTACTTGACAGTGAAGTCCAAAACCATTGCTTGGTATAAAACTTGCGAATGGCTTCTGCACGATCTTTAACTGATTGATCGATAGCATCTAATACTCTTGATTCCTCAATGCTTAAAAATGCCGGAGCATGATCATATAGAACAACAGCCGCTTCTAACAGATCAAACTTATAAGTTTCGGGTTTTTCGTTATAGGTTGTTGACAGCTCAAAGTCTTTGATCCAATCAGTTACTTCTAATACGTTGCTCATCTTCCCTCCGAATATTGTTGACCCTTAGGTCCGTCGCTGGTAAAGTCCATACCTGCTGAACGTCCTTCATACATACGACCATTCCAGTTCATAAGAATCTTTACGCTTTTGTTTAGGACAACTGTTAGATTACGACCTTCGTTAAAGGACATAACTTCTGCGTCAACGCTTTTACCACTGGCAATGTTTTTAACACTACATTGATCGCCGTATCTAATCTTAACGTTCGACATGCTCGTATTCTCCAGCAATGGTTGCAAGTAAATCAAAGTTTTCTTCTGCACGTAAAACAGCTTCATAGGCTTTCGCAAGTGCAGGATTATTTTTTAATAGTGTTTGTCTGTTCAACTGTAGAGTTCTTTGTGTACGTGCCCATTGTAACAAGTCCTGTGTTTCTGGGTCTAAACTCACAGTGGCATAACTAGAGCTGAGATTCATCCAACTGTTGCCGTCAAACACTTGCATATCCGACCCCCATATGCGAATCATACCCTGTATAGGGTTAGTGCCACTTTGGCTAACGTAGGGCAGGCTTGTGTTGCCGCCTGCTACTGTTATACCGGTGGTTCCCATTAATCCTTTAATCATTTGTACTTGTCATCCAATTCTACGTTAGTCAATCCAGCTATCATCTGGAACTTGTCCCAAGCTGTCTTAGCCGCAGGGTTACGTTCTAGTTCACTGCTAGGCAAGACTGCCTCTAACCAAATCTCAGGCCGACGCTGTGGGTGTGTGCCAAATTTGCGTGGCTGGTGCAGTTTACCACTTTCCCATAGTTCAATACTTACTGATCGAAACTGATCCTCATCGTGGTATCCCGCCCATTCAGGATTACTCGTACTAAAGAATCCACTGCTGTAAGCATTGTCGGTTCCGCCACCGTAGCCTTCCCAAATACCTTGCCACTGATCTGCATCACGCGGATCAAAATCTGTACGAGTGATTAACACTAGAACATCGTCGATGTCCACCTTACCGTCGACGATATCTCTAACGCAACGGCTATAACTAAGTCCGATTTTCATTATACTTCCAATACTATGTTAGGGTTCCAGCCAGTGTCCTCGCTGTAACCGTCGTTTTCATAACCACGTGGGTTGCATACAACACGAGTTTCACCAATCATGTAGTCAAAAGGGTGATGGGTATGACCATGTGTCCACAGTTTGATCTGCGGGTGATCCAAAATGAACTCACTCAAATCACTGTGATAGCCACCGTTCATCAATGTTTCATGCTTATACATTTCATGAGCACTTTGGAAACTAGGACTGTGGTGCCCAACCACAACAAACTTCTTGTCATGCTGTTCTGCAAGTACACTTCTAAAGTACTGCAATGTTCTAGCATGGCGGCCAGCAACGTCCCTAGCACTCATAGGGGCATAGTTTCTAAAGTCGTTGCGGATGATACGAAAATCGTTCATCATACCTTCAATGGCATGCATGGTCAAAGGATCACCCTTGTTCATGTCAGTCCAGAGTGTACCGCCAATAAATGTCACATCGTCGATGACCTTAGTATCACATTCTAAAAAGTAAATGTTGGGATACTTGGCGCACTCTTCACGCAGGTAGTCAATACCAGCATAGAACTTTCCATTATAAAATTCATGGTTACCTGCAATGTAGATTACATGAGGAAACTGGAATGAACAACGCTTAAAAAAGTCGCGGAATCTTTGAGCACGTTCTTGTCTACGGCCCAACCCAGTACCCGCGGCAATAGCCCGTTGATCGGCAGTATTGCTCAACTCTGGATGATCGTGTAGATCCTGTGCGATCATAATGTCGCCACCTAGAATAAGGACATCGCAGTTGTCGTCATTAGTGATGTTAATGTCACTAAACTCCAAGTGCAAGTCTGATACAAGTTTGATTTTCATATTAGTATTATACTACATTTAACGTTTTTTGTCAACATCATTACCCCATTTAAGAATCCAATAGGTGTAATCTTTTTCTTTTAGTTTGGCAACAATGGCATATTGGTAGCCATAGTTCATCATGTCTGCCATTCTGTGCCATTCAGGCGTGTCAACCGCTCGAGCCATAACCCACTGTCCCATCTCACTTTGTTGCCATTTCCAAAGTGGTTCGCCTGCATACAAGTCCGGATCTTCGACATCTCCCATTAGGAATCTGTGTACTGTTGCTTTGTGTATTCGATGAGCTACACCGTCAAATACCATAACTTCAAACGTGGGCTTTATTGATTTGACACCTAAGTGTCCTTGTGTGTCATTCTTCAAAGCCATTTTGCTTTGCGTATCGAGCACGTTCTTCTTCACGTTTAGTTTCGCAGGGTTGGCAAATAGTACGCACCCAACCTCCACCTTTACGTTCTCCAGGATTGCCACAGCTCTCGCAAGTGGTGCCACTCATAGCTTCTGCCATAGTAACCATTCCTCTAATATAGTCATCACCGCCTGTGTAGTAAAAACGCAAGGTACCAAACTTTTCTTTTACTTGATCTAATGTCACTTGGGGAACAAGTTCTGGAACATCACGCAAAGGATTCTTAATCATTTCTTTGCAACGTTCACGGATGTAGTCTGCACCGATAGTTGGCTGGTCTGCGTACTCTTTAGCAACCAAATCAGCAAACAATTCCGCATTACCACTCTTGCCAGCTTGTGCCATTTCGTTATACTTGACGGCCCAATCATGCTGTTTTTGTTTCCAATCGATGTGATGTTGGATATTGCCCATAAGTTGGTTAAGGATATTATACCAACCATCACCGCACTCAAAGCCCCAACACATACAAGTTTCTTTCATGTCCTTGTTGCGGTTGATCATCATCTTAGGATACTTCTCGCATAGCAATGCGTCTAGTTCTTGTTTCATATTTTCTCTCCGGGCTCAAAGCCCCTGAATCCCTTAAAGCGAGGGAAGCGCAAACTATATGTTCCGTCTTGATTTTGTGTTACAGCATCAGCACGTACTTCTACAATGTTACCAGCGAGACTATCCCTAGCATTCCAATAACTAATGCGATGATCATCAGTAAAACCACTTCCCACATTGACTCGAATTGATTTGCCATCGTCAATACCCTCGCATACAAGAGCACCGAGACGTCCAATATTTTTTCCTGTACCTTCTTCAACATCTTTAACCTCCAAAGAGACTTCAATAAATGGTTTCAACTTTAACCAAGAGACACTACGTTTACATTCATAACCAGCAGTTGGATCTTTGATCATGATGCCTTCATAACCGCCAACGATGGCCTGTGCGTTAATTTCTTTGAAACGTAACTGTCCTTCTGGTGTATCTAAATCAACCAACTCGTTAGCAAGACATGTAACATTAGGCAACAAGGCATGATTAGTCTCTACCCAAAACTGTACCATTTTACTACGTGTGGTCTGATCCTTGTCGTAGAAACCTTTTTCAAAATCTTCTAAGGGCAGTACGTCAAACAGGTTAAGGATAGCATCATTGGCCTTAACATCACTCTTACGATGCACTTGTGTCATCAAGTCTTGGAAACTGCTAGACATAATCTCACCGTCTAGCACTACATCCATACTCTTGCTAGAACCTTTTTGTTTGATTACGTTACTAATCTGTTCTACAATGTGCGGAAAATTAGCAAGTTCTTTACCATTTCGACTGAACATATCCACCCGACCATCACTACGTACAATAGTAATAACTCGAACGCCATCGAGTTTAACTTCGATAAGTTTTTTGCCCGATACCTTCGACTCATGATTAGCACTATCGTGAGCAAGCTGACAACTGAATACAGGAATAGCATAGTCAGCATATTTCTTCTCCACCACTTTGTTGATTGTTTTCTCACTGAAACCTGCTCGCAAGTCCTTGATAAGGATGCGTCGGTACCATCCATTCCATTGACTCTTTGTTGCCTGTGTTATGGCTTGAGCAACGGCATCACGGGCATTGTTACCGGTGAGGTCACGATTGCGTAAACGGCCAGCAAGCACAATAAAACTATCCCAACTAAACCCAGGGCCATCCTCATCTGTTTTCTCCGGTATCTGTTTTAGGCCAAATGTGACCATTGCATCGAATGCCATTCGGCACCCTTGAAAGAACTGATGATTACCTGCTTCGGCTTGTGCTAGTATAATAGCTTCTTTGTCCAAACGACTATTATGATCTTCTAGTGTGGACAATACATTTTGGCAAGGATCGCTCATGGTATTCTTTCTATTTAAAATTATATTTTACTGCCAAACAAACTCTCTGTCAAGTACTTTGACATAATTTAACTGTGTTTCGGGCGTTTTGGAGGTAAAGTTTACTGAATGTTTTTTGACTTTGGCTCGTATTTGTTGACTAGAACCAGCAATGCCTAGTAGTTCTTTGCTCAAAAAACTTACCAAATAGTTGCCATCAGTAATAGCAGTATGACTAAAACAGCCAATCTGTGGAACAGGTTTGCTCTGTATGTATCGGATATTGAGTACAATCGTATCACCCTCTTGTCCCAAGTAGGCTTTTACTGTGTCTTTGATTGCGGCCTTGACCTGTTTCTCGTTTATTTCACGATCATACACTTGTGGAACGCTGGCCAGCACTCCAAAGTCTTTCATTGTGATGTTTTCATTTTGAGTAACACTGAATACTCTGCCCATGTAGTCATTGAGTGTATCACCAATAACACCAAAACTCAACTTGCGGAAGTGTTTGATAATGGCCAACGCTTGATCAATGTCTTCTACTGTAGGTGTAAACTTTAGTAGATATGTGCTTCCGGCAAGCTGTGGCATGAGTTCAAAGGTCAGCATGTCCTTATTAGTATAAGTCTGCTGATCTCCTGCTGTATAACTGCTCGCACTGGTATAGCCTTTTTCTCTATAGATACAACAGGCAAAACTCAATGCCTCTACCACTGCAAAAGGCATTTCTTTTAGGCTAGACATTATGCTTCCTGTGTAATTAGAATGTGTTTACCAATTTCAAACAGACCAACCGCACCCGGAAAATCAGCGCAGGCCGCATGTATTTGTACGTCACCTTCTTCATCTATGCTAGCGGCTACAAACTCAGTAATGGTTCCTTCTTCTACTTGAGCACGTAGGTGATCGAGAATCTCTAAAAGATCCGCTTTCTTTTTTTCTTTACTCTTATCTGATATGCTAACAACTTTCATAATTATTCCTTATATTAAATATCAATGTTTTAAAAACATACTTTCTGCTTCGGAAATTCTTTGATTATAAGTATTGTCATTTATACCTTTTAAGAAAATACCTACCTCAGTTGGAGTAAGATTACTTAAAATTTTGTTAATTTTAAGAGGAAGAATCATAATATTTTTTAAATCACTCGACGGGCCGCCGAGTGAAGTAGGAACAATATGCTCAACACTAGGTTTATACATTTCACTGTTTCTCATAGTTGCATCTTTAATAGACATATCTACTTTATAAACACCGTCATTCAATCCTAATCTATAATCTTGAGGAACTTTAAAATATGGATCTTCATAATCACACATTTCGTACAAACCCCAATAGTCTAGATTATATCTGCTAGCACTCATGTAAGCCCATGGCAGTCTATAATCGGCATAATATTTTGAATCTTCTTCAGTAACTAATTCTGCAATTTCTTTTGTTCCATACGTATTACGCATTTTAGTACAAAAGAGGTCTTTATGATAGTATTCCGCCGACACCCGAGGAGTAGAAAATCCTGCAGGAGGGTTACTGAGCAAGTATCTTACCCGCTCAGTAACCGTATCGACGATATTATTCGTCGTCTGATTCATCTTCATCATCTCCAACTACAGTGACAGATGCCATTTTAGTTTTTTTAGTAACTACAGTTTTAAAACTGTTATCAAAACTAAATGGTAAATTGCGATCGTCAAGCAGTTGTCCAGTATGTTCTTTAAGAGAGCCATCCTGCTGAGAAATAATCCAAGTGAGTTCGGGACAATCAAACAATGCCTTTTGAGTCTTCGTTAACTTTGAGCATTCATTAATAATTGACCAAAGACCTGTTGCTAGGAATGTATCAATATGTTTTTTCTTTGTTGGCTCTAGAGCCGACAGTGAATGTGTAGCAGGAACACGTTTGCTTGCAGAACCCCATTGCTCGTAGAAGTAATAAGACCGATCCATCATCTTACGAGGAGCATTTGCGTTCACTTTAGGTAACCATTCTTTAAGAGCTTCTATAACAGCCTCGCGCATTTTTTTTCGCTTAACTTCAGTAAGTCCGGAGGTCTTCTCTGTTATTGCAAATAGTTCTAAAATAGCCCAAATTAACTCGTGTGCCGCGTAGCCGCCATTATCGATAATTTGTTCTTTCATAATATATAAAGCATCAAACAATAATGTGTCGTTAATTTCTTGATCGTGTTTCCAAGAGCAATATTTTGTATTTTGAATAAATTCAATTAATTTATCAACGCGATACCATTGTGCAGGTTGTAGAGCACGACGATTAACTTTACCCAATTCTGGTGGTACTAGTTCAATACTAAATTTATTTAATAGTTGAAACATTTCATAAACTTGTTTGTCAGATGTTCTAAATTTAGAAGCAGACAGCGTATAGATACGTGTATCAATAGTATGTACTCCGCCTTCATCTCGCTCAAGTTCTGCTTTGCCTAAAACAGTATGAAGCTCGTCGTATGGAGACACCGGTTTTGCTAATGAATTTTTTACAGTAAAAACAATCATATTAACAGATCGTTTATCGCTAACTGGTCCAGATACTAAACAATAAGGACAACCAGTAAGTGCTAATAGCATTGCACTATGACGTCCATCATTAATATCAACTCGAAGACCGGAAGGATCAAATCGACCGGATGAACCTAAGTTTTTAAGAGAATCATAATCGAGTAATTTGTCAACAACGTGAGCAATATCGGTCCAACGTTGGGCTTTAAAATCAATATACATAAATTTCCAAGGGACATTGCTCATTCCTGCTTGTACTTTGAAAGATGTCGGTGGGCGGACGCCGCGAACTACTCCTGCCTCGTCTTCGACAAAGAAACATTTAGAATAAGCAATTGCCTTAAGCATTTCTCGTATCTCATCTGCTGCCGCCTTAACTTCGTCAGTATTTTGAATATTAGCATTGAACCATTTATTAGTTCCGTTCAACGCGGTCTTTAATCTATCCTTAATACCTTTTTTCATAGAGTCGGATAATTGCGAAATTTCGTAAGGTGTAGTATCAAGATCTAAACCAAATGCCGCATTCATATCTTCTGTACAACCTTCATAGATCAGTTCATAGTTTGGAACTATTTCGATAGTGTAACGAAAGTCATCAGAAAATTCTATTTTATCCAAATCTGGATTATAGTATACTTCTTGAATTGGGGGAGTAAAATTTGATTGAACAGTCTTTGAAATTGTAGACTGAGTTTTGATATGCGCCTCTGCAGATTGGAGGGCAATAGTTTCACTAATTGACATGGTTTTCCTTTAAGCGTCAAAGACGCATTGGGTTGATAAAAACAATAAGGATCTAGTCATAGACTGTTTTCTTACTGTGCTGTTATTATACAATAAAAAAGGGTGTTTGTCAACACCCTTTTAACTCAATTTAACCAAAATCGAATAAAGATTCGAACTTGTTGTCTGCTTGTTCCATAGCACCGTAGTCTGTAGCTAGGTGTACTTCACGTGGTACAAACAGTCTATCCATATATTTTGGAATTTGTTGATGGGTCATTCCAATATCTTTTCCAAAAAACAATCCGCGTTGTTCTGGATTGGCTGGCTTTCGAACTGCACATACGCATACATAATCTCTTTGAGCAAAGAAATCATATAGGTCTTGTGGATGATATCCATATTGTCCGCATTGTTTTGGAACAATCTCTACCTGTACGCTTGGACGATATTTGTCAATAGTGTCTTTAGCACCTTCGATTACAAATAGTTCGCTACCTTCTACGTCAATCTTAATAGCATCAACATCTTCAAAGTTGAAACTGTCAATGGTTCTAGCAGGTACATTGACCACATGCTGTGCTTTTTTAACCTGTGTAGTATTGTAGACTGCAAAGTTATGACCACCGTGTTCGGGATGATCTTGAATACCAATAGTGCCTACGTTTCTATTAGTGACTGCTACTTCATGTAAGTTGATATTGGCCTTGATGTTCATGCTTTGCGGAACACCTTTCCAATAGTACCAACCTACAGCGGGTGCGGGATCTCGGAATATCTGACCTTGATTTTGATCACCCTGCCAATAGATACCATGTAGGTTGCTCTTTTTGGCAATTTCAATATTGGCTTTGAGCATGGTCAGTGTAGTTGGTGTGGGTTCAAACGACTCTACATTCTCTGCCCATTCAGCATAGGCAATAGTGTTGTTGCCTACGTTAGCACCGACGTCAATAATACGTCTGGCATTCGGATAAATGGTTCTAATTAGTCGACTATTGTTGCCTTGATAGTAGACATTGACTCCACTAAATCGAGGACCTTGCAAATTGTCTATGCTTAATAGCCAATAGCATCTGCCAAATTTATTAAGTACTAATCGGAATTGTGAATTTTCAAATAATCCACTAGACTCTGGGAATCCAAATAGTGTTTCAAATTCCTCAGCGGTGAGAGTTGCTGTATGTAATTGCGCCATAATATTTCATCTCCTTTATTAATGGGTTGCAAGTGCGTCATGCTAGTTCATGTCCTAGCAAGTGTTCGCACAAATATTTAGTTTAGAGACGATAGGTGATACGTCCTTTTGACATATCATAGGGTGACATTTCTACTCTAACACGATCACCTAAAATCATTTTGATTTTATTTTGTCGAAGTCTGCCGTTGGTATAGCAGGTGATAGTGTGTTTATTTTCCAAAGTAACTCGAAACATGTTAGCCGGAAGTACTTCGGAAATGAGACCTTCCAACTCGATTAAATCTTCTTTGCTCATATTTTTTTGATGATCATTGAGCCTTCAACGACTTCAATGTGCATTGTGTCGCCTTCTTTCCAACCCTGTAGTTCACAAATTTCAGGTGGGATTTTAAATATAACATTGTCAGGATCACCTTCAATGTCTTCGAATAGTTCTTCTACTAGATAAGTTGTTTTCATATGTGTATTTAATCTTCGTCTGGCCATTCACTAGGTACCCATCCTAGTGTTTGGAAGTCTTTACGTATTTCTTCAGTTACTAGACCTTCCGGTACATAGGTTCTACCGTCTTCGTCAAGTTCTGGCTTCTTATCACTTAATCCGTATCCAGTGTCTTGACTACCAATGCCACTACAGTACCAGTCAATGTAATCGCCTTTACCTAACATGTCAGCAACAACTCCTCCTGCACTTCTCCAACTGCAAGACCAATATTCATCTTTAAGAGCAGGCCACATACCAATACGTTGCCAACGCATATTACATAGGGCCGCATAGATATTTTGGGCATAGTTATCGTTAGTACGAGCTTTTTCTAATATCCAATCAGTACTGCGAAGATCATATTCGAGATTATCTTTCCTCCACTTGGGATCTTTAATTTCCTCTGCTTCTTGTTCACGCCAAGTCTTGTACATGTTAACATAGTCGGGATTAGGCTCCTTGCCCTCTTCCTCACAGCGTTGGATATACCCTTCTTTTTGAAAGGTATGAAGTTCTGGACTAGAGCTTACTTCAACGCTTGTATCCGGTAAATCCAATTTTTCTATAGACATTCTTCACTCCGATTGCTTGACGTTTTGCATCTTCTAAGGCATTGTGTTTTGAGTCCTGTGGCATATCTGGATCTGCTAACTCAAATAATGTACGAGTATCTCGCATCTCCCAGAAGTTCCAAGGATATGCACGACCTAATTTTTCATAAATGTTCTGTAAAATCATCAAGTCAAATGTAGCGCCATGTGACCAGAAATGACTACAGCCCCAAGCCAGTGCATGAAACTGATTGATAACTTCGTGGATTGGAATACGGTTTAAGGGATTAAATGCTTCTTCTTTAACATCAGTATTTTGAGAACTCCACCATTTGAGTGTATCGTCACTGACAGTACAGCCTAGTTTGTCTTGGCTATCGATGTCTACACGTAGATAAAGCTCTTTCATTGGAGCATTGGTAAAAGGATCAAACCTTACTGCTCCCAGAGTTAGAATTGTTGCTGTAGTCTTTGTATCTAGTGTTTCCAAGTCTACCATTAAGTGCTGTGCCATTAAAGTCCCATTGCGATTGCTGTTAATAAAATATAAGTGATTTGATGAGCAAATTGATCTAGGCCAAAATGGCTCCAGAATCTTTTCTCATTTAAATCTTTCTCCCCGTATTGCATTTTAACATAATCTATATGATAATGCAAGACAAAATCAGCCAAACCTAGTAGAACAGCTTCTTCAAAAGACAGAACCAAAAAGAAGATGAGTGCGGTATAAAAGCCGTGCCACAATGAGTGTTCAAGGCCTTTTGGGTGTCCGTATATACCTTTGTGTTGGATGTGGTCTGTTGTCTGGTGTACAAAATCAACATACCAGTGTTTGAGTAGCAGTAGGGAAAGGACAGTTAGCATTTAAAATTCAAAAAAAAAGGTAACGACAAGTAAGAATACTTATCATTACCTTCTAAAAATTATCTCCATGTTGGTTATCATACATACCAAATCTCTTTGAATCCTTCTTCAGTAGTAGGTTCTTCCCATGCATCAATCATACCTTGTACAACTTCCCAAGGGACGATCTTTCCACTTGCTTCTCTACTAGCCAAACGTTCTTTTAAAACTTCTATCTTAGGTGTACGGAATACCACAGCAATATGCCAATAGTCAGGAAGCATAGCAAACTTACGAGTACGACTTTTAACAGTAGTGCTAGTCTGATCCCAAATGATATCGCGACCTGCTGTACGAGCTTCTACGACTTCTTTAGCCATTAGATCTACTGCGGTTGGCATGTAATCCTTAAACACTTCCGAGTAAGTCTTACCTTGTTGTTCAGCATAGACTTCAACATGGTGATCAGTACTCACGTACTCCATGCCCAAGATCCATTCTTGGCTCTTGGTCCAAGTGCTTTTGCCTGCACAAGGTACTCCGATAAGTTGATAACACTTAGGCATTAATGCACCGCTTCCTTTACATCTACTTCACATTCAATTACCCAGTTGGTAAACTCGGTAAACTTGTTGACTTCTACACCTAGACCCACTGCTTCATTTACAAAATGCTGTAACAGCGTATTGTACAAATGATCGGGCATTGTGTCTTTATCAAATTTAATTTTCATTACCAGTTCTCCACACCTGATACTTCAATAGAAATCTTTGCAGAGTGTCCTGCAATCTCTGTGTCATAGGTTAGGGTAAGAATGCTACCAATGCCGGACTTATTATTCTGCTCCAACTCAAAGTATTCTGTGCCAACTTCTTCACAGATTTTTTTGATCTTATCCAATTCAAATACGTTTAATCTAATCATGTTAACTCCTTAAAAACGAGCCTACATTGTAGGCCCGTTACCGTTCTTAAATCCAACACTTCCACCTTCAGCTTCGATGTTACGGATAACATCTTCAAACAAGATGGGAGCAAAGTCCGGGGTCTGTTCTACGCATACGCAATGGTAGCGGACATCGTTCTCATCACTGTATAAGATCTCTCCAGTTCTAGCATCAACACCTCGAGCCTTCTTCACGCGATTTGCATGAGTGTGACCGTGAATGTTAGTGCCAAAACGTCCCATTGAGTCTGAGTGTAACGGAATATGGCTTAAGATCATTCCGTTCATAACATGATATGCACGTAACTCTCGAAAATACATACGGTACTCGTCATCACGGAAGATGTCGTGGTTGCCACGGATTAAGACCTTGTCGCCGTTTAAGCGACTCATGATGTTTAAAGCCTTGCGGTTGATAACTACGTCACCTAAATGATAGACCTTGTCAGTAGGCTTGACTCTTTCGTTCCAAGCCTTGACCATGGCTTCATCCATCTCGTCTGCATCGTCCCACGGCCTTAACTTTGTAACACCGTCATTACGGGTGAAGCGGCAGACGCCGGTATGTCCGAAATGCGTGTCGCTAACTAAAAATACACTAGGCATCTTGCCCTCCTTTCTTTAATAAACTTCTTTTATAATATTATACTCACTAGCAGGCCATTTGTCTTTGAACTCTTCCGACTTAACGTACTCGTTGTATCCCTTAGCATCAAAAAACATTCTATGAAATTCTGTTTTCATTGAACCTTTTTTAGTTATCGTTAGATAAACTGATTTTGCTTTGCCTGCCATTTAGTATCCTTTACTCGATTGATTTTCTAAAAATGATTTCTTGTCTTGCAAAGGCATCCTGCTCCCAAGGTTGATCCAAGTACTTAGTTCGCTTGGTAAACTTTTTGCCCTTCCAATAGTTTACACCATTCTTTACCTTAAGGATACCTTTGGCAAACTGTCGCACATGAACCATTTCGTGTGCAAGTGTAAGTCCAATATCCTTAATGCTCATTGAAGGCTTGATGACTACAACGTAACTATCAAGAGGATCAATAGGTAAAGTAAAACCCATACCCGCACAGTCTTGCTCAAGTCTGATTAGAACAGATTTTCTGCTATTATCCAAACCCAGCTGTGTGACCATTGATGGAAGAATAGCTTCTATAAACTTCTTCTTCTTTTGGCTACGTGCTTCAACTCGAATATCCATGTGCGCTCCTTGTTGCTATAATGTTATTATAACATCATTCCTGCACCTAGTCAACCGATTTAAAGGTTCTCCAATCGTCGATATTTGGTTTTTCATCTGGATCATAAGTCCAACCCAAAGCCTTCATCATGCGATGCTTGACCAGCAGGTTAGGACTACGGAAACGTTCTGTATCGTCAAAGCCCATCATGACTCCAACTTCACAAACCGCACCCGACCGGCAGATGCCCGCAAAGCAATGAACAACAACATTCATACGGTTGTCCAATGCGTGTTGTAAAAGAGCCACAAGTTGATTTGCTTGCTCTTGACTGCACTTCATTGCTTCTTCCAGCACTTCATCCTTTTCTTCTACATCCAAAAACTCAAAGTCATGACGCTCTTTGAATTGGTGTTTGGCTTCAGGGCGCCAGCTTGCAGGATCAACAATGCTGATCAGCATACTATTAGGGCCAGCATCGTGATGGAATCCAATTGGGATATCACTTGCGGCTACGTTTTCAATCCAGGGCATTACGTTCTCTCCTTTTTAACGCGACCTATACGGCTCGCTTTATTCCAATCATAGGCAACGCCATCTGGGCATTTGCCGTCTTTGATTGAATCGACTCCAAACAGGCCTACAATTTCAAAGCCTGGACCCTTAATAGTCACAAACTCATTTAATGATTTGGCCACATTCATTGCTTCACTAAGTGTAAGAACTTTGAATGTTTCTTCTTTTCCTATTATTTTATACATACGACTATTATAAACTCAAAAGAAAACCCTGTCAATAGCAGGGTTTATGGTTGTTGTGTTTCTACAACACTATTCATAAGTGCCAAATGCCCATTTTCGTTCTTCGCACCACCAACATTTTCCATTACAGTGACCTGTTTTTACTTTGGGGTTATCACAAGATCGAGTTATTGGAAATAGTGTTTCAGTTAGCCCAAGCTCATCGTACATCTTTTTGATTTGTTTCTTATCTATATTAAAAAATGGTCTATAATATCCTATTGGGCTTACTAGTTCTTTACTAACATTAGGATCTCTAGAAGTCGATATATAATCAATAGTCTTAACTTTAAAAAGTTTTAAATCTTCTTCAGGTGGAGTTGATGTTGTTGCACCATATACTATTGAAACGATATTTTGTTCTGTATAACTTTTAATTCGTTCAGCCATTACAGAAATAGTTTTCTGAGGCATGAAGTATGTATTCATAAAAACCTTACTACTATCAAATCCAGTGTTGTCAACACAAAACCCAACGACATTTGCTACATTTCCGGGAGACACCCATTGGCGATACCGATCACTAAAATTGATGATATGTATTGGTCCAGTAGCATATTTCATTAGTATATAACATAGCAATGAGCTATCAGCACCACCTGACATCGTTATGCCAATTGGTCCTTCTATGATATTAATGTCTGTTCCGGCAATAGTAATTGTTTGCATGCCTATATTTAATTAAAAAAATAGGACCCGAAGGTCCTATTAAAACTTAGGTTTTCAAAGAGCGTAACGATCACTCATTACAGTCTTCAACATGATACCTTCTGGAGTGAACTGATCCAAATCAGCGGCTAGCAAGCTAGTCATGATTGATGGACTGAATCCACTTACCAGTGCCGCACCACTCTTGTCTGCCTTAACAGGCACGTTGTCTGAACTGTTTAGGTTCCAGAAAACAATTTGTGGCACAGCATATCCAGCTGTTTCGAACTTGCGTTCGATCATCTGCATTGCTGTGTCGTCGTAACGAGCACATTGGTCAAACTGCATGTCTGACAAGATCAGCAACATGGCTGGCATGTCGCTTGCTGGTACTGAACCCTTAACTGCAACGCTTAGGATCTTGTCCATAGCGGCATGCAAGTTAGTGCTCATATCCCAGTTGCTACTAGACATTTGGGCAACCTTTTGAACAATGTTACCCTTTAGAGTAACAAGTTCTGGCTTGCTAGAGAAAGTCAAGAATGTGTCCTTGAACACGCCCTTGTTCTTGTCTGCTAGGTACAAGCCCAAGCTGACTGAAACGTCCATGCAAGTTACGCCAGTGTTCTTTCCTGCTGGGCAAGACATAGAACCGCTAACGTCTACGATTGGCATGATGCTAGCATCGCCTACGTAGTTTGGCAAGCTGTCCCATTGTGCGATCACATGGTCAGTTTCTGTCTTGTCCAAACTTGCACGGTAGCTACCGATCACTCCCTTCAACACATCATGTGGGAAGATTGCGTTGGCGTTAACCTTAACAGTCTTATCACCACTTACCAACTTGGCAACATACTCTGCAAATGCAGGTGTGTGACGGTTGAATGCCTTCTTGTATTGGCGAGCCGCTACAGAAGGAACGTGACTGAAGTTGATGTTATCCCAATCTCCTGCACACATTTGGGTTTCAACAACCTTTGTAAGAGCCACAAGGCTCTTACGGTATTGCTTTGGAGTCATGCCAAAGAAGGCACGAACTTCAGCGGCAATTTGACCCTTACGAGGAGTCCACTTTGCAGCCAGGCCGTTACGTTCACGCAAGGCATCGCCAAGCATAGTGTAAGCGGCTGACTTTAGGTCAGGGTTGGTGAAGACAAAGATGTCATCCCAACGACCAACTTCTGGAACCTTGCGAAGCAAAGCTAAAGCGGCGTCTGGGTCAGTCTTTTCCAAGTGAACAAGAATGTCACGGAAAAGTTGACGTTCACCTGCACCACCACGGACATCACGTGCCCATTGTGCGATGCGTAGTGCTACGTCTTGGTTTTCGACATAAGCCGCTGTGAAAGCAGGAACAATGTTCTTGCCACGGCTTGCACCGATGTTATAGAAAAGATCAACAGTCTTCTTGGCTGTTGACTTACGAGCCTTCATACCGTTTGCGGTACGGGCTTCTTGGTTCGCTACTGCGTTTACAAATGCGTTCATTTTAATTACCTTTACAGAATGTATTTTCTTTTCGATATGCGTGAAAAATTAAAGTTGCTGTTAACATTCTAAAACTTTAAACAGGATGATCGTGCCAATTTGTTTATTTTCTGGTCTGGTCAATCATGGCACCCAGACCCTAACAACAACTCATGTTGTCTATTACATGTTTTTCTGTATGTAAATCATACCTGGTGCTTTGCCAGTCTATCTATTCCTTCGGTGTCTATTTCTAGAAAGCATTTCTGCCTGTCCTGCGACCACCTTCTATAGCAGTTAGTTCAGAGTATTTTAATTGCTGTAGTCATCCTATGACTAACAGGATCGTTGTTGACTGCTTTTATTTTACACAGGCCATCACTCTGTGCTCGTTAGTCTTGTTTCAATAGTTGACTTCAACGCTCGGTGTTTTTACGCACTCTGCTCCACCAACTACCACAGTGTCTAACATTCCATAGTATGTATGAATTGCTGTACCGATCCTAAAACTCTTTACAAGTTTCCTTGCTATGTGTCTATTATAACGTCTTTACTGTTATGTGTCTATCTATTTTGGACAACCTGTACAAAATAAATTTTGGTCTCCTGGGCGGGAATCGAACCCACATTTACTCTTTAGGAGAGAGTGGTTCTATCCATTGAACTACCGGGAGTTTATCGTGTGAGTTTTCTTACCAGAATATACCAGTAATATTTGACGCCTCTCCAGGTGGGGATAAAATCCCAATCTATAGAGTAGCCAACTTCTTTTGGCATACTGCCGTATGCTTTTTGCAATACTTCGTCTGGTTTTGACATACGGCTTCCTTTATATTTGGTGTGGTCGGTAGGGCTTGAACCTACAAAGACGGCTAATAGCCTAGTCCCGTCCCTCACCATTTCTGGATTGGAGCTTTGCCTATTTGCTTACGACCACGTACTTATTATACGTTCTTTAATGCAAAAGGTCAAGTCCGAAGTTTAGATATGATACTCATAGTTAATGGTATCTTCGTTTTCACGGAATGTTTGAGCACCGTTTTTGTGATGGAATTTCTTTGCCATTTCAGTCTTTGGACTTAGTGTAACAAAACGGTTGAGTGTTGGATAATCTTTCTTAAGAGCTTCTACTGATTTGAATAACAGATCTCTACCACTACCAGCTCTATAACTCCAAATAGTATAGAATATAGCTGTAGTGGGTTCCATTGCTGTAGTAGCAAGTTCTTCTACACTCGCCGGAATAAAGTCATGTAGGCTAACACATACCATTGCGGCAGGCGTTTCTTCATCCATTAAGGCAATAACCATTCGGCCGTCACTAACTCTAAAGTCAACTGATAGATTCGGTCGGACCGGATCATCTTTAATATATTCTAAAAGACTATTAGAAAGATCCCTAATGAATTTAATCATGATTTCGCTACTCCGTGTGTTATATACGTACTTATCTTTTTTTGTTAAAATCAGCTTTAAATGGAGCAACGGGTCAGATTTGAACTGACGGTTTTACGGATTTGCAATCCGTTGCATTGGGCCACTCTGCCACCGTTGCATATTTTTATTAGAAAGGAACTTGGAGAGTTTTGGTCGACGAAAGTCAGACTTGGCTACCCGCGGCATACAGTCGCGCTCTACTGGTCTAGCAAACATGGAGTATCAACTGCTTTTGAAGATCGCCCGGACTGTATGTCCTGATCTACCACCCGGCTGGAGTATGATTTATAATCATCAAACATTAAAGGCTTCCGACCTTTTATGCTTCCCATTACGGACTCCCGATACCCTAAGTTCCTTACTGATAAAAATGGTTGCGGGGCTTGGATTTGAACCAAGGATGGCAATGGCTTATGAGACCACGCTGGTGACCGGACCCTCCCCGCGATAACTTTATAGGTGCTCTCTGTGACGCTTGAATTCGCGGTAGCCCCTCTCTTCATGGCCGGTCCCGGTACATGGTCGACATTGACCGGTATTTCGGTGTTCCACTGTAGCTACTCAAAGAGCACGTATAAAATTACTTTATTAAAACAAACTAAGGTGTATTAAAAGTTATGACTATGTCAAAGAGCTTCTGGGATACCAAACCTGATCTTTTTACAGATTCTAGTTTGCTTTAATAAAGTGTCTAGCTACTCACACCACATGAGCCCTAAACTGAGCGGTTACTCTGTCCACGTTCTTTTTCCATCTAGACGGGAAACGTCCCCGCCTTTGTGATTTTTCAAGTCGCCTTAAATGGGCCTTGCGGTAGATCCAATGCACCGTACAGTTATCGTCACTGTAATTACGCACTTCCTTAACGTAGAAGTGTAGACGGGGTTTTAACAGGATAGGCTTTTGCCGATTTTTTCTACATGATTAGCGAACATGCTCGACTGGGTTCCCCCGGTCCTTTGGATGCGGGTATTAGCCGCTAGGGTTTGCTGTCATCTATCCTAAAACTGGTACCAGCGGAGGGAATCAAACCCTCTCAAGAACGCTAATCTGGCGCTAAAAGGTTTATAAAACCTCTCTGACTGTCAAGTCTCGCTGGCAATGAATTTGTTTATCGCTTGTAGTGTCCAAGCTACTTGCTGAACTTACTCGACGTAAGTCTGCTACGGGCATCAGGTACAGTAACAAGTGTCTTGGGCGACTCGCTACTCACATATGGGTAACCGTACACACATAAACAAAACTGGAAGAGCCAAGGGGAGTCGAACCCCTCTTCTCAGGATGAAAACCTGATGTCCTAACCGATAGACGATGGCTCCATATTCTGGAGCGGGAGACGAGGTTCGAACTCGCGACATTTACCTTGGCAAGGTAATGCTCTACCAACTGAGCTACTCCCGCATATATTTGGTGGAGGTTACAGGGATCGAACCTGCGACATTTTGCTTGCAAAGCAAACGCTCTCCCAACTGAGCTAAACCCCCAAATTATCTGGCTCCCCAACGTGGGCTCGAACCACGGACCAACAGATTAACAGTCTGCTACTCTACCGACTGAGCTATTGGGGAATAAATCTTATTCTGCGCTTGGTGTTGTGTAAGCATGACTACCGGTAGTACCAGTAGCTGTTCCACGGGGCGCATTACGATCAGTCTTAGTTGGCTTGACTACAATAGCCGCCGCTAACTCTGCCTGAATCATCATACGTTTGTATTGATTACGTTGTTCTGCTGTAGAACCTTTCATCAATGCTATCATACGTTTTGCTGTCTTACTTAACCTAAACGTCTTATTTGGTTTTAACATATTTTCCTTTTTGTTATTTGGTACCTGGTCACGGTTTCGAACCGCGGACCTTCGCCGTGTAAAGGCGTTGCTCTACCCCTGAGCTAACCAGGCAAATATTGGTCGGAGTACAAGGATTCGAACCTTGGACCCTCTGGTCCCAAACCAGATGCGCTACCAGGCTGCGCTACACTCCGAAATTATTTAATTCTCTTCAGATAGTCAACACCAACCTTGCCTGCTTGGATTTCAAGTAACGCTGTGATGTTGCTGTGAACATGTTCACGCTTGTCACTGTCTTTATGTTGACGCTTGATTTCCTTTGCGCGATGTGCGGCTACTAGTACAAGATTGTATCTATTGCCAATGTTAGCAACACATAAATCTGTGTCAATTTCTGGACCGCGACTAAGACCGATTGGTTTACTCATATATACCTTTACGTTATTAAACTATGGAGCGGGATAAGAGAATCGAACTCTTGACCGAAGATTGGAAATCTGCTGTTTTACCATTAAACTAATCCCGCAACTAAATGGTGCCCCAGGGGAGACTCGAACTCCCACGCCTTTCGACAATGGCTTCTAAGACCATCGTGTCTACCATTCCACCACCAGGGCAAAAACTTTTGGTGCCGGATGTCGGGATTGAACTGACGACCTACCGCTTACAAGGCGGTTGCTCTACCACTGAGCTAATCCGGCAAATAACTATTATAGCAGAATATTTAGTAGCTGTCAACTACCGTCTGCTATATCTGGCGGAGTAGACGGGACTCGAACCCGCGACCCCCGGCGTGACAGGCCAGTGCGCTAACCAACTGCGCTACTACTCCAAATATGGCGGAGCGACTGGGAGTCGAACCCAGTGACCCACTTTCATGAGTCTACGGATTAGCAATCCGCTGCCTTACCGTTCGGCCACCGCTCCATATTAAAACACACTCGCAGAATATGCTTTAATATGGTGGACAGGGACGGATTCGAACCATCGTACTCTAAGAGGGCAGATTTACAGTCTGCTGGTATTAACCACTCACCCACCTGTCCACAAGTTTTACTTGTAATTAATTTTTAAAGAACGTATGTTAATTTCTTAACATGTATGTATTATAACATCACTTTGTGACATTGTCAACATATTTTTTTGATTATTGGCGGAAACGGTGAGATTCGAACTCACGGACCATTTCTGATCGACAGTTTTCAAGACTGTTGCAATAAACCGGACTCTGCCACATTTCCATTGTCATTTACTTATTATATTGGTACCCCCTGTCGGACTCGAACCGACACGATTCTCCTTTTGAGAGAGACGCCTCATACCAATTGGGCTAAGGGGGCATGGTGCTCCAAGGTAGAATCGAACTACCATTGCTCGCATACCAAGCGAGTGTTCTACCATTAAACTATAAGAGCATATTGGCACCGCCTAGTGGAATCGAACCACTATTATGAATTTAGAAGAATCATGTCCTGTCCATTGAACGAAAGCGGTAAATATTAATATGAAGACATACGAAAGCGTTACCCCTGCAGGATTGCACTTTCATCTATCATTGTATGAGGGAGTGTGTATCGTTATGGTTCGTGATATCTACGATATAGAACTAACTGTGCGATACTTTACTAATGTCAACAAAGCACTTCGCTTTATCAACAACTTGTGATTAGATTATTCCAACAGACGATAATGTTGTAATTTTTCTAAGAGGCTTGCTTTGTACTTTTGGTTTGATATCTTCAACAAATGCGTCAAATTGATCAAACGGTATTTTATGTTCTTGACGTCCGTCACCTAAAAATTCCTGAATAATCATTCCTTCGGGACTTTCTAAGAAAAATATTTGTCCAAATTCATATTCATATGGAATTTTGAAATCCTTTCCGGCTAACTTTAACACGATATTTTCTTTTATGTCTTTGATCATTTCTGTTAATGACTGTCTAGTATTGTCCCACATGCAATTTTTATAAGTAAAATTGCTATCAATTTCTTCAACAAAGTCAATAAAATCTTGATTTAACAAACGCAATAGTTTAAATTCATCTTCATACATATGATCAGCGATTAGAATATTAACATATTTGAGAGAAGTTTTTTGTTTAATTTCTCTCATAGTTTGTCTAATTACCTGTAAGTATTCACCTTGAAACTCTTCATCAACTACTAGGTTGATTTTTAAGTTGGGAATATTCTTAGCAAAAACTTCAATATTTTTAAAGTACTTCTCAGGTAATTTATTATCTCTTAGCACTTCCATACAGTGTAAACTGATTGTCATATAAAATTTGTCTTTGTGCTCAAGACTATCAATAAATCTCTTATAGTGCAATGTACTTAGAGTACCATTAGTATAGGTATATGTTTTTGCTTTTTCAGTCGCTTGATTTACTAGATGTTGAAATCCTTTAAGCAACAAGGGCTCACCGCCATTCAAAACAAAACAAGTTTCATCATGGTATAATTCTAAAAGTTTACCAACTTTGGATGTATAATAATTGAAGGGAAGTACATCCTGATCAAAATAATTATAACAGTACTTGCAACCTATATTGCACTTTGTAAACAGTTGATATACTAAGCAGAGTTTCTTTTTCATGTTAGGCCTTATTGGTAACATTATATTTATTTCTATTATCTTAGTGTACTTAAATTTTTTAGGGTCAACTCTTAACTATAAATATAGTATGAATCATGCAATCATCTTTTCAGTTTGTGCCGGTCTTAAAGAAAGAAGCGCAGGTTCCCACAGAATTGCATCACATTTAAGAGAACAATCTTGGGATGTAGAAGTAGTCGATTTTACTGTGTATTTTACGAACGAACAACTCTATAGTCTTATTGATTCAAGAATAACATCAAACACTAAATTTATCGGGATCTCACTTTTATTTAATAGATCATCTGCTATAGATACAATGAATGTCATCCTTGCGTATGTTAAAATTAAATGGCCTCACATTGTTACGATAACTGGCGGGCAAGCTCCAATTAGTAATAACCCACTTGTTGATTATCATATAGCAGGCTACGGCGAAAATGCGTTAGATGTATTATTAAAATATCTATTCAGTAACGGCACCAGGCCTAAGTTTGATCTTTCTGTAGTTAACAGTCATACTAAAATTATCAATGCTCTACACGCTCATGAGTCGTACCCATTTCGAAGCCCTATTGTAAAATTTCAAAATAGAGATTTTATTTTACCGAACGAATTTGGCACAGTTGAAATGAGCAGAGGTTGTAAATTTGCTTGTAAATTTTGCAACTATCCTATTCTTGGTGTAAGAGGCGATTATACCTCTAATGCAGATAGCATTAAAGAACAGCTACTATACAATTATGAACACTTTGGAATGAAGGATTATGCTATCGTTGACGACACGTTTAATGATAGCACAGAAAAAGTTACAAAGTTTGCAGACATGGTAGAAACATTGCCCTACGATCCTTATTTTTGGGCATATATTAGAGCCGATCTATTAATAAGTCGTCCTAAGGATAGAGAAGAATTATTAAGGATGAGAGTCCTAGCACACTTCCATGGCATCGAAACCTTCAATCAAGAGTCTGCCAAAGCCATTGGCAAGGGCATGGATGTTTCTAAAATGAAAGAAGGCCTAATAGATGTATCTAATTATTTTATAAAACATGCAGGTTTTGAATATCGTCCTCAAATATCTCTTATTGCAGGATTACCTTATGAGACAAAAGAATCATTAGCAGAAACTTCAAAGTGGATCAAAGCTAATTGGAGCCACCATTCATGGATGATGAACGCTCTTTATATACAAGATCCAGATGATCCTCGAGGCTCAGAACTGTCTAAAAACTTTACAAAATACGGTTATCGAATTATGGATGATATCACTAACACCGATCCGTTAAAAAAATGTAATGTCGGCACATCAGATGGAGTCATTTGGGAAAATGATAACATGAATATATACGAAGCCGATGCTATTGCTAATGATTGTACTCTATTACTAAAAGTTGGAAAATACAATCTGCACAAACTTGGTGGACAGGGAAATGGAAATGGACTTATAGGCATAATATGTGATAATAATGGTATGCCATTGTCTACCCAAGAAAAATTAAAACTTAATGGGACACATCAATACCAAAGGAACTTTCCAGAAAAATATATCCCTAACTACATACAAAAAAAGTTAAGTTTATAAACTGGTACCCCTAGGCAGATTCGAACCGCCATCCAGCAGATTTTAAGTCTACCCGCACTACCAATTAGCGTACAGGGGCATTATATACTAGAAATCGTAATTAAATGTATCTAGATCTTCTTTAAACATTTCAGAGACCATTTTTTTAGTCTCCGCAGTATAGTATGTAGAATAGTGATCGTGTTCGCTAGCATTAAGCGCCGTTAGGAATGGTTCTTTACAACCTAGCAGATCCTGTATGATATAAAACTTAGAATCAATTTCTTCTAGTTTTATAACTATATCGGCCTTACCACCGATCAACCAACTTAGTTGAGTATCGGCCCTTGTCCATCCGTTTTCGTAGCGCCATTTGTCAAACCATATTTCGTGATACTCTTTGTTGTATAGTGCCCTGACATATCTATCAAATCCTTTGTCGTAGCTTTTTGATTCTAAAATATCCCATTTAATTGATTTTTCAAAATGGTAATCATATTTTTCTTTTAGTCGTTTCTTTGCGGCTTGGCCTACCCAATGGAATTGGCTAACTAATCTATCATAGGGATTTCTTACAAAAGTAAAAACTGTTCCAGGGTCTGGCCAAACTTCTTTAATTTTGTTTAACTGCCAGTGACGATTAACGGTGGTACCTGGATATCTAAAACAAACACCTTCTGTCATTTTATCGGGAATATTAAATTCCCCCCAAACCCGCATCATTGTTCCGCCGGTTTTGGGTATGTGTACATACGTAGCATCTGCTTGAGGAAAATATAAAGTCATGCATATATTTAAGTTTTTAAATTTGCATTACTACAAAACTTGGTGCCGCCCCCAGGGATCGAACCTGGTTCCTCGGTGCTTCAAACCGGTGCTATGACCACATCAGCTAAAGCGGCAAAAAACTTATTAGGGGTGACCAACGGGATTTGAACCCGTACTGACAAGGTCACAACATGTAGTGCTACCATTACACTATGGCCACACCTAATAAGTCTTGGTAGTTCCTACTGGGATCGAACCAGTGACCCACACCATGTCAAGGTGTTGCGCTACCACTACGCTAAGGAACTATAAATAATATTATGATAACTGTTGAAGAAGCTGTAAAAAATTTATATGATCAGTTGGCCGATACCAAATATAAATCGCCCGCTTGCTGGACCACTGTTAAAACATTTACACCTACATATCAAAAAATTAACACAGACTTTGTGTTAGATACAACATTGGTACCGCCAAAAGGAATCAAACCTCTATTCCCACGTTCGTAGCGTAGTGTATTATTCATTATACTATGGCGATAAATTTTGGCCGGCCCTGAGAGATTCGAACTCCCGACCTTCAGTTTCGAAGACTGACACTCTAATCCGCTGAGTTAAGGACCGATTATGTGGCACCCGGAGTAAGAATCGAACTTACAATAGCAGAGTCAAAGTCTGTTGTGTTACCACTACACTATCCGGGAACAAAAAAACAGGATGTATTTTTACGGTTTGAATTAAAAGTTCAATGTATAAATTTTTGCTGTTAACATCCTTAAAATGGCGTACCCCCAGGGACTCGAACCCCGACCGACAGTTTTGGAGACTGTAATGCTGCCATTACACTAGGGATACATGATTGGTGGTAATGACTGGATTTGAACCAGTAACACTCTCCGTATGAAGGAGGAAGACTACCATTGTCCTACATTACCATATGGAAACACACTCGGATCGTTCTCGTCAAAGGAAGGTGATCTTGCCTCACACAGACTATGTCCGTATCGAATATGTTTTCATATGGTAGGGGCACAGAGAATCGAACTCTGATTAATAGGTTAAAAGCCTACTACTTTAGCCGTTAAGTTATACCCCCATATGGTCCACAGCGTCAGATTTGAACTGACACCTCATCGGTTAAGAGCCGAGTACGCTACCGTTAACGCCAGCTGTGGATGATTCGTAATTGATTTTCTTTTACGTGCCATCCAGGACCATACGGGGGTCTAGGATGACACTAACGTTTAGCACGTTTCATGTCGTTCTCCTTTGAACATTAAAATAAAACAGGATAGCATTTTTGGCTTTTTTTCAAGAAAAGATTTTTTAATTTGCTGTTACTATCCTAAACTGGTGCCCCATGACAGAATCGAACTGCCATCCCCTGATTACAAAACAGGTGTTCTACCATTTAACTAATAGGGCTTAACTTGGTCTCGCATGAAGGACTCGAACCTTCGAACTCCTGGCCCCAAACCAGGTGGCATAGCCGCTAACCGAATGCGAGATAATTTGGTGGAGACCGAGGGAGTTGAACCCTTCTAGACATCCTCCTTGCAAGGGAGAACCGTAGCCCGCTACTGCCCCCAAATTGTATTGGCTCCGTGTGTGAGGATCGAACTCACCTAATCACTGATTAACAGTCAGGTCCTTGCACCATGCTTGGATTTCACGGAATAGATTGGCGCCGCTGACGAGAATCGAACTCGCCTAAATCTGATAGACAATCAGTTACCCTCCCAGAGAGCTACAACGGCATATTGGTACTCCGAACGGGTTTCGATCCCGCTTCTCCAACTTGAAAGGCTGGCGTCCTAGCCACTAGACGACCGGAGTATAATTAAACAGGATACATTCTTTTTCACCATTTGAAAGTTGATTAAGATTTGCTGTTAGTATCCTAAACTTGGTCCTCTCGACAAGAATCGAACTTGTAATGGCCGGTTATCAGCCGACTGTTATACCATTTAACTACAAGAGGAAATTTGGTGGAGGTTGATGGAATCGAACCACTTGGCGCCACCCTACTTATTATGCCTACCGGGTTACAGCCGGCAATAGGGAACAACCTCCATTAACACACTCTTTAGAATGTGTGTATTAAAGCACTCTTCATGGATGAACCCACTTGCCCGAAGGCCTGAGAATGCTTTAATACGCTACCATTTTTTTATCCACACAAGGATAATCCATCCGGTAGGCCGCCCGTTCGCCCCATGTTTTACGTGCAGGGCCCAGTCCTCGTTACTGGTATCTTCACACGTTGTACTTTAGTTTACGCTAAACGTTGGCATTTTTGCCATTGCTTCGCGATACACTCTAGCACGTTCAAACTTATCTTGAATAAGTTTTTGAAGCTGTTCTTTAGTAAGAGTATTACTAAGAGCGGCTTCATAAGCCTGTTCAACAATACGTTCATTTAATTTTGTATGATCTATCTCTTTCATTTTTCCTTTCCTTAAAAACAAAAAACCCCAGGGTTTTAATCCTAGGGTCCTTGAAGTTTGTTGTGTTAACTTGTATGTTACACGACAGTCCTCCGGACCCTTTGAATCTCTGGTAAACGATCATTTGATAGACTTGTACTATTAATCGCCAGCCAATAAGAGGGCATAAAGCCTCCCACCTGGGCTATCGAATGTTTCGTACATTGTTGTCTGTTAAACGATTGCATTTTGTTTCTCTTTTAAACCTTTTAAATTTACTAGCGGAATTGCTAGTTCATGTGTTAATTATAGTGCCTTTCTGCACTTGTGTCAACCACTTTTGGCTATCTTGTTTGTTGTATTTCTACAACAGTCGGATGCCGCTAGCTTTTGTTGACATGACTCTATTATAGTTTTATTTAGTCTCGTTGTCAAGACCTCTGGCGATATCCGGCCAAAATGAAGGGTTATATAGTGACAATAGACAAAATGGTTTTGTTGTATCTAGTAGCAAGGTCTTGGATAAATGTTTTCCATTCTTCAGCGTCCGACTGAGTGTTAAAAGTCAGCGATACCTTGGCAGATAAATCATTTTGCTTAAATCCTATAAGTTTACCTTCCGTATACATTAATTCTAATTTGGCCTTGCGTTCGGCAGCAAATTCGAGACCGTCTATTTTATCATTAACGCTAGCCCAATTTACTATAATTGTAACAGACATATTATTCTCCAGTTGCGAGCACTTGCCCGGCTAATTTTTTATAAACTACACCATTTGGAATCATGTCCGGACTAATAATATCATCCGACTTATCAAGGTCTCGAAGGCCGTGTATGCAATAGGCTACAGTTTCAGGTTCTAGTGCCGTCAACTTATGCTCTACTTCTGAATTAATGTAAATCATGGTAGGTGCAGTATATTCTGTAATCTCACCGTTTGCTTCTACTTGCAATTTTCCGCTTGCTAATAAAGTTAGATGATCAAATGTGTGTGCATGTCCCTGTTCAGATGCCCCGGCTTCTTTAAAGTGCATTTGTCTCACAAACATATTAGCTACTAAACCTATATTAATTATTGGTGTTAACATTCTTTTTTCCTATTATAACCACAGGGATTATTCCATGGTATGTTTTACGTGGGTCTACTTGTTTAGTTTTTTGTATATTGGGCTTGATTGTAGGGATCTTAGACATTTTAGTTTATTTTTTCTATATAGATATTTGAGATCATATCGTCATTACCGCTAGCAGTTATTACATACTGCAAGTCTTCGTGTTTTGTAATAACTTTATATGCCCCTACTATATTTATAAACTCTTCTAAGAAGACCGACATAAGTGATTTGCTAAAATATAGAGCAATGCAGGCATGCAATCCATGGCCAAATGCCATACCAGTATTATTTCTAGTTAAATCAAACATATCAGGGTTGTCCCATTTTGTCGAGTCTCGATTGGCCGCATCATAACATAACGCTACAGCGTCACCAGCTAATAAATCTATACCATGTAGTCTAATAGGATTGCTAACTGTCCTTCTAAATCGTCCAGTGGATGCATTAAATCTTAAAGATTCAGTTACTGCGTTTGGAATTAGGGACGGGTCATTTAAAACATCTTGATACTTATTTTCTCTAAACAAATCTAATATCATAAATTCTATAGCACCGGTCATAGAGCTAGCACCAGATATAGTAGGTCCAGTAAATAACGATAGGCCATTCCGGTGATTTAGTCTGTTTGCTAATACGTACTCTTCATACATTCCAGGACCCTGAGCAGGTTGATTTGTACTAATAGCACGATCTACTATCTTCATCAACTTTTCAAACAATTCAGCTTTCTGGTTATACATAACACACTGAGGCGCATGTCGTTGTATATCTATTACTAAATTTTTAATATATTCTTTGGGATACGGTAAATTAAGTAGTTCTGCAATTGCCCATGCTGTAGTTTGATCAGCCACTTCTGATAAATTTATTAAGGTTTTGTTGGAAAGTTCGTTTCTAACTTTTTCCCTATACAACGATGAGATCCGTTCTAAATTATGCTTTGCGTATGCATTTTTTACAATATTTTTTAATATATCGTGAGTAGGATTATCACTTGCACCCAGGGTCCGGCCAAATCTACGGGGGTCTTCAACTATCAAATTTCCTTGACCGGATATAAACAAGTCAGGGTTCGTTAGGGCATATACAACATCTTCATATCTAGTGATGACGTACATCTTATATTTTTTGCTATAATATGCCGTATCTCTAGATTGTAGGTCTTTATATATTTTAAATTTGTTTAACAGCCATTCATTTGAATGTGGGTCAAAGAGTTCCATATTTTTTTTAATTCAGGCATTGTGGTCTGTTTTCTGAATCATTTCAATAGTTAAATTAGAAACTCCGTTAATTATTTCTACATTAGGAAAATGGCGTTTAATTAATTCACTGTGTATTGGCCCAACTGTAGTTCCGCTCCATTGAACTGAAGCTCCAGTCATTGGTATTCCTGGTAGCCACTTTTCAAATGTTAAAAACACAGTGCCTTTTTCACTAGCTAGGTTAGCAGTATGTTTTTTACCACTTTTTAATACTTTGCCCGCATTACCCCATTGAATGGGATTCATTCTACCAATTTGCATAGTAGCTACATCTAAGCCCGGGTGTCCGTGCAAAGGTACATGACTTTTGGGATAGTTAACATATAGTTCTACTTGATAGCGATCGTGTCTAAACAATATGATAGAACTAGCGTTGTCAGTAACATAAACTTCTGAGTCTTCGGGAATCATCCATGGCATTCTGGAATCCATAAACCATTCAATAAATTCGTCCAAAGTTTCCCAAGTTTCGGGAATCGTTACTGTAGAAAAGTAATCTTCAAAGTTATATTGTTTCATCCAGTATTTATCTGGATTTTTCCGCTAATTCTTTGTATCCGGCAGTTGTAGGATGTACACCGTCTTTGCTTAGACTAGTAATAGGCAGTATTGTATCACCAAAGTTTTTAGCAATAATTTCAACTATCTCTTGTACTTCCGGTTTGTTTGCAGGTAGAACCCAATAGACCCTACCTGCATCAGTTAGCTGACGAATTGCCATTAACTCGTGAAACGTTTTTACACCTTTGTGATCATTTGATCCAAGACTAATGATAACACTTTTTGCAGTTAGATTTTTGTCTACGTTCTTGTTCAACCAGTTGTGGCTGTTGATACCGCTTTTAGCATAGACAGCACATTCCGGACGAAAATGTGCAGTTCCCACTGCGATTGAATCACCGAGTATTAGGCAGTCTAACATCAGAATGCCTCGTATTCGTCTTTACCGCAACCGCACTCGGGACAAGTAAAGGACTCATCTAATTCATCCCACTTGCCTTCTAGTTCTTCATTGTGTTCGTGTCCGCAGACTACACAGATATATACTTGATCGTTCATTATAGTGTCTCCAAAACTTGTTTGTATGCATTGGCATGACGTTCTTCAACTTTCTTAAGAGCATTGAAACGTTTCTCTGCTTTGGCTAAGACTGCGGCAAACTGTGCGGCATGTTCTTTTGATTCTTCAATTTGACTTGCGGCTTCTTTTGCGGCTTCTAATTCGCCTTCACGTTCAGCAATAGCTTGGAACTGTGGATACATTTGAGTGAACTCATATGTTTCGCCTTCAATGGCTTTTTCCAAACATTCTTTTGTTGATGGCTTGCCGATTAGCAATTCTAAATGGCCCCATGCATGTAGCAGTTCTTGATCTGCTGTGTGTTCAAAGTGCTTGGCAACATCTTCGAATCCTTCTTCGCGAGC